ATAGTTGTTGTATTTCATCTGACGCCTTAGATGAAACGTTCTTTATCTTTGTTATCTCATCCATAATAATAACGTCCCATGTTTTTGGTAGGTTTTCTATTTCTATCCTAACAGTATCGTACGACATTATCCACAACCAATTAGACTCCATATCTGCCATACCTTCGTGGATCTTTGCCTTACGCTGAACAGCATTACCCTCAACAATGTGAGCCTTTACTCCAGGACAAAACGAGAGTATTTTGTCTACCCAAGGCTTATGTATTTGGTTACTTTCACATACTATTAAACACTTAGAACCTTTAACTTTATGTAAAGCCATAGCGGCGTATAAAGAAATTATTGTCTTGCCCATCCCAACTTCCAGGGCTAGTAAGTATTTATGCATAAGAAATATTTGACTTACCACACTCTTTTGGTAGTCATATAACTTTGCCGTAAAGTTGTCCATCTCAGGAAAGTTGCAGCTAGAAACGTCTCCAGCCTTAAGTGACTTTAGTAATTCTGTCTTACTCTTAAAATAGGTGTAAGCATCGTTAATCTTAGTATCTATATTAAATTGTTCCCCAGCTAATTTAAATATATTAAATAAATCATCTAACTCAGTAACTGGATAATACCAGCTCTTTCGGGCAGCAATCCACTTTCTAGACACACTATTCTTTACCAAGTCCCTAACTATTTGACTATCAGTACTTATACGTGCCATACCTGGAAGCATAGCGTCGTACATAATCTCTGTCATAGACCACCTCCTACACGTATTATACCGAAACATAGCAACATAAACTAGTGTTTCGTATTATGGAACAAGGTATACAAGTTGGAACATATGTTCCATAATGTGGAACTTGTAAGGTATTTTGTCAACCCGTCATTGATGGTACCATCAATGAGTACAATGGTACTCATTGGTACTCATTGAGTTCATTGGTATCATTGGACCAACCTATGCCAATGGACCAGCTGGGTTCATTGTCCGCGCGTCAATGGATACTTAAGTACCTAGATACTCTTTTAGTTAGTACTTAAGTATTACGTTCTACTACGTAGAACGTAATATGGGTCGGTAGACCGACCCATATTACGGATGGGTATTATACCTTTCGGTATAATACTAGTAGGAACATATAAAAGGACAGGAGGACAATATGTCTTGGGATACTATTAAAGCAATAAACCCAATTGTTTCGCGGCGCAAGCAGGCGGTGCGGTATATAAAAGATATTCTTATGACTAAGTATAACTTCCCGTATAACGCCTCAGTATTTCAGTTGGACTTCTATAGGCTGTTAAAGACTATGGAGTCAGTTCACGAGATGAGTCCATCAGAGATACTGTTAATAATATCCAAGAATCCCTCACTTGTCAATTATATATACAGAAGAAAATATAAGGCGCTTAAGGATGCCTTGTTGCAGGGTTCTGGAAATGAGAAAAATAGGTTGACAACGTTTGTAACTTTAGTGTATGATTCATACTACAAGAACAAAAGTATTTTTAAGGCGTTGTTGGAAGTTAGGAAATATCCTTACGATAACTTTAAGAATTTAAAGTTACTAAGTGTTGTAAAGAAAAACTATCCGTTCGTGTTTAGTGAGGACCACCTAAAGCACGTCAAAGAGAAACTGGACGTGTGTAAGTATGCGGTGTTACTAACCGAGAACGGAATTAAGGAGAGGTACTGATGAAGTTGAGTTATGAAACATTTCTGGTTAACGATGTACTGCCAGATGACTTATTAGACTATGACCCAGATTTTAGTATTAAAGAATTCTTATCGAGGAAGAGAAGTTTTCTTTCCAAGTTAGCGGTAGAGGGGTCAGATCTTTTATATCCAGATTGGCTTGACGCAGTTTGTTGTGAGAACAACTTAAACCCAAAAGTTATTCTTGTGAACCTACAGAAAGAGCAGAGTTTAGTTACAAAGAAATCAAAACCACCAGAGAAGATTATGAAGCGTGCTCTAGGTTTCGGTATGACTGATAGTGGGGACATAGAAAAGTATTACGGGTTTGCTAAGCAGAACATTGCAGCCATTAAGTGGTACAATAAGAATATAAGTTCGGCGTCAAGGAAACTTAGTGAAGGTAAGAAACTCTCAATTACTGTAGACGCTGGACTACTGAAGTTAACTACGGCAACAGTAAACACCTACTTGCTTTATAAATATACTCCATGGACGGGTGCTCCAGGTTCTTACTATGCTAGAAAGTGGGGTATACACGGAGTATACTTATTTTGGAAACTATGGAAGCAGTGGTGGAGAAAGGATTTAAAGAAATATAACCACGTAGATTTTAGTTGACATTGACAGTAATTTTAATGTATTATTAATTCATTGAAGGAGGAGCTTATGAAAACTTATTTTAGTTGTCCAAGTTGCAAATTTAAAATCTCGCCAGAAATGAAAGCAGCGATTAAAGAAGGTAAATGTCCGTCATGTGGAAAGGAGATAGAGGTTAAGGATATTTAATCCGTATTTCTTTTATTACAGACCTGTGAGGAACTAAAGCTTCCACTATCATCCGCCGACCTACAAAGATTCATTACGGTATTCTTAAAAGATAAGCTTGGTTGTTCGTTTCCTGATATCACTATCGAGGAAAGCCTTCAGGATAAGATGGCCATAGCAGCGCAGAAAAGAGAATACACACCTAAGAAAAAACCCGCACCTCAGCCACCAGTTGAGGAGTACGATGAAGAGGATATAGAAGATGATGTTGTGTATCCAAGTGCGGAAGATGAGGAAGCGTACGCACCAACCGCTCCTAGTAGACCTGTAGCTCCTAAGAAAAAAGGTCCGAAGGTTTTGCCTCCTGACCCGTCCAAACTAACCAGAGGTAAGGAAGATAAAGGTATAACATTTTTAGGTAATGATGAAGTTCAGCGGGGGGTTAACATATCAGGTAGTAGAACTACCGCCGATGACATTAACGCCGCAGCTGAGGCAGAAGCAAAAAGACCTAGTCCTAAAAAGAATAAAAACGTAGTGTAAGAAAGGATATGATATGGCAGATACAGTTTATGTTGTTGGTTACCAACCAATAGAAACGGTTACACGTAAGTTAAAGATTGTTGACGTCCTTAACTTAGTTATATCAAAGGGGTTAATATCTAATAATATTTTAACTGATGTAGCCAATCATTTATCGACTATAGTTGCGTCAATGGATGACTCAGATTACATACTATTAAACTCGGCGCACAACATGAATCTTTTATATGGGTTGTCTAGCCCAAGCGTATTTGTTTACGACCCGTCCATTTCAGCTACTGAGAGAGAACTAACGTCTATAGTTAGGAACTTACTAATTGGGTTAGGTAGTAACAATACCGCACGATTGTACAGAGATTCTTTAAACAACATAAGGTCTGGAATTACAGAACTAAAAGATCAGATACCAGCAGATACATATTTTAACCTATTGACTTTACTTACAGATCTTAATAAGTCGGATGTAGAGTCGTTGAATAAATATATATTATCATTAACAAAAGAAGCTAAGAAGCCGTTTACTAAGAGAGCTATTTACGTGGGAGATGTTATTGACCCAGAGTTTTTTAAGAACTTAGAGGACAGTGGCGTCCACGTCGTTAAGTATTATCCGTACGAGAACTTCTTACTTCCAGTAGATAGTATGGTTAAGAGTTATTTTAATAACTCGTATTACAACAGAATTTTACTCCACACGAAGACCGAGCTCAGAACTGCCCTATTAGAGTATGCCCCGCAGATGTTGATTATCAACCCAGGAGGCATTTACCTAACAGAGATGGAAGCTGATCATTTAGTGGAGACGTTTAAGAATGATGTTACGGTTTACAAACTACCAGGAATTTACAAAGGAGTGTCACTACAAACATGATCCCAGACAAGAAGCTTTTTATTGATCCGTTTATCGGTGTAGTTAAAGTTGTAACTCCTAAAGATGAGGCGTGGCTTTCGACTGTTAACAAGAAATTTGAAGAACTTCCGACGATTGATGAGTTTGTAGTTTTTTTAAATGGTATGTACCACACGTGTTCTTGCTTCGGTAAGTTTGCGATGTACAACAAATGGTTGTATCCAAAACTACCAGAGGAAACAGCGATACCTAAGAAACAGAGAACGGTCGTAGATGCTAAGTTGCATTCAGTGTTTATGAAATGTAATACAAAGTGTTCTAGATGTAAGTTGTATGATAAGTGTATTGAAGTAGACCTGGAGCGTGAGGAATTATCTGTGCTATGGTTTAATTTATACATAGAACAAGGAAAAAACTTTTTTGAAAGGAGGTTCTAACTATGACATTGAACAGTATGGGAGGAGATTTTGAAGGAAACGTAGATAAGGTGGATAAGGATAGATATTTTATTATTGATATGATAGGTATCAATCCTACAAGACCAGGAAATCTACAGCCTAGGATTGTTGTATCTAATGCTACTAAGGCGGATATGGATAAGATTAAGGCTGGAGAGGTAAAAATACCTGACCCGATGATTGGCGCTAAACAGAGAATAACTGTTAAGGTAAGCTCTGTGCGAGATCTCGGTATTAAAGAAGTTCCGAAGGGATAGCATGGCTAAGAAGAAAAAGAAAGATAAAGTACAGGCATTAGCGATAGATAAGGAAAACTTTTCTTGTGTTAGGTGTGACCTACATAAGACTAAGACTAACTATGTGTTTCCTCACGGAAATATGGATGGAAAGATATTGCTTATAGGGGAAGCTCCAGGGAAGGAAGAAGATGTTATGGGCCAGCCCTTTGTCGGTAGGGCTGGCTCTTTACTTCGTAAGGCAGTAGAAAAGGCTGGTATTGACCCTAGTGAGATAAACATACACAACTGCTGTATGTGTCGCCCACCACAAAATAGGCAGCCATCTAAGACAGAGCTTGAAGCATGCAATCCTTATCTTCGTTGGGTTATTGAAAATATGCCAAATCTTAAGTTGGTGGTACTTTTAGGGGCTACCGCACTACAGGCGGTTCTTAAGCTTAAAAAGATTACAGAGAAGAGAGGAAGTTTAATTGAGAAGGATGGTATGTATTATCTTCCAATGCTCCATCCAGCAGCGATACTTCGTAATATGAATAACCTACCGTTATTTGAAAGAGACTTTGTATTTGCCCAAGAGATACTATCTGGAGATATTAAGTCTGGGACGTATAACACGGTTAAGAAGATGGATGAGTTTAAGGCGTTGGCTGAAGAATTAGTTAAGAGCGATGTAGTTGCTGTTGATATTGAAACGTCTTCGCAGGATGACGGTAGTTTTTCTAACTTTATTAATGACGATATTATTGGTATATCTTTTGCGTGGAAGGAGTACGAGGGTTGGTATATCCCATTTATAGCTGAGGGGGAGGAGTTATGGAAGAAAGACGAAAAGGAATATATTATTTCTGAATTACGTAAGGTTCTCAAAATGGAAGGTAAGAAGTTAGTATTTCATAATGGTAAGTTTGACGTTAATTTTTTACGTAAAAGGTTTGACTTAAATTTATATGATGACTACAAACACGGCGGTAAGATACGATTTCCGTTTTACTTTGACACTATGCTAGCGCACCAACTCCTAAATGAAAACCAACCCCATGATCTTAAGTGGTTGTTGAGGGGATACTCAGATATGGCTTTTTACGAGAAAGACCTTAAGATGTTTATTAAAGATAATAAAATAAAAGATTATGGGATGATACCACTTGATATTATATCTAAGTACGCTGCTGCTGACGCAGACGGGACACTAAGGCTATACAATAAATTTTCGAAGAGTATAGTGGATGAAGGTTTTGCGGGTTTATTTTTTGGATTAATTATGCCGTTGTGTATGGTTCTATGTGACGTTGAGTATGTCGGGGTTAAGATGTCAAAAACGCTTATGGAAAGTTTAGAGATAAGTTTAAGTAAGAAGATAGATGATCACAAGTCTAAGATATATCATTTAGCGGGTGAAACATTTAATATTAATTCTAGGCAGCAGTTAGGAAATATACTATTTTATAAGTTGAAGTTACCTATGCCAGAAAAGAAAACTGCTTCTGGTCAGATATCCACCGATGCAGAGGTGCTAAAAGGTTTGGTTGATAATCATAAAATAGTGGAAGAGCTTTTAAAGTACTATGAAGTTAAGAAGCTTCACTCAACTTATATAGTTAGTAATCTAAAGAAACTTGATACGGACGATAGGATACATACAAGTTACAAGCAGCACGTTGTAGTTACTGGAAGGTTAAGTTCCGCGCATCCAAACCTTCAGAATATACCAGCTCAGGCTGAGTTTAGGAAACTGTTTATTGCCGAGGAAGGGCACTCATTTATTATTTCAGACTACTCACAGATAGAACTAAGGGTTATGGCTACGTTTTCTAAGGACCCAGATCTTGTACAGGCTTTTGAATCTGGAGGAGATATTCATACTGAAGTTGCTAAGAAGATTCTTAATAAGCAGGATGGAGATATAATATCTTCAGAAGAGCGAAGATTGGCTAAGACAATTAACTTTGGTCTTGTGTATGGTATGGGGCCGCTAACATTAGCAGAAAGATTAAATGTATCTATGGAGGACGCAGAAAGATTTTTAAGTACTTACTTTGCTCGGTTTAAGCAAGTAGCACAGTATCAAAAAGATATAAAGATGTTTGCTAAGAAGAATGGTTATGTTACTACGTTGTTAGGAAGAAAGAGGCGTCTAATAGATATAGATTCAGATGTTAGGGGTAAGAGAATGGAAGCGGAGAGGCAGGCATTGAACAGTGGTATACAGGGAACTGCTTCCGAATGTACTAATTTAGCTGCAGTTAAGATATATTTTGCGTTTAAGGAAGCTAAGATACCCGCCAAGCTCGTACTAACTGTTCACGATGAGTTGGTATACTCTGTTCCAAACGAACACATTCAAGAGGCATCAAAAATAATTTATAATGTTATGCGTAGCACGGCAGAGAATCTATTAAAGTTACGAGTTGAAGTTGACCAATCTATTAATGATAAGTGGGTCGAGCTTAAGCCTACACCGCCGCCAGATAAGATTGAGAAGGATAAAAAGTATGTTGAGGATTATCTTGAAGAGCTTAAGTTACCCAGAGACATGTTTAGTGCTATTGTAGAAAACTATAACAAAGAAGTTAACACTTCAGAAAGGGGTAGTACACAATGAGTTGGGATGATGTAAGTAAGAATGATGGTTCTGCACCAGGAAAGGAACGTAAACAGTTTCTTAAGGTGGAGACCGAAAAAAAGGTTAGGGTTTTAACTGCTCCCGAAATCTTTTACAAGCATTGGACGGGAACAACACTCGGTACAATGACCACTGTTAAGTGTCCTGGTAGGGACAAGTGTATGGTGTGTCAGCGTAAACCAGATCAGCCTCCTCGCAAAAGAGGTATTATGGTTGTTCTTGACAGGTCTGATGAGCAGTTAAAGTTTTATGATGCTCCGAATACAGTATTAGGGCACCTTAAAGCGTTTCATGAGGACCAATCCTGGGGTCCACTTCATGGATATGACGTAACCATAAAAAAGAACGGTACAGGAAGACGTACAGACTACCAGGTTATGCCAAATCCACACAGCGCGTTGCCAGAAGACATTATGGCTAAGGTAAGAGCTGAGTTGGAAACGTTTGACTTGGTAGCTTTTGCAAGGCCACATACTCCAGAAGAGATTTTAGACATCATTAACGGACGTCCAAAATCTCAAAAGAATGTGGCTTCACAGTTTAACGTAAACGCAGGTTCAACATCACCGCCTGCACCAGCGCCTAGTGTTGCTCCAGTAAGTGTGGCGCCGAGCAACGTAACGCCGCCGACAGGTCCAGTACAGCCAGTGCAACCAGTACAGCCTGTACAACCAGTTACACCTGCGCCGTCAGCAGCTCCGCAGGCACCGCCTGCAGTGTCTCCGACACCCGCGCAGCCCGCGGCTCCTGCTCCGCCACCACCGAGTACGAATCCGCCGAATGCTGGCGGTGATGGTACTAAGACAACCGACGATCCATTCTTTAATAACTTTCTTTAAAGGATAAGTTTATGGGGACCTTCGGGTCCCCATAACAAAAAGGAGATAACATGAATGTTTTAGGATTAGATTTATCTACTGTGTCGACTGGGTGGGCAATTGTTGACGAGAATATTAAGTTAGTCGATAAAGGTATAATAGATTTTGTTTCTAAGACTCCTCACAAGGAGAGGATGGTAATACTATCAGAACTTATTCAAGAAGTTTTAGATAAGAATGATATAGGTATGGTAGTTATAGAAGATACTTATGTAGCTAAGAACGTTGCTACTACTAAGTTGTTAAATAAGTATAGCGGTGTGGCGATTTATACTGTGTATAAGAAGTGTCCTGATACGTGTGATATTGCGGTTTTGTCTCCTCAGACCATACGTTCGGCGCACTTTCCAAAAAGTAAGAAGCAGCAGACTAAGGAATATATGTATCACTACATAGTAAATAAATTTAGTTTACCCCCAGAAACTGTTAATGATTTAACTGATGCTATAGCTGCTGCGTGTACACCACATTTAAAGGAGATAGATAGCAAATGGCTGATGTAGAGAATAAGAAGTATACCATATATGTTTTAGGTAACGGTGAGTTCTTAGAGTTAGGAAACGTAAGCCAAACTGATTATGAAGATTTTGTGCACCTATCCCAGGATGCTCAGAAGGATTTTATAAACAAACGATTGGAAGTTATACCTAAGGAGCACAGGAAGCATGCAGGATTTTGTAAGGAGAAGAGTAGGCATGTGACTCTTAAGGAGTGTTTGTTATGTGCTAGAGGTAAGAACAAAACTAAAAAAGCTGAATGGGAAGCATGTAAGAATACGCACTTAGAAAGATATTAGATAGGGACTAGATAGACCCGAGCCAGGCGACCGCTCTTTAGCAATGGTGTAATGTGGGTAAAATAGAATTAAACGCTACAAGCGTTATATTCCTAAAGGAGGCAAGTGATGCCCAAGAAAAAATCAAAAGAAAGAACTAACGACACAGTCGACAAGAATGTGAAGGGAGACTTACAGGCTAGGTTGGCAGCAGTTAATGCTAAGCTAGCTAAGACGATGGATATAGTTCCATCTTTGCAGCACGAAGAGAAGGAGTTAACTTTAAGACCTACAGGAGTTAAAACTTTAGATAACGCTTTATCTGGAGGATTTACTGAGGGAAGAGTAGTTGAGTTGTTTGGTGAGGAGCAGAGCGGTAAGTCTCTTATCTCTTTACTTACTATTGCGGAAGCGCAAAAATCTGGGAAGGTTTGTATGCTTGTTGATGCTGAGCAGGGGTATGTTCCTGATTGGGGAGCAAAGCTTGGGGTTGATAATGACAGTCTAATAAAGCTTAGGCAGAATGTTGTTGAGCCAGTATTCCAAACCATAGAGGCGTATGCTAAAGAGGATCTGGTTGATGTAGTGGTTATTGACAGTATAGCTAACATGGCGTCTAACTCCATGACAGAGAGTGAGATGGGAGCCGCGCAGTACTCCCCAGTGGCGTTAGCTATGTCACGCATACTTCCACTTATGTTACCGACACTTGCTGACCACAATGTTACACTAATACTCATTAACCAGGTAAGGGATGAGATTGGAGGATATCAAAAGTCACTTAAAACTCCTGGCGGAAGGGCCATACGGCACGCCGCGTCCACAAGGATAAGAGTGTTTAAGTCTGGTTCATCTAAGTTAATTCGTCATGCCGAAGCTGTGACAGGTGTGGAAATAATGTGTGAGGTTAAAAAGCACAGAGGCGGAGCTAACTTTAGGACCGCAGAATTTAGAATAGACTATGAAAAAGGATTTGACAGGGAGTACGACCTCGCAACAGCTATGTTAGGTAAGGGAATGATAACACGGGCTGGAGCGTTTTATACAGTGTTGGCTACTGGAGCCAAACATCAGGGTTTTGAAAATCTTCTTGACGCGATGAGAGGAGACGAGCCGTACAGACAGAGACTGGAGGAAATATATAATGGAACCTATACAGCCGATACTGCAAAGTCCACCACAGATACACCTGAATCGCCAGTACAAGAATAGTTATTTTGAGGAAAGAAAGATATCCGAAGAAGTATTTAATGAATTCTATTTAGGTACTTGTGCGGGGTGCGCAGATAGTGTAATTTTACCACCAGGGATATTTGACTCTCCGACGTTTCCCGTGTATAATATTAATGGGGACTTAAAAGGTTATGGCTTTAGACCAGGAACAGACTATTGTAAATATTTGATCTTTGGATTTAAAAAGAGAGAGCAGCTTTACGGTATTAACTTTGCTATGGGTTCTATACTAGAGAAGAACAAAGTATATATCGTAGAGGGGTACTTTGATGTACTCGCCGCGTTTAGTAAGGGTATACGAAATGTTGTTAGTATATTTGGTAATACCATATCCACGTCGCAGGCGTATACACTGGCGTCACTAACAGATAACTTTGTTTTTATGTTGGATAGTGACACTAGCGGAATAAACGGGAGCACTAAAAGTGAGAAGTTAGTTAAAAAAATACTTCCGAACGTTAACGTTAGTTCGGTTTTATTATATCCTTACAAGGATTTGAACGAAAAACTTATGAGTATTGGAGAGGAGGATGTCAGAAGATTATAGTAAGTCTCACGAAGTTATAGTTGAGTCAATTGAGCAGTTAACTGAGAACGGACTGGTCTCGGAGATGGTGCCGTTTCAGGAAGAGATATATCATTACAAGGACAATCTACTGTTGATTTTAATGAACTTAGTTTCTACTGAGATAAATAGACTACCAGAAACCCAGCGGGAGGTTATGTTGAGGCACTATATTATGGGCGAAAGCTTAAGGGTTATTGCTAAGAATATAGGTATTAAGTGGTATGCCGTCCATAGAAGGAAATTGAGAGCGTTGCAGACGTTAAAGAACAGACTAAATAAGAATCCGTATGCTAATGACCTGTATAAAAAGTTTGAGGAGTCAGATCCTCCAGTAGAGCTACTTGTAAAAATATCTGAATTTTTAGGTAAATGAGGGGTATACGGCCTTACCATATAGGTAGTGTAGGGCGTAATATGCCTTTTCGGAGGATTTGATGCTAGCCTCAGAAGAAAACGTTAAAGATATAACGCGAATTTTAGATTTTTTTACTACTTTAGATAATGGTTCTCAGCGTAGGCACACACAAATGTTGCTTCCGCTCATAGAGAACACTAGAATGTTACTTGATAAACTTAAAGTAGAGGTTGATTTTCGGATACAGCTTCAATCGTTACAGATGCGAGGTTTTGAAGTTAACAACTTAATATTTGGAGATTATCCAAGCTATGATACTATGGTAACTACTCTTACGGAAGTAGTGGCTAACGCAAAGAAGATGGAATCTATGCGCCAGGAATTTAATTCCTACAGGAATAAGATTCCAGATAAGACTCGGGTTCGTTTGGAAGAACTATTTAAATATCCAACACGGTACCAGGAGCTATCAAGGTTGTGGAGTAAGGTATTAGATAGAGTTAAACAGGAGGCCAGATGAGTAACAAGCGTAAGGCAGCCAGCATAATAAATAACATATTAAATAAAACTACACCTACAGTGTCCGAGACAAGAAACGTTAAGGTTACGTCGGACCTCATACCACTAACTTCAAATAATAAACACAAATTTATAAAGATAGGTATTGATACATACGTGTCAGAAGATGACGCATCAAGAACTTGGAGGGTGGAGTATATAGATGATGTTCCTTATCTAGTAGCGGCCGACGCAGGTATGGTTTTTAGGCGCGACTATGACGTTAAGGCGAACCCAAAGGATCACACCATAACATTCTATAACGATACAAGAGAGATTGGCAGCTTTCAAGCTAATTCTTTTTCACATCTTTTTAATCTTGAGTCTGACTTACAGAGCAGGATTGCGGACTATAGTGTTTTACCAGAAAATATGTTCTGTGATGTGATGAAGAAGGAAGCAAAGATTCTTGAGTGCAAGCACATTGACGCTAACAAAGTTTTAGCCGCAGATAAAAAAGATAACTTCTCTTCATTTCAAAAAACCATACTTGATAAGTTTGTAGATGGAATAGATACTATAGCGGCTAGTGTTAAGTCTGGTCCGTACTTACAACAGGTTATGGACCAGCATACTAAATACTATGGGGCGCACTCAGAGGATTCGTCAATAGCTAAACAAAACTTAAAAAAGATTGAGGACGGGAAGTCTGCTGTTATGGTGGCTTTGGAAAGTTTAAAGAAGAATGTCCTTGCGGCCGTATCATCAAAGAGTATCAGAAAGCACATGGAACTGGTAGAAAAGTATGGTCAGTTATATTCAGCACTAAAAGATTCTTTATCATTAGACTCTATAGGAGTTACGGAAGAAGCCTTGCAACCGTTTGTTCAGGTACCGTCCGATATAAAAACATTAACTAATCAACTGCTGTCACCTATAAGAAAGGTATACGATGAAGAAGTTAGTAAGGAAGATCAGGTTAGGGTAGTTCAGCCCAAGGAAGATAAAAAGAAAACTAAGAAGGATAAGGACTCTGTTTCTTCTGAGTCAGTACTCGCAAGTTTTAAAAGACCAGTTAAGTTACTAGCCTACCTAATTAAATACAAGAAGGATATAGTATCTCCGATATTTAGTGCATACTTTGTAAAGGCGGCTAGCGGACTAACACATATAGACACACTACTTGAATACTCTGAAGAAGAACAGGGATCCGTTATGGACTCAGTTAAAGCTAGCCTTCAGTCAGCTATGGAGGGATTTCTTAACGACCCGTTTAATTTTTCTTTAGGTGAGGAATACGATATATCTGTTAATAAGCAGCAGATACTTTCTAAGGACCACGTTGTTGCACTGCTGCAGTCATCTTTTAGGCAAACGTATGCAGAACTATTTAACAATTCTTTATCATCCTTGGTTTTATCTAATCCGTTATCAGATTTTAAGATAGAGTATGAAGATAAAGAAGAAGAGTTTGCGAGGGTATTACATGGTATTGAAACGGCCTCAGCCTCACCTCTATTTAATGAAGTTAAGTCTGAGATCATAGCGCAGAAACTTTATTTTACTCCTAGAATGAATACTGTAGTCCAGAAAGTAATGGCGTCCAAAGGTATACTTAGTACCGTTGCTTCTGCAGAAGATATAACAAATCTAGTTTCTAATATTATCGCAGCCATTGTGGATTTAACTAACGGAGTTACTACTAAAAAGGCTGAGATTCAAGGCGTAGAGAGCTATGTCGATGAAGAGACAGAGCGAATGATAAGTGACGTCAGTAGTTCACTATTTAAGAAGTTCGGTCTTCCAAAAGATTCTAAGTCTGCGGCTAATTACGAGCACATGGTAAAGATGTTATTTGGGTCTGTTGGGGATGTCGGATCTTATATTACGCTATTAAAGGGTCAGATGGAAAAGGCTGGAAACACCATAGCTAAGATAGATGCCATTAGGCAAAAGAAGGGTAAGGTTAAATTTGATAAGGAGTGGTCTGAAGACCCAGAAGTTCGTGAGTTAGAAACTCAAATGATCATGGACAGCTTTATGACTTCGTCCATTATGACAAAACTAATTAATATAGTGAGTATGTCGTATACTAATCATGTTGGTGGAGATGATATTGAGGGACTTCCAAACTTTATTGGGTTATTGTTAGACGAAGTTGATGAGGACTCCATAACAAACAAAAGAGATATTCAGGATAAAATTTATAGGTATATGCCGTCACCCACAAGCGGATCACGAGATTTATATCTATTGTCATTATTATTTAACTCTAAAGAACTGGATACATTCTTTAGTATGTTGGAGGAAGCAAGGGAAACTGATGAGTATAAAGATAAGGGACCATCGGACACCTTAAGAATCCCTCCAGAAAAGCGTATATTTAATAAGTTTGTTAGCGTAAATATGGGTAAGAAAAGAGAAGCCATAAAAGGTGATGTCTCTAGAATATTCACAACTCGAGGAGATACAAAAAAGAAGTTTAATAAATATTTAAGTGACAACGCTTTTGTAGACGAGAACGGTACAAGTTTTTTCCCGCAGGTTAAGCTTCCAAAAGATACTATGGAAATATTAGTAAACCTAGGTAAAAACAATACGTTATTTCAGAGTAAGGAAGGGTCGTGGAAAGCTAAAATTATCGATCCAAACACTAAAGAACTAAAGCAAACAGTAACTCTTGATGAGTATCAAGATAAATATATGCCAAAGGATCAAAAGAAGAAGTTTCGTGGTAGGTTATCTGATATAGTTTCCAAATCGTACGAGATAGTTTTAACCGCTACTAGAGAACATAATCAGGTTGATGTAGTATACAACGCCTTAAAAGATTTTGTTGGAAGTTCTGACGCCATTCAGGAAGCGGTGTCTACGGCAGCAATATTTGGTAGCAGAAGTTTATCGGCTAAAATAAACTTTGAGTTAGTTCAGGCCGCATCAACACTTAGTATTACTGGGTTAGGTAATGTGGTGGATCCAGTTTCTGGGGATACTCTGGAAGAGCAGCGTGGTATGGCTGGAATGTCCTTACCTATGTCCGATCCTGGAAGTTCTAAGGCACTACCTATTTTTCCAGACAAGACAGTATTTAATAAAGAGAATTATATTATGACGCTAAACTTGATGTCAGAGGCGTCGGCTAAGAGTAAGTCAAAAGTTAACTCCATGGAAATGTTATTACAGTTGAAAGACTCCTTAAAATCATTTTTAAGCGGTGTAGAGGGTTACGCCGCAGACTTTATTTCTAAGTTTAACATACGCTTAAATAGTATACACAGAACGGTTAATCAATTTATAACCGAAGATGTTTATAAAAAAGTTCTTACTCATAGAAAAAATCAGTTGGAGCAGAATAAAGCGGACCTAGCGATACGTGCCGCCGAGTTGGAGGAGTTTACTGAAAGATCAACAAAGCCTCCCAAGGCTTCACCGAACGAAGTTAAGGCTATAAAGAATAGTTATATACCCGATATAGATAGGTCTATAGCAGATATTAACAAACAAATATCTAATCCAGATCAAAAGATGATTCAGCTATTTAAGAACTACTTTTTTAGTACACTAATAGATGATATGTATTCTGATGGTAAGCTTGACAAGTTAATGAAAGCTCATACTGGGGGATATAAGGCACCAAAGAAGGTTTTACATGAGCTTAAATATAGAAAAAGGACGGATACCCATCTCAGTAACTTAATAAAGAAGTTTGCAAAGGAATCTGCGTCAGATGATATTATAGGTATGTCACTTACCACATTGCAATCTTTAGGGTTTTTATATGACTCCATGGGACCCCTTAATAGTATAACAAAAATATTATCATCTACACATAAGGAAGCAAGTTCTTCTGGAACTATAGTAAGAGTTGCCGAGGAAGACTTTCGGTCTAAGGTTAAGAAGGTTTTAAACAACTGTGGGAGCATACCAGCTATTAGTGGGCATCATACAAACTTAATGATAGGAAGGGTTAAAATAATACAAAACATTTTATCGGTTAGTGGTTTGGAAGCTAAGATTAGCCAGTACGTAGACTTAGCTGAGTTGAGGTCTGCGCCAAATGTTGGTGCCCGCGCTACTCAGTGGGTACAGGCGCAGCCTAATGCTGCAGGGCTCACAGATGCATTAAACAAGGTATCGGTAAAAGAGTACACAGATAAAAGAAGAGAGGACTACTCTACAATTCTAGAGTTAGTATCTTCGGCAATGACACGTCTTGATGCCCTTCACGGTTCTGGTGATGTTGAGGCGTTGGGTAATAGATATATAGAGGAAGCTCAGTTAGGTGTTCAACGTACTACAGAAGAGTTAAGCGCTGTAGTTAACAAACTTAAATCTGGTACGGTTACGCCCGAAGATATGGAAGAACTTAAACGTAAAGAAGAATTACTTCAGTCAGAGATCCTTAAATCTAATAGACGTATAGAGTTTACGAAGAACATTATTTCACAGTACAAAGAGAATCCCAATGTAGAAATAGAGAAATTACCAGAATATGGTGAGTCATACTTCAGCGTAGGATTTTCAGAAGTTAAGGTTCCTCAGACCGTATCGCCAGAAGGCAAGGAATCTACTATGAAATTAGTTTCTAGGGAAGTATCGGTATTAGAAAGGAACTACAACCAGTTAATGACACTATTAAAGGAAGTACTCGGGCTGGACTTTAATATAGTAGAAAGGTTTCTTATGTATTATAACACTATAGATGATATGGTTGTTAGATATTTTACTGAAGTAAATAAACTTATTAAGCAGGAAAAGGTTTTGAACCTTAATCCAGCCATGCGCAAGGTTGCAGAGGAAAAGTTAAATACGTCGTTTAGGGCTCGATTTATTAGAATGATGAGATTACCTTCTATGCATGTTATATCTCCTCACTTTATGTCTAGCCTATATGAGGCTATGGAATCCTTAAATTGGTTTGGTAACAGTAAAGAGTATTATGTGGATAAAATAAAAAACTTAACGATAGACAGGAAGGATGCTGTTGATCTTCTTTCTGCCGCGTATAGTATGCTAATAACTAACAATCAAAAGTTGGTAAAAATCTCCAGGAAGAGGGTTGACTTTTCTAAGCTATATAGTAACGCTGGCGATATGGATGTAGATTTGGAGCAGAAACTATTATCGCAGTTAGGTTTACGTGGAGGAGAAATACGCAACGAGAAAGATCGTGTGCGTGCTAGACATATAATTGAGAAGCATTTACAGTCATTAGAGTTAGACGAAAAGAAATACAGTAAAGATTTAGTTAATGTTAGCCCCGTAGATTTAGCTACATTTTACTCATACGTACTTAATATCCTAAACATTTCTGAGTCAGAGGGAACTTCAGAAGAAGAAACTTTTGCGTCCCTTTTATCTGAAGCAAAGGCTAAACTTAAAGTAAGTGAGAAGGATGCTAATACCGTAGCAGTAGATACAATACTTGGTTCTGGTCTTAAGTCTGGGGATTCTTATGAGCTTACAGAAAAACTTTTAGTTTCGTTGTATGGAGTTGAGAGAGGTACTGGTTCTAAGGTAGATAAGGACCTAGAGTCGTCTCAGGCTAAGCACGTAGAAAATATAAGTAACGCTCACGTAGCCATGAAGAACTCGTTTAATCAGGTATTGGATTCACCGACGCAGGCGCAAATAAGTCAGATGTCTATGCCATGGCTGGCTGACGTATCTGCGTTTGATAAGCCAGGTACTGAGTTGCCGACTATTGTAGATCCAGTAACTGGTAAACAAACTAGAGTACAGGTGCCATCAGAAACTTTAAACCCAGTTTCTTTGGCGGATGTTGAGAGTGTTATATCTGATGCAAGGTCGTTGTTACCTGAAATAATGGCTATGAGCGGCAGACCCGTTAGGTTGGCGGTAGGTAACTTAGATGAAGGAAACTATGGAGAGTTTGAGGCAGCGGTTATCTCGTTTTTATCTACAGACGTTATCACTTATCTGGTAAACATAACTAAAAGTAAAGAGGAGAAAGAGTCAGAAGCTGGCTCGTATATATCTAAGTTTAGTGATAAGAGGGTGTTCTCCATAACACAAATAGTTAAAGATCTATTATTTTTTATATCGTACATATATGACCAACAGCAGGGAAAGGTAGCTCCTCAAAAGACCATAGCGGACATAGCAGCTAAAATAGACAAGAAGGTTATTTCTACGGCTAAGGAGAAATCTCCGTACTCTGTGGATCCAAACGATTTACGTCTTATAGTAAACTCGCTTTTAACGCTGGCGTATAATGGTTTTATATCGCTTAGAAATCATAAGTTAATGGGGTCATTTGTAGATGTTATGTTTGCGCCAGTTACGGCTAAGATGGCTCATAGTAATGGATCAGTAAAACTTGGTAAGATTATTGGAAATATGGTACCCACATCTGATATAATATTATCAAAGCTTGGTTCAAGCGAGGATGCAATAATAGAGCAGAATGTGGTAAAGATAACCAATACAGAGAATGTGTATGAAGGTATTGATTATGGTACCATGGGAGTTATTAACGATACACTAGAAGCTATAAGCGGTCCGATGGTTGATACCATGGAAGAGTATACTAACGAGGTGCTTCGTCCAGATGATATGGATAAGCTTCTTGGAGGTATAATTCAGTCGCTAAAGAATATAAATAATTTACTTGGAGGTTAAATACCATGAATGAAAAGGACATAACTAAATCGTACATCTATCATTCGGGAGGCTTTGAATTTGATAAGGTAAAGTTCGCTAACTTTGTTGGCGACTTTCCTGAGCTTGTTCAGGAAATACCTAGAGCCTCACTCGAGAAGACTATCAAAGCAAATTTGGAGTCTGTTGGTGCAGAGATAGATCCAGAGGTAGATGCCAACGTAATCGAGGAAGTTCTTGTTACGTCGAATGCCGACATTGAGAACTTTCTAAAGGGTGCTCACGGTAAGAGGTTATCCGTAGTGCTTGGCGAAGTGAGAACATTTCCGTTCTTAAGAAGTGCGAGTATGCACAGGATAAAGACTGCACTTAGAGCAGTATTTGCTGAAGAGATGGCGGATTTTGGAAATGACGCTTTGGGACCTTATGATCCCGTAGAGTCTGTTGATGAGGTTTCTGGTCCAAAGGACGTAGTAGATGATTTAGCTCCTAAGGAACCAGGTGATGAGTTGCAGCCTACTCCAGACGATCCAATGGTTTCTGAGGAAGCGGCTATAGATCCAAAAATAGAAGAGGATGCCATGATGACTATAGAGGGCTACCTACAGAGGGAAGTTTTTAACAGTAAACTTATTCCTGCAGTTAAGCTAGTAGAGGCCAAACCGTTAAAAGGAGACAACAGGTACGTAATAAACCTTGAGTTTTCTTCTCAAGATGGTTCAGCTACGGCGTATGCTGAAGGAGTAATATACAATGGAAAGCTTATTCTTCCAGCAGATTTAGAAACTCAGGAAGGCGAAAGGATAGGCGAGTTCAACGCTGAAACATTTCAAAAGGTATTTTCTGTAGAAGAGGCAGGAACTCCAAAGAATGATAATGACTATAACAGTCTTATGGATGACCTTAACGAGGCGCCGTCTTATACGGAGGCATCTAAGGTTATTGATAAGATTATAGAAAAGTTTGGTTCACACGTAGGAAGGACTACGTTTGAGTCATACTTAAGAAGGCACGCTCATGATAATAACGAAAAACAAACAGACTTTAAGGCTTCAAGACTTAACGTTCGTGTGGGTGAAACCGATATAGACGAAACAAAAGAATATACAGATAGAATGAGTATGATAGAGGATGACCAATTCCTTAAAGAGATAGAAGATAGGATGGCTAAAAAGAAGAAGAAGGAGGATAAATAACCATGAAAAACGTATATGACCACAATGGTACGTTGGTTAGCATACTTAAGAAAGCTGATGATAAGAATTGTCTAGTTATAAGTGACAAGGGTGTTACATCAACAGTTAACTCAGATGAACTTAAACCAGCTAAGTTGTACAACCAAGGTATATACCATGAAAAGTTTTTTCAGGCAGTTTTAGGCGGGCTGTTAGAGCCTCCTAAAAGGGTTAAGGCTAGCCTGAGTGTTTACAACGGAAAGTATGGTATAGCTGTAGCAGAGATAACAGATAAGGATTTTGTTAAGTATGCTATAGGATTACCAGATGAGGCGTTTGGTCCAGGTGCAGACCGACTTGATGACCTTAAGATTAACAAAGATAAAGAGAAGGACTATGATAAGGATTCTGGAGACGATTGGATGGGAGAGCTAAGTACTCTTGATTCTATGGATGATCCTATGGGCGAGACTGAGGAGCTTCAGATTTCTGATGACGAACCTTTAGGTAATCTTTCTAAAATTACTATCACTTGGGAGAACCCAGCAGCAGATGTATCTATATCAGAGATTAAGAATCTTTTTGGAGAGGGTCAGCCATTACCAGACCCAGATACTATAAAGGTAGATACTGGGGAAGAAACAGTAACCAGAAAGAAAAGTTGGAGAGAACGTCTTACAAAGACAGCTGCGCATAGAAAGGCGTATTATGGGCCAGCTCCAGTTATGTTTCACACCTGTCCGAAGTGTCAGACAATGCTTGTTATAGATACGAAGGCAGACAGAAAACCAGGAGATGAGAGGCGAGTTATTGTAAGGTGCCCAAATCCTAAATGTGGTTACGAATCACTTTATGAAGGATCTTTGCCAGGGCACGGTGCTAGCGGGCAGAGTAAACACAACTGAGGGTTTAATCATGAAAAGTTACGTTAACCTTAAAAAGATAGCTAAGCTTAGTGATGAAGCTCAGCAGTGGATAAGTGATAAGATAGCATTTCTAATTAAAGAAGAAGGACTGACGCAGGAACAGGCGCAAGGAAAAGCTTACGGAATGGCCAGACAGAAGTTTCCGTCGGTTCCAGAAAAAGGAGAGTAGGATGAAGAGCTATGTGAACATGAAGAAAGTTTCAGGAGTTGTACCAGGAGTACCTGATGGAACTGGGCCTTATGGAAGAGGAATGGGTCCTGGTGGTGGAAGGGCAGACGGTTCTGGATTACAGAATGGTCCTAAAACTAATGTAAATAAAAAGAAAGTACCTGGTGTTCCTGACGGAACAGGCCCAGGAAAGGATAGTCCAGCATGTCCGTACAATACTGACAGCGCCGATTATGCCAAAGGATATGAGGATGGGCTTGCTGCTGGTAAGTCCAAGAAGGAGGACTAACGATGCCAAATTTAGACGGAACTGGTCCAAGAGGAGAAGGTCCTAGAACAGGAAGAGGTATGGGAAATTGTACTATTCCAGGACAAGGAGTATATAGTGCGGGTTTTGGAAGAGGTCGTGGAGGAGTTGGAAGAGGTTTAGGTAGAGGAAGAGGCAACGGCTGTGGTATGCAGAGAAGAAATCGTTTTGGAAGGTCACAAGGAGAGTAAGTTGGGATCATTTAATGACACTTTAGGTTTGATTAAGTATATAAAGACTGACGATGAGGGACACAATTGTCCTATATGTATGAGTCAGCTTATGTATATGTATGATGGAGTATCTGGTTTATTTAAGTGTTTGGAGTGTGGATACTCCAGGAAGCAGAATAGTGCGTTAGCTGGTCAGCACAGGTATGATCTGCCAGTTACTATTTTATCTGCTCGTTCTTTAAAGAAAGCATGGTTTGAATTACACCAGCCGATGGATGAGAAGCTTTTTAACATACTCGTTCAGCATGACTGGTCTCCAAACCAAGCTATCAAAGATGTTATAAAGGATTTAAATTTGTCCGAGGAGGAATCTTTTCACTTCTTGGAGAAGATTCAGTCCTTAACTAAGGAGTAATCGTATGGGTATAGAGTCTATACTGACTCATCCGTATAAAAAGAAGATAGATGATATGTGTATGCAGGATGAGGCGGCTACCAAAATAGTTAGCTGGGTTAAAAATACAGTAGATGAAGACCTAGGTATACCAGAAGAGAAGAAACAGTCTTACTACTTAACATATGGTAAGGTGTGTGACTACAAAAGGTTACAAAGAGAGACTGTTGGCGGTATGGCTGTGGCAGTTGCTGGGCCCAAGACTGATATAATAAATCCTGAGGATGTTAGCATAGACTATGGAGAGAATGCTGTCAACCTTAAACTGGTAGAAGAGGATGCTGCAAAGCATTTAATAAACACCATAAAGACTTTTAGCAACCTTGCTAATGCCTTACAGGACAGAGCAGGTAAGATTAAGCAACGTCTTGATCTTGAAGGCGATACCATGGATGTTAAAGATCTTACTCTAATGGAGAAAAACCTTAGAGGTTACTTTGTGGAAATGCGAAACCTTATGAAAGATTATAACATGCAGACAGGTTCAGCAGATTTTTTTAAGAAACTTGGTGAAGGGTTAGGCGAGCAGGCAGCGAAGAACGTATTAGATAAGCCAAAGCAGGAAGAGATGAAGAATCTTATAACGGATATACTTAAAGAGGTTGAGGATGTTGATAAGATTCCTAGGTATTTGCAGAGACTAGAGGAGATATTAAACAAATGAGTCCATCACAATACTTTACTCCTTTGATTACACCAAAGGTAAAAAGAAATAAAGAGAGTTTTAATGATGAGCATCAGGATACGTCCCATGGGGATTATAAAACTGACGCTGCTCAGACTAAAGATATAAATACTACTGGCGAAAAGGGCCAGGGAACTTATAATGAGAAAGAAGATAAGAGGGAGTTTTGGAAGTGGATGGATAGCTTGTATGGTACAGAGAATATATTTTTGCACAAGCACGATCCTTTAGAACACTTTCCAGGAACTCACCCAAGTTTAGGACCGAACTTAGGTTCTTTGAAAATGCTTAGGCGTAGGGCTGCAGAAGACAAGATAAGGATAGAGCTTCTTAAGGCTTTAACTCGTGCATATGATGCGGGAGTTATAACTACTCCTCCGACATACGCTAAGATAGAGGTTGGAGGAAAAGAATATACTTATGAAGAACTTCCAGAGCATCTTCTTGATGAGGCGTTTAATAAGATAATTAATGATACGGTAGCTAAGGGACCAGTAGAAGATGATGCTGGCAATCCAGAAGCTGACGTTGATGCGTTTACTAACGCTATGGAAAATCCTCCAGCCGACTTAGGTTTGGGAGGAGTTACGGCGGCAGCTACGTTTCCTACTAAGTGGGACATAGAAGGGGAAACGGTTATTTCACAGCCAGAGCAGACAGATAATAAGAGTCCAGTACACACTGGTCCTAGGTGGAAAAAAGAGATTGCTCCGCATAGGGAATCAAAGCCATACATACAAGATGGAAGCGGAGCGGATGATCCAGAAAAGGCCAATGAAGACAGCCTTTTATCAAATGTTGATGTATTTTTCGGTATGTAATATATGGACAAGTATACTTTGTTGAAGAATAGATTAGATACCATTTGTTCTAAGATAGCTGACAAAGAAGTCGCTAGTGAGTTAAGTATATTATTCTCTCATATCTTTACAGAGGTAGAGAAGCGAGAGAAAGAGTTGAATAAAGAGATAAAAAAATTAAAAAAAGAGGTGGGCAAGCAATGAAAAAAGAAGCAGCAGGTCAGGGAGGAACAAGTACTAGCTCCTCTATATCAGCGTTAATTGAAGAGGCTGTTAAGAGGTTAATAAAAGGCCAGGAATCCTTTGAGATGATAATGGAGGATTGGTCTAACAGATTTCCAAAGATGACAGACAGGGAGAAGTATGAGGTTATGGGAGGACTTACGAATCTTGGGTTCGACATTACTCCATCCGAATGGATATTTTATACTCCTCCAGAGTACAGGACTGCTATGATATCTTCTCAGTTTTTAAAGAGAGGTAAGACATATGGTTCCAGGTATGAGGATGTACAGGAAGCCATAAAGAAACTGAAAGAGGATATTAAAGAATGTGATCAGTGGCTTAAGGAAAATCCAGATGCTTCACGGATGAACCCACAGACTTTTAGAGATAAGAGTAGCAAACATTCTGCTATGGTTAGTAGGCTGGAAGAGTTAAACGAGGTACTTAAGGTAACCAAGTCAGCTTCTGTTTACAGTAAGAATGATCCTCTTGGAAGGGCTATGACTATTTTAGGTGTTAACGTTCATGACGCTATCACTGTTGTGGCTACTGACAAAGATAACAACCTAATATTTCTTGCTGCGGATGAGTTATCTGACACATCTCTTAAGAGTGAAATACTTGATGAAGACTCCGAAGAACCATTGGATCTTAACAGAAGTTTTGAAATGCTCGTTAAGAGTGGTGACCCACTTCAGACGTTCTTTGCAACTTACGATGTAGTAAACGGAGATGTACCAATAGAAAAAGAAAATCTTGAAACATATATAAAGGATTTTCTTACTCACATAGAAAGCGAAAAGAATCTTTACGACTTTAAACCAGAGGAAGTTAACGATGCATTTAAGAAGTTAGCGGACTTTGTTGAGGAAAAAGGTCTTAACGTTGATGTATCACAGTATATAGACTCAAGTATAGTTGCTCCAGAAGGGGAAGAAGTAGCCCCAGATGAAGACCTTGGAGAGGAAGTTGGAGATATGGAACCTACCAGGGAGCCAGAAGAGTCTATGCAGACAGAATCCATAAATCCCCCAGTTAGGGAGGCAGCAACAAAGGCTGAGATTAAGATAGCCGATACTGTAAGATATATGAATAACATTCAGGATATACTTAAAAGGTTGAAAACGGCTGTAGACTTACCTAAAACGGCTGCGGCTGACCAAGCTATAGATAGTCTTTCTGAGTCTATAGATGAAGTACAGTTTTATATAAAAGAAGAACTACCTAACGAGCCTAACGTTAACAAGGAAGCTGCGTATGTATTTTTGAGGAACATAACTAACAAACTTAAAGATGTTGAAGCAGCTTATAAAAGCATAGATAAAGGATCAGAGATGCCGTATATTGTTGCTAAGTCACTAGTTAATGATATTAAGAAGGCTAAGTTAATGCTTAACTCTTTAGGATAAGGTGGTAGACTATGTCTTTTCCATTAGTTAACAGCGGAACATCACAATCAGAGACGCTGACTTTAGCTGCTGATGGTTCATATCAGTCAGTAAGTTTGACTTATAGGGCCAGAGGTCAGGAGGTACTATCGAGCGGTGCTATATCTCCGTCGACCATAGTAGTTACTAGAGGTGGCGTAACATACACGGAAGTTTTTAGTTTGCCGATAAGTACAGGAGATTACTTTTACCACGAGGATGATGCTACGAACGAGACCAGTAAGCTACTGTTTCACAGTGATCAATCTGGAGACGTTTCAGTTTCTTACACCACTCGCGGAAGTATTGTACAAGCCTCATATTTTAATATGTGGACTGGCGATGTGCCGAAAGCGATACTTTCTGGGTTAGTTGCATCCGCGTCATGGAGTACCATAGCTGTTAATGGCGGTACTTCTGTGTATGGTACTAGTATTGACACATCGGCTTACACCAGTGACGCGTCATTAGCCATAGTACAGGTTACTGTGGGAATGAATGACGCTACTGGAGACGCTGCAGGAACGGGATTGGTAGGCTCATCGTTTAAAAACGTCACAGGTTACGATGCCACAGACGTTATAGTTGGGACGCTATCCGACCCTACGGGTCTTTCAGATCTGGAGCTATATTACACTATAACAATACCGAGCACATCACCAGATCCAGCATAGGAAGGAGGAGGCTAGTGGTAGGTACAGAAGGTAAACACATAGTGTTTGACGTTTGGGGTGCCGATAAAGGTAAGCTTAACGATGTACGCTATATACAGGAGTTACTTTTAGAAGCCGCCAAGTTGGCGGAAGCTACCACGTTACATTCGTTCTTTCACCAGTTTGACCCTGACGGAATAACTGGTGTGGTTGTTGTATCAGAGAGTCATATCTCTATACATACGTGGCCTGGTGAAGGATTTGCCAGTGTGGATGTATATACTTGCGGTAATAAATGCTTTCCCGAGAGAGCAGTTAAATATATAACAGAAGAACTTGAAGGTAAATGTTGTAACGTAATAGGAATAGATAGGGGAAGCCGTCCGCGGTCTTTGGAAGATATGACTCCAGCGAAAGGAGGAGTTACTACAGATGAAAAAGAGTAAAAAGTCGCGTGAGGGTCGTACAACCTTACGTGCAATACTTGCGTTATCTTTAGTTTTTGTTATAGGGTTTAGTCAGAGTGCCCATGAGGCTGGTGTAACATACTCAAACCCTAAAACTATGGATGAGGCGATTAGGGCATATTTGTCTATGTTTCCAAACTTAACTTACACAGAAGCCCAAACTAACTTTTTAGTTGAGAGTTCAGGGAATCCTAAGTGTAAGTATTACGAACCGACTTTAAATGAACACTCTTGGGGTCCTGGCCAGATTTTGGAAAGTACTGCAAGAGCGTTAGGATACGATGGTCCTATGGAAAAAATGCTAACTTGGAAAGTAGGAGCTTTTTGGAGTATGAAGTACCTTAGTGATTGTAAGGCTAGGGCAGTTGAATATAGTAATAAGAAGTATCAGAAGTATGATAGGTATGTTGTACGGAGACATATGTACCACTTATACAACGCAGGAATGCCTAAGTGGAAATGGAAAGTAGTTAACGGTAAACGGCGTTGGGTGTATAAAAACAGGTGGCACGTACTGAAGTGTGAAAGGGTATACTGGAAAAAGTATAACCTAAATAAGCAAAAAGGAAGTTGGTATGTTCACGATCCATGCAGTTAAAGATACAGGATTATGGATAAAGATGGAGTTAGGCGGTGACGTAGGGTCAATCGTTACTAATGTACTTTCAGATAGGCCAGATGTGAAGGATAAAGTTTTGGCTCACAAATCAGATCCCAGGTTGAGACAGGAAATAGACAAGGTTCTATCGACGCTTCAACGGGACATAGATTTAGCCGCCAATAAGTTAGATAGTTATACTATGTTTACCGAGGCCGTTGATAAGTTAAGGACTGTTTTTTTAAACTACGTAGGAGTTTCTGAGGAGTAGTTATGGCCAAAAAGCTTAAGAAAACTTTACAGGATATTCTTATAGCTGTGTCAGAAATAAAGAAGCGTGAGTTAGTCATGACTGTTAATGGAGGTTGTTCCATAAATATTATGATTAGTGGGTCTCCGTCCTCGGAGGATGTACAAAAAGAGATATTAAGTATTGTAAAGGGACTTCCAACGACGTCATATACTATATCTGAAGTAATAAGGTATCGTAAGAACTTTACACAAGATAAGAGAGACACTATTACGGAATTAGATATTAAACTAAAGTGAGGATTTAATGGGATTACAGAAGCCACATTTTTCAGTTATAGATGGTACAAAGATATATGTCAATGACCTGGAAAGGCTTTCTGATTATGTGGAAGAGCTTAGAAAGTTTACTGGACAAGTAGTCAAAGATGGTATTCTTCATGGATTGGCCCTTACGTCATCCGACGGCGTTACTGCGACGTTAGGTACTGGTGCGGCTATGACAGAGACTGGAGATATAATAGTACTTAATTCTGATGATAGTGATGTAAGTATATCAGTAGCGCTTATAGCGGCCGCGGGTATTCAGGGGCAGACTAAGGAGCTATGGTTATATAAGTTTGGTACGGATGACACGTTTACTAAGACAAGGTCTAACATAGGTAGTGGTACAGTAATAGTTGCTGATAAGGATAACTGGGCTTTGGAATTAGTAACTCCAGGTACAAACCCACAGCTGCCGTTTCCTAGAGTTAAGATAGCGCAAACTTTGGAATTTAACACCGACCCAAGCGCGTTTACGTGGAGTAATACTGGAACGTACTTTAATTATTTTTATGCACTTAAGCAATTATCATACTTAAATAAACTTATTAACGGCAGGTATTCTGGAAAATTAATTACTGAGGACGGATTGGGAAGTTCCGCCGTTGATACAGACAACATAGTTGACGGCGCTATAACCAATGACAAGGTTAGTGATATTGACGGAAGCAAGTTCTTAGACAGCAGTATAGACGCAAGTACAAAATTATCGAACGACGAGTTTTCTGGCACCCTTCTTACGGATTATACGTTATCAAGGAGTAAGTTGGATAGATCAATTAAAAGAACGGTTAAGATGCCTACGGTACTTGCCATGCCTTATATATCTAATGGTGAGGTTGGTTATTATTCAGTTGATACGTTTGATAAGTCTACAGGTACTTTTTCAGATTTAATTTTTGCCTTTTGTTTATTTGGGGAAATACCAACCGACATAAGTACAGTAAATTTTGATAACATTGTTTGGGATAAAACGGTAAAAGATTTTATTGAGGCAAAGTGTACCGCCATAGATCCGAGTGACAACATAGTCTTTTCTAGAGATAGAATAAACGTTACGGAGACAGCTACCGTAGGTCAGATAGACGTTACTGGAGATGACGCGTATACGTATTCTTCAATAGCGCCAATTTTATCTGATGGATATGGATTTTGGTTGTTGGATCAGTATCCAAGTGGTGGAGGATATCCTAATGCTATAAAGATTTGCAACTATCTACCTAGGTCATTAGGTTACCCAGACTACATAGACATAATTGGGCAGACTAAGCTTGCTAGACAGTCTACTTCTACAGAGTTAAATCAGATAAGAAGAACGTTTACTTCGGGAGCTACAACGGCAACTAAGACTCCGATAGCGTTGTTATCTTCTCATATAGTTCCGCCAGATGGGTATGTTGTGGATAACATCCAGGCCGTACTAGTTATTAACAGCGAGTTTGTTGATAGATGTAGTTGGAAAAAATATCCAGTATGTTATACGTGGAGCATTCATGATAGATTTTGTTTGGCGCCGCCGTCAAAATCTTGGAATATGCATGACCATACAATATATATTGGTGATGGTTCTATGCTCGGGACATATGATAGGGCAATAGTTTCATATAGCGGGTTTGAGGATTTGTTTCATGATAATACCACAGTTCTTGATTTAAGAATAAGTTTACGGTATGTGGACCCAACTGACATAGGTAAGTCGCTATCTTCAGGTGGCGCGATATATGACAGCTATTCCACGGACTCAAATCCGTTTTATTTACATATGAGTGTTTGGAACAGTAAATGGAAAGTGTGGACTTTTATAGATAGGGATGCGTTGCTGGCGGAAGATTCAGCAACTATAGCATAGGAGGATAAGATATGAGTAAAATTAAACCAAATTTTAGCGCGCTTGATGCCGTTCATCCAAAGAGCGAAGACTTTAAGCGTATGCTAGATTATACGGTAGAGCTGATAGAGTCCTTAGGGCAGACGTTTAATCCAGGGATACTATTTGGATTACAACTAAGTGCGATTGACGGGACAACATTAAGCTTGTCTCCTGGCGCCGCCATGTCAGAGAATGGTGATATCATAGTTGTGGAGTCTGGGGAAGTTACGCTTCCTATTTCCACTATTGCGCCGTATTTTTTCGGTGAAGATAACTTAGGCGATATATGGTTGTACTACGACGAAGCTGGTGGGGTCGTACAGCGAGCAGACCAGGATGGAGTTCTTCAGACGGTAGCATCAAAAAACTTATATACAGTTTCTATGGTGTCGGAGGATGCGACAGGTGATTTTGATACTCCGAGAGTAAAGCTTGGTACTACGATTTCTCAGATTGATGATAACAGTCCTACACAATCTCAGCAGCAATTCTTAGATAATTTTACGTGGTCAAATACCGCTACTTATATAGATTACAGATACGCGTTAGAGAGTTTGACACATACTGGTGAACTAAATTCAGATGGTAAGTATACTGGTCCTCAGTTAGGGCCAGGTTCCTTGGCTGACGATGCGGTGCAAACCGCTAACATAGCTGATGGAGCGGTAACGAATAATAAGGTATCTTCGAATTCGACGGATGCCATAGACGGTTCCAAGATAGCTGATGCATCGATAGACGCAAATACTAAGTTGTATAATCTAAATATAAGTGGTGCAATGTTATCAGATTTTACTATTCCAGAAACTAAGTTGTCCAGGGATACTACTAGGAAGGTAAAGATTCCAAGTTGGGTAATATTACCTACGGCTGTAATCTCTGGAGGAAGTCAGATACCGTCGTATGCCGCGCTGAAGTGGTATAACGACGATACAAACAACTTTATATCCAGGCAGGATTTTCAGGACTTTAATGGAGACCAGTTAAACTCTCAGCATGAGGATTGGCTTACAGTATATAGTGCTGGAAATATAAATCCAGATAATAATATACTATTTAGTCATGAGGCTATATCGGCCACAACGGATCCGTACCTTATATTGTTTGGAAGGACAGATTGTTGGGGCAGTGCTGGAAATTCTTATCCAGAGTATGCTAAGATTAGTAACTACCTAGCCGCAGGTTTAGGTTATCCAGGGTCTATAGAGCTTGAGGGTATATGGCCGTTTGTGCGACCACTTTATAATACTCAATTTTCTGGTAACTGGGGATACACGCCATACATTATACCTCCAGATGGATACGTTATAGATAGCATAATATGTAATCTATCCACAGTAGACTTCGTTAGTGGGGCTTCAGTTGCGGATCCTTACTATGCGCCGTTAGTTGAGGTAGAACCTTTACACGGTCCAAATTGGTGGACGTGGGCTGGTTCTTGGAACTTATCTGTGGCTAATAGGATGTTGAATACAAAAACGTTAGTAGGTACCAAAGGAAGGGCTATTGTAGGACATTGGGGAGTAGCTAATTGGGGAGGAAACAGTTCGCCAGTTGCTGGAGTGTTTACATCTGGTGTAAACATTAACATAAAGTTGAGGTATGTTGACCCTAACGATGCTACTACAGATAATCCTTATGGTATAGGATTTAATGTTAGTGATGCTAATAGTAGCACCGTAACGTTTACTGATTTTGATTCTGGGGATTACTCAGATCCAAATACTTTACCGTTCTATTTGCAGCAAAAAGTAAATAATAAGGGTACGTCGGATGGGACCATCTCTGGCCCAGAGGATGGAGAAACGTCCACCAGTTCGTCTTCAGTACTCAATAGTAGGCAACCTACTAAGATGTGGAGTTTTATCGATAGGAATTCATTAATTTAATTGGGAGGATTTTAATGGAAAAAGAAAAGGCAATTAAGGATTTAAAAGATACTAAGGAAAAGTTAAAAAATTTCGTTCCGAAGGAATGTGAGATATATAGTCGCGTAGTGGGATACTACAGGCCTATTAAGCAATGGAATCCTGGTAAGCAGGAAGAATGGAAAGACAGGGTAACGTACGAGAATTTAGACTAAAGGTGGAGAGTTAATGGAAATGAAAAAGCTTATAGTGTTAGTAATAGTTTTTTGGGCTATTATGTTTCTATTTGTAGCCTTAACTAAAGCAGGGGCTGTGGATATTGGTGGAGATATAGGAGAGATAGAGAAAACTCCAGTAGTTAAACCTACGCAAGTAGTTAAACCTACAGTCATACCTACGGCAACTCCAACCCCAACCCCCATACCAACACCATTTTATACCATTGTAAAGTATACAACGTCAACAGATATAAAGTATACGGCATTGCTGGCAGAACCCATTTATACCGAAAAAATGCTTTCTGTTAATCCTATAGTGTCTAAAGCTATATCAGCGTACCCAATTTCATCTGGGTTTGAGTATAGTGAAGATAAAAAAACTTCTTATGTTACATCAAAAATTGAGAGTAGGTATAAGTCTCTGTTTGAAAAAATGAAGCTTACGCCAGTTAATAACATTACAGAGGTATACTATAAGCCCACACCAACAGTGACGGTGGTAAAATGAAACGAATACTAACTATACTAACCATACTTTTACTACTTCCTTTATCGGCGTACTCTGCGACAGCTACTTGGCCAGAAGACGTAGTGGGTGTATGGGAATTTGAGGGAGACGGAACCGATGATATAGGAGATATTGGAGATTTTGCCACGTATGGAGTAGGACCACAATTTAATACTTCGGTTGTTAAATATGGGACGTACTCTTATCAAACAAATGGGACTGGGTCCTATTACTTCTCAAATGACCAGTATACAAACTTAGCGGCGCTTGACCCAATAACAATTGAAGGATGGTGGAGATACGGGACAAACAATTCAAGTTTTTGGAAAATATGGTTAAAAGGAAATTGGGATTCAACTAGTGGTTTATATTGGATGCGAGGCGGTTATGGTTTATGGCCAGCTAGTGAAACAACCCTTTTTTGCACCCACTTTAACTGGAGGACTCCCGCGGGTCCTTCGGCAGATACTTGGGCTCATATATCGGCTCAATGGGATAGCGTAAGTCAAGTAGGCTCAATATATTTAGACGGCGTGAAGGTTGGAGATTGGACAGGTCAAGCAACAAACCCTTTTGCCTGTTATACAAGCAATAATTTTTTAGGGTGTAATACTAATGGAGCTAACTCAGCTACTGACGTTTATCTTGATAGAATAGTGGTTAGTAACGCACTAAGAAACGGTGTAGAAACAACACCCGAAGTTACGACACCCACGGTTACTGAGACAGTAACTCAAACAGTAACTCAGACAGTAACCAAGACTATAACGTGTACGTGTACTCAGACAGTAACCAAAACGGTAACACCCACATATACGGTTACTAAGACTTCTACAGCAACACGAACGATAACTCCCACTTATACGGCTACGCCTACGGCTACTCCGACAGCTACAGTAAGTCACACATTTACAGCTACGCCTACATTTACTCCTCAACCAACACTTATTATAGCAAAATCACAGAGTTCTGGTAGTATTTCTAATGGAGATACGTTTACATACTACATTAATTGGGAAATTACTGGTAGTTCTACAGGTATTACAATACGCGATATTTACGACGCGTCTAAGATAGACTTTTTAGCGGCTTCACCAGTACCGACTATTATTGCGACCACCCAAATAGTTTGGGATTTAGGTGAACAGCACGATACTGCAGGTGGTATAACGTTTACGGCAAGAGCGAAGGTAGGAACAGGTACGTTTTCTAACGTATCTAGAATAGAGGTTGCTTCCGCGCCAGTATTTCCGTCCGCAGAAATTACCGTAGGGTTTAATACTCCAACATTTACCGCTACTCCAACGTATACTGTAACTCCTACACATACTATTTCACAGACGCATACAGTCTCTCCTACGCACACAGTAACAGAGTCTCATACGGCGTCGCCCACTATATCAAATACGCATACCATAACGCCTACGATAACAGAGACCGTAACACTTACTCCGACCTTAACGATAACTATGACACATACGGTGACACCCACATGTACAGCCACACCAACAATAAATTTAACTCCGCACTACTACTATAGTAGTTTAGATTACTTAGCGCACCCACAAAAGGTTAAGGTTACTACAACCACTGGAACAAAGATAATGGAGCATCCGTGGGCTGGCGGTATAGTTTCAGTCGGTATAGCTCAACTGAGGTCTGGTCCGTTGTCACCAGCAGTGGCAGTGGATGTTCAGATAAGGACATTTAATACATACACAGAGTTTAAGATAGTAGATAGTTCTGGGGATACGGTGGATTGTTCTTCAGTGAATGCTATACTAGAATACTTCGCCATACGCGAAAGGAATGAATTCTAATGACTACTTTAGAAGAAAAGTTTAAGCTTATAAAGTTGGGTGCAGAAACATTTAGGGCTGTACTTTTAGATATAGGAATTATACTAGGTATCTTGGGAGCCCTAGCACAGGGTGGAGACCTGGTATTAAAGAAGGTAAACTTTGGTAGTGGCGGTATAGATGTAGCGTACGAGGCTAAAGAAAGGAAAACCGTTAAGTTGGAGGCTATTAGGATTGAGGGGGCTGGTACAGGTTCTACGGACAAGAAGTTAAGGTTAATGCACCCAGATAAACTAAAACAGTTATCGCTTAAGAATAAGAAAGAGCAGGATATGATAACGCTTAGAAATTGGATTTTCGGTATAATGATGTTAGGACTACTAGGATTATTTTTTAGGAAGAAAAAGAAAAGAAAAGTGGAGTATCTGTAATGAAGAAATTATTATTAGGAGTTATGTTACTCCTACTCAGTACCCAGATATTTGCGGCCGCTGCATATGATACCGTATCATTTACGCAGGGAACCAATAGTACGTTTACATTTTCACATACCTGTACAGGTAATGACCTAGTACTTTTAGTATTTGTTACAATGGAACGGCAAACACAAACAGTAAGTTCTATAACTTATAATGGGGACGCCCTCACATTTGTTCGTAGGGATACCACAGCTGTAAACACCGATATTACACAGGAAGTGTGGAAAAAGGTAGACCCAGCTACTGGCGCTAACGATATAGTGGTTACCCTAACTGGTAGTGTTGATACGGTTATCGGGGCACAGAGTTATACGGGTGTATCCGATGTTGGGGCTAATACTGGAAATGCAGGTGCCTCACCCACCAATGCTTTATCCACAACTATTACAACAACTGCCGATAATTCTTATTTAGTTGGAGTTGTCGCACAAGAAAGGGGCGGCGTTACAATAACTATGTATCCAGATATGCAGCTACGTTATGCGGTACAAACGGGAGGGGGCGTGGGGGATATGTATGGTTCAGGATTTGACAGATTAGTAACTTCTACAGGAGATTATATTTTAGGATTTACAAGTAGCTCAGCTGTAGGTAGCGCTATATCCGCAGTAGAGTTATTAGAGTTTATAGCTACCCCAACAGTAACTCCAACAATAACAGAAACCTTTGAAGATACCTTGACAGTAACTCCGACTGTAACACCGACGCGTACAAATACGCCAGATTGGACACGTACAATAACACCGACGCTCACGATTACGCCCTATTGTTCTTTATATTACGGAGGTACTGGGTTAGATAGATTTACGGATTCATTAGTGGACTCGCGTACAAACGAGCAGGTAATAGTAGGGTACTCAGATTCGGAGGGATATGGGGATTCTGATGTGTGGATAAGGTGGCAGGATTTGGATGGTACGCTCCTAGAAGAAAAGTTTATAGGCGGAACAGAATTTGATGCTGCTTACGCAATTTCTGAGCACCCCACCGATGGCTGGGTACTTGTTGGGCAAACCGATTCTTTTGGGGTAACGGGACAAAATATATACGTAGTTAGGGTTAACGCAGAGTATAATGTGGTATGGCAAAAATATTATGGCGCTAGCGGTAACGCTAGAGGGGCGCACATAAAAGAAATAACATCTGATGGAGAAATAACGGGGTACGTTATAGTCGGGTACACCAACGATTTTACTTCTGGGAATTTAGACGCGTATATAATTATAACAGATGTAGAGGGTAACTGTACTAACTCACATACGTATGGCAGTACTTGGGACGATGAATTTACGTCGGTAGAATACCATGAGGACGAAAATCATTTCCATATTACGGGATATAAATCTGTAGCCTCAGATAACAAGGATGGGTGGGTGGCTGTTATTGACGCGACGTCGTTAGCAATACTTGATGAGAATACGTATGGTGGTGACGGAAACGACGTAATATATGATTGGGATACTTCTGAAGAAGATCCAGACGTTTCGTATTGCTATGGAACTTATACTAATAGTAGTTTAGACTTTTGGTTTTTACGAGTTGGAACAGAGTCTTTGAGTTTATTAAGTTCACATACTTATGGTGGTAGTGGTGTGGAATACGGTTATAGGGGTGTTGAACTTAACGGAAATATATATATTTCGGGGAGTACCAGTTCTTATGGCGCAGGAGGGTTAGACGCGTATGTTGTTTGGGCAGAGACAGATGGTACTGAACTACGAACTTGGACTTTTGGGGGACCAAACGATGACGAAATTTATGATTATATTACTATAAACGCACCTATTGGAGAGATACACGCTTACGGATATACAGAATCGTACGGTTCTGGTCAGGCAGACGGTTGGATTTTATGTGGGCTTGATCCGCAATTTCCACAAATACCTTTTACCGCTACTGCGACAGCGACATTTACCTCAACTGTTACGCCGTCACCAACTATAACTCCTACGGCTACAATAACGCCAGGATCAATACTTATGACTAGTGTGCACTCAAAGATGCTACACGTTACTATAGACACCGAAGGCGGTACTGGTACCGCAACATGGCAAGGGCAATTTCCGTGGACTTGGTTTAACACGTACCCGTTTATACAGTACGTAAGTATGCCAGCAGATTCTATGGTAAAAAGGAATTATACATATTTAAGTAACACGTTGTCGTTTAGCGTGGTTGACATATCAGACGGCATTACTCCAGTAGACTGTTCGTCTACTAACGCAGTATTTGACGTTTTGATATTAGCCCCATTGGAGACTAGAGAATGAAGAAGATATTTTTAGTGTGTATATTAGTTTTTATAGCGTGTAACGTTTCGGCGTATACCTGGACAAACCCAGCAGATGTTACTACTACGTCAGCAGGCTCGGTTAGTATCGCTGCCAGTGATGCAGTAGTTATGAATGATTACCTGTATATTTTTGGGGAAGGAAACACATTAAATCCTAACGGTACGTCGAACACCTTATATACGGCTCCGTTGGCGTTTAGTACTCCGTTTGTTACAAGGCCAGAGAGGGTTACGATATCTAGTAAGTTCGGGGATATTTTTGGGTATAGTAATAGGTTATACTGGTTTCCGCAAACTATTGAGTACGACGCTGTTCCAGGACACTGCTACGATATTTATTCATCTATAGTTTTTGGTACGTACGTTGGAGGGTTTAGCGATATAGGAGATCTGCCTGGGTATGATACTTATCCAGGAATACTCAGAACTATGGCGCACGACGAAACCAATAATAGATTTTATACGTTTGGCGGCGCAATATACCCCAATCAGATAACGTCAAACTATTTGAATGTTGCTTCCGACGGTACCGACGTTTTAGTTAGTCAAATACAAATACAACATTTTGCGTTTAAAAGTCTTTGGCATCCTACGTGGTTTAAGATGGGCTCAGACCTTTTTTCTACGGATTTTGCTAGGGCATTAGATTTTTATACAGTAGCAAACATCTCCGTAACTTATGGAGGTTCTGATTGGTATATACTAACTGGGCATAGTGATGGCGGAAATGATGGTAATGGGTATGGTATTCATAGAATAGACTCAGATGGGAATACATTGGCAATAGCGGATGTAACCGAAACAACGGGCCCTGAAGACTTATTATATTCTAATAGTGCAGTATATATGTGTGGAGACTTAGGTTCGGCTGGAGCATTAGTAAGAAAGTTTGATACAGATCTTAATAGTATTGCTGCTAGGTCTACAGGTATAGCTGGAACCACAGCTTTTAATGCTTTAACCGATAATGACACATACGTTTATGCTTGTGGCTATGTATCTGCAGCAGATCCAGTTGTACTAATTTCTAAGTTTCCAAGCGACTTATCATCTGTTCAGAACATGACGGTAAATGTAGTAAATAGTGCTGCTGAGAGTTTGTATGTTGGTACATCATATGACGATAATATATATTTTGGTGGAGTTGCCAATAACAACGCGTTAGTTATGAAAGTTAATCCGCAACTTACACCAATATGGACAAGAACATATGATCAAGGTGTTACAGAGACCATAGACAACGGAATTTTTGTAGACTCTACTGGCGGGTCGGTTTGTGTTGTTGGTGATGCTGGAGGGTCGGATTTACTATTAGTAGTATATGATCTTGACGGAACATGCGTTACTGCAAAAACATTTACATCTGTAGCTATGGATGGTGAGGCCGCAATGTTGGATGACTATGTATATGGTGGTAATGCATCTAAGCTGCACAAAATAGATTTCTTAGGTACCTCCATAGTATCTAGAGCCTGGGGATACGCGTCCTCAGATGTGTATCCGTCAAATATTATCTCAGGTACGGCTATATACGCTAACTCAATAACAGATTCTTGGACAACCACCCTACCAGTAAGGTTATACGATGCGTATGCTACAGTGTATGGAGGATATTTATATATAGCTGGGGGTAGGGCGGTTAAGGATACGTCTCTTAGTGCAGTATACTCCGTTCAGCTTAACACAGATGGCACCCTTAAAATGAGTACGTGGGCCGCACAAACTTCACTACCTGCGGGGTATTCATTTGGTAGAAGTAAAAGAGAAAACAACATTTGGTATATTTTTGGGCAGCCAGATGATTCAGCAACAACTAACCACATGGTGGTTGGCGTTCTAGATGGGGCTGGCGGTATAGATAGTTGGACTGCCGACACTTCGCATCCAGCCAATTTGGCGTACGAAGATGTGGTAGTTAACGATAACGTATTGTACACTATCGGCGGTTTCTCGGCGATGAATGAGACCCCAGTACATAACATTTATATGTCTTCATTAGACACCCCAACCTTTACTCCTACACAAACTGTAACACCAACAAGTAATGCGTCTCCGTCTAGTACGGGAACGCCAAGAAATACTGGTACACCTACAATTACTATGACGCCCACAATAACTCCAACGTTTAGCACAACACCTACAATAACGCCCACACATACAAACACGCCGCACGCTATATATTATAGGACTAGCCTAAACTACATACAGGGGTCCGTTTATATAGGAACCACAACTGGCGCAAATACTGTAGATGTGTCTGCACACTGGACGTGGTTTGAAGATGGTTATAGTGTATTTACAAGCAGAGATATAGTACAGGATAACACAAATATAGTTGTTTCAGAGAATGAATCTGGGCAATACTTTACAATTACCGTAGTTGACAAGACTACAGGTGACCCTATAGACGCATCGTCTAACACATGTCGCGTCTATTATCAGGCTTTAAGAGAGCCGTAATATTCGACTTTTCATTATATATGTTGGTATACTGTATAATGGACTGAAAGGAGGTTCACGATGGCGTGGCCAAGCAGTTATGATACTTTTACGACAGTAAAAAACAGAGGAGATTCGGTAACGGAATCTCATACGCTTACCGCATCAGCAGTAGCTTTTACTGTTACTACAGATTTCAATATACTTGAGAGTGTTTCATTTTCTGGTATATACACTACAGAGGTTACCACATCTCCAGCAGCTACACAGTTTAGGGTATACTATAGGTCTAATCAAATTGAATTAGGGCCGTTAGCCTCTAACGCAACACTTAATATTACGTATGTTACATCTGGTAAGGCGGCTAAGGCGGACCATATCACGGATTTAAATACGGCGGTAACCAACCTACAGGAAACATTAGGTTTGAATCCTCAGGGTACTGAGGATACTTTGGTTGACAGGCTTGACGTTTTAGCGTCAACAACAGGTATGCAGGCTGAAATAGAAGATTTTACTACGGATCTTGATGGAGCAACAAATATATTTGGTTTATCTTATCAGCCAGTAGATGCTAGGCACGTTTCAGTTGAACTTAATGGAATTCAGTTAAGGTTTAATACCGACTATATCGTTGATATTCAGAATGTTGTACTGTCGGAAAATCCGTATTCCACAGATACACTTCAGATTAAGTACTTTAGAAGTACATAAGGAGGCGCTAAATGGCTTTTTCGGTTAGGATACATGGTGTAAGAGACATACAGGCAGGAACTATTACCAATGATAGTATTAGTACTAGCGCCGCCATAGTAGAAAGTAAGTTAAGTTTAACGCATACTACTGCGAATCTATACAACTATGGATTACGAACAGATGAAAGTAGAACTATAGAGAATAACGTTTATGTAACATTTCCCACCACTGGGTTTAAGTGGGTAGATTCGCAAAACGGACGAACATATTTTGCTACTATAGTAAACGGAGTAATGACTCTTACTGAAGATGCTTCAGGAGATGCTACAGGATCATAATAAGGAGCTGATATTATGGGTAATGGTGTTAAGGTTCTTGACCACAAGTCGATGTCAAAAGATTTAAAATACGTGGTTAAGGAATTTAAGAAGGTAAATAAAAACGTAGTGAGGAAGGCCAATGATCTTAGGACCCAACTTGTACAAAGAATCAAAACTAGGTGAAGAAGAGGCGTCGGCGATAGACCGAGCCAAAAAGAGAATACTTAAGAATCCTATAAAGCAATTGCCGTTGTCTAATAAGGGTGATGGTACTAATAGGTTTAACTCTAACGAGAAACCAGAACACGATATTAATTGGCAGTATACGCATGACGATATTCAGAAGGTTGATAATACCTTTAACGAGATCAAACCTTTTCTATAAGGCGGGAACATGACAAAACATGCACTAATCTTAAAGAAGGCTGAATACCTGATAGGCAGAGAGCTTACCAGGGTAGAAGCTAAAGAGATAGTTCAGAACGTCAAAGTCGGGAATATGAAAGAACTTAAGGACGCAGTAGATAAGTTTGATAGAGTAAGAGATTTTACTGATGTAGGTAGCATTGTAGAGGGCAGTCAGATAAAGGATAAAACAACTAAGGAAGAACTTAACTCAGTAATCCACGATATAGCTGTTAAGGCTACCTCAGTTGATAGCGGTATGAAGTTGTTAAGGGCTTCAACTGGTAAGAGCAGGGAGAGTCTGATGAAGTATATAATGAATTTATATCTAAGGGATGCTATGATGAAAGATAAAAGAAGGAAAACAGCAGATGGTCATAGGACAATACTAGACGGTCCAGCATCACTTACTGATAACGTATCTGATACTGATCCGTTTGTTACGCCATTTCATAATCCTGGGCAGGAAGATAACTCAACTACTCAGGTACAGGATGAGTATCAGCAATCTGGGTATACTAAGAATGAGCTTGAGACAAGGCCGTATCATAATGAAAAGAAAAGAAATAAGAAGATGAAAGATCAAATTAGGAAGTATATAGAAAACAACATTGGAAAACCTACTGGTGGAAAAGAAGATAGTGATTCCATCGGTAAGACATAAGGAGGAAGTAAATGAAGGGTCAGTACACACAAAAGATTAATAGGAAATCAGGTATGAAGAGACAGGCGTTTCTTGACGACTTAGCTACAGAGGCTGTTGAAGATGCGTATAACTTCAACTCAGTAGATGAGGCAGTTAATCACCTAACCTCTAAGTACGAGCTTTCAACTAATGAGGTTATATATCTCAAGAAGAAAGCTAAAGCTAACAAAATTGGTTTTGTTGAGGAAAAAAGAAAGGAGAACTAGTAGTGATTGTTGAGCAGGTTGATCCACTCAGGTTTGTAGAGGAACACTTTACATTACAGGGAAAGCCATTTATTTTACTAGATGATACCCCAGACAATGCTAGGCATTATTTGCAAGGTATGTATAATACTATTGTCTTTAGGGCACCAGTACTAAAGAAACCCATAATTATTGTTAAGGGTCGTCAGGTTGAGATGACAACTACAATGAATAACCTAGTGGCATACTATTTAGCCAACAATAAGTTCTTTGATATTTTGTACACGTTTCCTAAAGGGGACCAGGCTAAGCGTTTTTCTGATACAAGGTTTGATCCGTTACTTAGGTATATGAGCGCTGCAGATATACTTCCAAGACTTAAAGACGGTACTTATAATAAATCAGTTAAGCAGTTTGCTAATGGTTCCACGTTGTTTATTTATGGTGCGGCGGATAAAGGTGATAACATTCGAAGTATTGCTGCGCAGATGCTTATAAAGGATGAGTATCAGGATATGGATAAGGCCGTAGAGGAAACGATAGATGAAACATTAACTCACTCGAAGTATAAGCTAAACATATCTTTAGGTACGCCAAAGTATACGGCCACGAGATTTGAGGAGAGATGGAAACAATCTAATATGATGTACTACAATTTGTTTTGTGAGTCTTGTGGTACACCTTTCGTATTAACCATGGATAGAATGGTTAAGGAGCATATAGTTAGGTGCCCTAAATGTAAGCATGACGCTGATAAGAGATTACTTATTCCTAACGGTAAGTGGATGCACCACGGAGAGAAGGACGCCGACTATTTAGGATTTCACTTATCTCAGCTATACGTACCTTATATAACACTTGAGGAGTTACAAAGGAAAATAAAGCAGCGTGAGCAGGAAGGGGCCGACGTAGAGCGGTATATTAAGAACGAAATATTAGGGGAGTTTTATAGTGGTATTAGGCAGCAGCCCGACAGAAACGTTATAAGACGGGCGTTTAATAGGGAGCTACCGTATGATGTGTTTATTCCTATGCATATTAGGGTATATATGGGAATTGATTGGGGTGGTTGGAATTCTATTGACAACAACCCAGAAAGCAGCTATACTGTAGTTAGTATAGGAGCGTTTGATAAGTTTGGTAATTTGAGAGTAAACTACATAGAAGTTATAGATGAAAAGGATGAGATGAAGCAGGTGGATAGAGTATCGCAGCTTATAGATAAGTATCACGTATATCTAGCGGTAGCCGACAAAGGTTATGGTAAAGTAAAGAATCATCACCTTAAGGTTAAGTGGGGTAATAGATTTAAGGATTGTAAGTATCTACAAGGTAGTGCTGGTACGTTATATAAAGAAGGAGATAATGGTACTATTATGATAAACAGGGATTATTCATTAGAGGAACTATATTCGTCTATGGGTAATGGTAATATGCAGATTCCGCATAACGATCGTACAGAGTGGATCATAGAGCATTTTCTTAATCATGAGATTATGGTTGAGGAACACGGAGGAACCGTGTACAAAAGATTTGTTAAGGTTGACGGGCATAATAAAAGAACTGACGCTGTACATTCTATAAACTATTTAAGGATAGCAGCGTTTAAAGATAATAAAGCTTATGACCACTCACCGCTTATAGGGGCAGATAAGAAAAGGCATCAGGCCCCGAGGCCTAGGTTATCTGGATCGGCTTTGGAAGGGCCGACTATGATGAAAATCCATAAACAGTTAAAAGCTATGAGAAGGTCCTAACGGAGGTACTATATGTACATTGAGAAAAATCAGCCACAGATGAGTTCAAGATCAAAAAATATAATTAAGAACTCTCAGGCTTCTACTCCTGCAAATGTATTACGCAGGGAAGCGGCTATAGGTACTAGCGCTATGAGTCCTGGAGTTTTAGGTGCGGTTAACAGTGGTCCAGTTTTACGTATGGCTATGAAGCCGTTCTCTCCACTATACCAAGAATCTAACCTCATGCTTCCAAAAGATAGGAAGACCATGAACGCTTATAATAGACATTACTATGAAACGGACTACTGGGTAGGCAATGCTATAGAACTACATACAACCTTCCCGTTGGGAGGGTTTCAGATAATTTCAAGGCACAAAGAAATAGAAAAAGTGTTTAACAAGATGGCAAAAAAGATAGACTTATATAATATACTATTGGCAGTTGGTTTGGAATATTGGATATACGGAGAGTCATTCCCATTCTTAGAGTGGGATGAGACAGAAGGAATGTGGTATAGGGCAACCGTATTTAATCCAGACCTTATTGAAGTACGTAGGACTCCGTTCTCTAACAAATCAATAATATCACTTATACCAGATTCAGAACTTAAACGAATAGCGACATCGACTCACCCCTCTGACCAGGTATTACGTTCGCAGATATCGCCGAAGATTCTCGATTACGTCCTAAAGGGTGAGTCGATTCCTTTAAACTTTAGAAACGTTGCTCACGTAGTTAGAAAGACGGTCCACCATGACGTTAGAGGAACATCTATTATTCAGCGTGTTTGGAAAGAGCTTATGCTTAGAGACGCTATGAGAGAGGTTCTTTTTGTTATGGCGCAGAACCACATAACTCCGTTAAAGATATTTAGGATTGGAGGGAAGGAGAAAGATTACTTCCCGACGGATGATGAACTTGAGTACTGGCAGGGTATAGTTGAGGAAGCTCAGAACGACCCGAACTACTCAATTGTTACTCACGAAGCTTTCGATGTAGAGTATAAAGGTTTTACTGGGCAGGTCCTTGACGTTACACAATACTTAAAGCTTATAGAAGATCACGTTCTTCAGGGTCTTGGAGTTACTAAGGCTATCATTTCTGCCGAGGGTGTTGCTTATGCTAATGCTTCTGTAGCGTATGAAATTCTACAGAAGAGATACTCATATGTTAGAAACGTTATGTCTCAATGGCTTATCAATAAGGTATTTATGCCAGTGTCCATCGCACACGGATTTAAAGATAAGCGTGGGGGATATATAGTTCCTATGATTAAGTGGGACAACATATCCTTTACTAAGGATGGAGATTGGAGAAGGATGATTGTTGACCTTAATAAGTCTAAAAAGGTATCTGATAGAACACTCATTACTGAAGTTGGTCTTGACTACGACGAAGAGCAGGAGCTAGTAATTAAAGAACAAGTAGCGGCCAAACTTAAGAAGGAAAATATAAAAGCTATGCAGGATCAGGCCGAAAGCGGAGGTCTTGGGGACCTTGGCGGTATGGGAGGCGGAATGGATCTTGGTGGCGGCATGGGAGGAATGGGCGGAGGAATGTCTGACCTAGGAGACTTAGGAGAGGGATTTGCTGGCGAAGGTGGAGAAGTTCCTTCAGGAGAAATGGGAGGCGGCGAGGAACTCGGCGCTCCATAATAATAGGAGGTAATACAACATGGCAATAATCAATCAGAGGTATAAGACAGTTATAACAGATGATTTGAGTACGGACCCGCAGGTTACTCAGGAAGTTAACTATACGAACTCAAACTATGACAACCACATAACTAAGACCATTACAGCTAGTTCATCTGGGGACGGCGCTATATCTAGCAACACTCCAGTAAGCATTATAAATGAGTCTAGTGATGCACGGTATGTTATTATTAACAGTACAAAGAAGGTACACCTGTATCTTAACTCGGCTACGTCTCCGACAGTAACAGGAACTAACCAGGATTTATCGGCTACGTTCATGGTACTGGACGGTAACATAAATGAGGTGTGGGCGGTTAACACCGACACTGACGGGAACTCGGCCTACATTAAGGTGGTATACGTTTATTAAGGAGGTAGTGGATGGGTAGCAGAAAGAAAGGTAAGAATAGACATAATCCCAGAGTTGGGCGATTTAAAGTTCTTGATCTGGTCTCTATGGCTAACATTACTTTTGGCAGCGATGACTTTAAAAAGTATGCCGCAGCTTACGCCAAAGGTAAGAACACGACAGTTGAAGCCTTATCGAAACCTGAACTTTTATCGCTGTATCAGAAGTATTTGGGAGGACAATAATACATGAAACTTAATAGGCGCATAGTATTTGCTAAAGGAAAGTTCTATATAAAGAACATTACCGTTCCAATGATACATGAGTATTACAACTCAGTACTTCCAAGAATGGAATCTGAGTTGGAGGATAACAAACTATATCTTCTTAATGGTGTAGAGGCTGTTAAGACTTTAAAAGATAACGAACCTTTTGTTATGGTACACGTCTCTCCGTTACGTGGAGTAGGTGATAGTGTTTTCAAACCAATAGTTAAAGAGTTTATATCTACTGTTCAGGGTATGCCAGATATAGATAGTCTTCAGGTATACTTTGATGGTAATAGAGGATATAAGATATGTCCGTATTTTGGAGGACCCAAACGTATGTCTGATAGCAACTCAGCGCTAACTGAGCTACTTAATCCACTGTTCACTAAATATGTTGATAAGGTTCGTTCTACAGTAAATGTGCCAAATCAGCGCGTAACTTTACCTTACTCCATAAATAAAGACACGGGTCTTGCGCAGATACCAGTTAAAGATTTAGATACATTTAACGCGGAAGATGCCAAGATTACAAACTATACTAAGGCTAGCTACGTTATGCTGCCAGAGTCAGAAAGCGAAGTTCCAGCTATAGGTATAGACTTTGATAACACTCTCTTTCTTCCTTATGGTGAAGACTATTATTCTGGAGAGCTAAATGAAAGTGTAGCTGAGTTAGCTATCTATGCTAAGAAGGCAGGTTATAAAGTTATAATATTAACCGCCAGGGTAGTTAACCATCCAGAAGACATCGATTTCATAGCTAAGTTTTTGGAAGCGCACGGGGTTCCATTCGATGAGATTACACCCATAAAGAAGCCAGAGATTGAGATAATAATTGATGACAAGGCTGTAGCGCCGTAAGGCAGGAAGGAGGTTTTATGGTTACTGCGGAGAAGTTTACTCCGAAGAAACTCAAAATTCTAAATAAAGTAGTTAGTTTGTGCGCAAAAGGAATGTCCAAACGAGGTATAGACGCAAAGCTTGGTGTGGACAGAAGTACTATCAGGTATGACTTTGTAAGCTCCTATAATGTAACATTTGATTATGCTAACAAAGTTTCTCAGGATGTTCTAAAGCATAAGCTTACGTATCTTGATGTAAAATCTAAGTATGGTAGAAAAGGCTTAACTGCATTGTGGCACTTTCATGTGTTATTAGAGCAGAATAGGTATCTAAAGTTAGGTACAAAAGTTAAGGACTTTAGGGAGAAGGGTTTATCGTTTGGCGAGATCGGTAAGAAGTTAAACTTGTCTTATACATCTACCAACATGGCTTATAGAAAGCTAATGAATGTTACAAGGACTGGAAACGTTCACTGCGATAAGGGAGAAAAGTTGGCCAAAAAAGTGTTGAGTCTCTATGCGGAAGGAAAGACGATAAAAGAAATAGCTAAGACAGTAAAACGTACAGAGGCTCATATAAGGTCTACACTCAGGGAAAAGTTTGGTATAGCTATTAAACCAACTAAGTACAATCTTACTGACGCAGATTTGGGAAAGCTGCATAAATTACGTGGTAAGCTTTCCTGGGCAGAGTTAGCGTATGTTTTTTCTGTACCACGACAGTCTTTACAATATCAGTATAGTAGGTATCTAGCCGAAAGGAGGCATACAAATGCCAAAGAAAAAAAGTAACGCAAGGCTTACTACAAGGGACAAAGAGATCATTCATGCTTTAAAGAACAAAGGTAATTCTGTAGATGAAATTGCGGAGTTTTTGGAAATCTCAAAGAAGCGCGTAGAGATGGTTTTGAAGACGTTTGAGCCCTCAGATGTACTAGATACGTTTAAGACATCGTATCAGGAAAAGGTAGAGCAGATTGAGGATTTTGAAAGGATACTTCAGAACAAGAAAGACAGTGCCGACAAAGGAAAAGAGATATGGGAGATAATGAAAAAGAAGCATGTCGACTATAAGGCCAGTTGGGAGGCAGACAGCAAGGCAACATTTAACTTTAAGCAAAGGAATATATGCTTAGCGTTGGTAGCGGACTTCCATATAGGCCACGAGGGAGTAGATCTTGAGAGGTTGGAACAGGACCTAAGGTTACTGGCGAAGACACCTAATATGTATATGGCGTTTTTAGGAGACTCGATAGATAACTTTATTGATTTAGAACATAGAGAGGCCATGATTAACGCAGTTACATCTCCTAAGGAGCAGCTATATATGTTGCTGCATATGTTTAAAAACATACTTAAGGAGCCTAGTCATAAGATATTGTTTGCCACAAAGGATAATCACGTTACTCACAGAAACAAAAAGAATACTGGTATAGACTGGTCGAATAAGTTATGGAGTGACATGAATGTTTTTTATGGCGGTGAGGAGGTTTTGGCTACACTTAACGTAGGTAAGGTTTCCTATAAGCTATTGGCTCGCCACAAGTATAGAGGTAAGTCAAATATACATTTGACTGCCAGTTGTAAGAACCTACTTAAGAATGGTAGATATGAGGATGTTGATATTGTGGGGTTGGCTCATACACATGAGGGTGCCGTGGAAAACTTCAGCTATAGAGGTAGGTCTAGGGTAGCATGTCAGACAAGTACCTATAAGTTGTTTGATCCGTATGCCGCTAAGTTGGGGTTTGATAAGCCTAACATATACATGCCGTGTGTAATACTTTCTCCAGACGAGAAGGAGTATGTTACATGTACAAGTATAAAGAAGGGCGCAGAGATGATTACAAAAATGAACGCGGGACCAGAATGTAAGTGTAAAACTAGAAGAAAAGTTAAAAGGAGAAAATAGAATGGGTATGTATGATTGGGTGGAGTACTCTTGTAAGTGCCCAAAGTGTGGGACCAAAGTTGATGGGTTTCAAACTAAGAGTGGGCCAAGTATGCTAAAGGTGCTTAAAGTTGGTGAGGTGGATAACTTTTACTCCTCGTGCGAAAAGTGCGGTACTTGGGTAGAGTACACCCTTAAACCTGATTCAAAGCATTTGTATAGCATTGACGACTATACTATGTCTACTGAAAATCCACTGGCTTCAGATGATGATGCCGATGACTTTGAGGAGCCAATGGATACTCAGAGATAAAATCTAACCGCCCGTGTGCGGGCATAATTTAAAGCTAATCGTCCCAGGTTGGGTAGCCCTGGCCTGGGACTATAAGTTCTTTCGGCTATTTTCCTAGTCCCCCGACAGCCTCGGGGGACTTTTTCTTTCCAATCTATGCCATATTCGGTATAATTCTGTCAATTTCTTGCTACACCCAACTCCATATATATTATAGAGGGGAAAGGAGAGGTATGTTGAATATAAGGTTTTTAAGGCGTTTAGCAGAGGGCGGTTCTTCACAGCCAGCTCCTAGTTTAGGGGATGCAACTAGTGGACCAGTTCCTACCACAGACCCAGAAGGTACTGGAGATCCAGAAAATATATCTAACAGATATAAGTATGAACGTATGTACAGTAAGATATCTTTAGATAAGCTTTTGGAGTTATATCCAGAGCTTAGTAAAAATATAAAAGATGTAAAAGATCAATACAACAGGAATTATTGGGAGTAAATTATGTCATTTAAAAAGATCGGGGATTCAACACTAACAAAGGTAATCAAAGAGGATGATGGGGAAGATAAGGTTATGTTAGTGTGCCCTAAATGTGGAGTTAGATACTCTTCATCAACCTGCCCAAATTGTGACGGAGGATCCAAAAAGGATGGACGCGAAAGCAAAAGCAAATAAGGTTTTGGAGTACGTAGAAACAGCCCCTAAGACGCCTACCTCAGAAGAGGTAGCAACTCTTAACCAGGCTAACGCTGAGAAGCGCGCCGAGTTTACCAACGTATTAATAGATAATATTAAGAACGGGTATGTTTCCTACGAGGACGCAGTTAAACGCGCCAAGAATTACTCCAAAAATCCTGATGACGCAAGCGTTATACTTGCCAGGATTAGCGAATACGAGTTTCCTATGCAGCGTTCAGCTAGCGAGAAATCTAAATCGGAGGTTGAGAATATGGATCCTATTGCAGAGAATCTGAATGTTCTTGCTAAAAGGTTTCCCAACTGGTCCAGGTGTCTTGGAGAAGTCCTGAAAGATGAAGGATGGATTAAAGATAGCTGGAACATGGGTACTGGAGAGCAAGCCCCGCCCGATAATACTATCGAGCAGGTGAAGAAAGAAGAAGACAACAGAATGAAGTCACAAACAAAGGAAGGTGAATCCCAGATGAAAGACAACGAGAAGAAGAAAGAAGAGCATCTTAGGGCTGACGACAAGTCTCCTAAGAAAGAAGCAGCTGACAAGAAAGCCTGGAATTTAGGTACAGGAGATGCAGTTGATTCTAAGAAGTGGGACAAGAACGTAGACAAAGAAGAAGAGAAGAGAAAAGGCGCCGAGATTAAGGAAGGCGAAAAGGTAATGAAAGAGAACGAAAAGAAAAGAGAAGAGTACCTAAGGGCTGGATCCGAGCAGTGGAAAGTTACACTTGCTAAGGATGAGAAGAACGTTAGAAAATCAGCCTGGGAGATCAGGGATACAAAAGATGGAGACCTTGTAGTTAGGGCAACCATTGATGACATCACTGATGGTAACGAAAAGTTTACTGATGAAGCTATTGCAGAAGCTACTTCAGAAGACTTCGGAAACCTTATCACAGAAAATCTTGGAGAGCACGGCTTGGAAGCTGTTGCTAAAACACTTCTTGGTGACGACCTTACCAAGTATGCTATGGCAGAAGAAGGTTCAATTGATCAGTCCAACAAGGACACATCAATGTTTAACGTAAAAAACTATGGTGCTACCCAGGGTAAGGGTGGAAAGGACATAGATTTTGGTAAGACAGAAGTTAAAGAAGGCGGAGAAGCAGGTAAGCACGTTGATGCAGAAAACAAAGTATCAATGGAAAAGATCGCTTCTCAGTACTTTGCATACAGGGGTATCTTTGCTGACCTTAAGGATACAGTTTCAGAGTTTGCTAAAAAGGCTGAATCAAAGTCAGTTAGCGAGCTCGTTAAGAAAGCAGAAGATATGCTTGACGGCGTTAAGACAATGATAGACGAAGGAGCTCCAGAAGGAGATATTATAGAGCCATTAGCTGATGCAGGTTCTTCACTTAATCAGCTTAATGACATCTCATCTCTGATCGCAGAAGCTAAGGGTATGACTGACGACCCAGCTTTGGCTGAGCTTCTTGATAAAATAGAGGCTGCAGCTGCTCCAGCAGCAGACGTAGCTATAGAAGGAGAAGTAGAAATAGAATCATCTGACGCTCCTGCAGAGGAAGAAGCTTCTGAAGAAGAGAAGGAAGAAAAGGAAGAGGAAGAAGTAGACGAAACAGTTGAAGCAGCAAACTCACTGAAGAACAAACTCAAAAAGATGGCTGCTGGTAAAGACTCAAAAGACTATGACATTCCTCAGACTCACAACATTCAGAAAGATTTCCACGGCGGAGAAAAAGGAATACAGCAGGATGGAGCTAAGTTCCATAACATATGGGAAGTAGCAAAAGAAATAGACGCTATCGGCGGAAAGAAAGCTGCTGGTAAGCTGTCATCCATGCTTGCAAAGATAAAGAAAATCGCAGAAGAAAAGGGCGTAGATCCTAAGAAGTACTTCGATTCAATATTCGGAGATCCTAAAGCTACAAAAGAGTACCTAGCACCTAACTCAGTTGACGGAGTTATGAGCGAATGGAACGCAGCTACAAAGGACAGCACTTCACAGTCTTACGCTAACTTAATAACAAAAGTAAAGAAAGCATATTGGGCAGCCCAGGACATGGTTAAGAGGGGTATGCTTAAAGAATCAAAAGAAGAGATCGATTCTCAGGTTGATAGGTTCATAAACATGGACGAAAAGAACATGGAGAACTATCTTGAAAGCCTGGAGAAGCTCTCAGCTTCCATCGATTTTGAAGATGGAAGGATCAAAGTAGCTGTTATAGACCCAGCAGAAGACAAGTTTGTTGTTAGAGGATTTGTTGATGGTGTTCCTGTAGCAAGGTTTACTAAGGAAGACCTTAACATCTCTGGCAAGGTAACTAGAACTGCACTGAGAAGGTCAGCGGCTCTTACAAAAACAGCTCTTGAAAACGGAATGTTTGACGAAGTTTTGGCAGACGACGACGCTCTTGAATCAGTAGGCGAAACGCTTGATGGTATGAACGTTGGCGTGGAAGAAACCAAACTTACAAACATAAACGATTTTTAATTTTAGTAGTGCCCCGACTCCCTAGCGGAGTCGGGTCGCTCCCCTGCGGCACAATGTCGCCTTATGAGGATAACACGGAGCGAACCTGACGAAGTAAAGGGTAAGGGCAATAAAGACTTTAAAGTCTTTATAATATTTATTAGGAGGAATGTCTAGATGGCTTATTTAAGACCGTTACAGACACTGGATAAACCAGTCAGCTACACACTTGGCACAAGCCAAACAGTGTACAGAGGACAGGTAGTTACACTACTTGCTTCTGACGGCCTTGCTTACGGAACATATTCGTCAGGCAATGCTATGGTAGCAGGTTTATCTATCGACAACAACGCTTCCAGTATCTATGAAAAGTTAATTGCTACGTACACAACGTCAATTACACTTGATGCAACAGGTTCTGGAACAGCATCAACAATCTCAACAGGTAAGGTTTTTAAAGGTTCAGACATGGGTGCTACAGGATTCGACTCTCTTACGGGTTGGACCGTTACTCACAAAGGACCTTCAGAATCAACTTACACTGCCGTAGATGACACATCTACGTGGTATGCTGCTACTGACGTTTCTGCAGGAACAATCGCTGTTACATCGGTTAACTCAACTGGTGACGCGACTGGCGCAGGATCAATTCAGGTTACAGCAGTTCTTGACATTTTAAAGTCAGGAGACGGATTTACATCCGTAGAGGACCAGTTTGACAACAGTACTTCTGGTTCTGGAAAGACAACTGTTTATTGGAGTGAAGGTATCTACGAAACTGACCAGTATGATCCTAACGTATCCTACTCAGTAGGAGCACCACTCTATGTTAAAGGCGACGGAACACTCGTTGCTGGAACAGAAAGCGCCGTATTAAAAGATGCTGACGGAGACCTTGTAGTTGGACAGGTGCTTAGAGCACCATCGTTAACACTCACTGCGGAAACCAGAGTAACATCTGGAGAATCGAACCCGAAACCAGAATCGCTTCAATTTTTCTTTAGGAAACCTGTTACACAGGTTACTTCCTTAGCGTAATAGGAGGAAAGTATAATGGAAATAATTAACAAGAAAAACTCACTCGACAAAAAGGCTAGCGTTAGCTTCGGCGACGACGGCCACATTAACGCCTCCGACCGAACAGACGCGATTAAAAGGGTTGCCAAGTACTTAAAAGCTGGCGACGAAGGTTCATATGATGAGAAGGTGTCTAACCTCTTTACCGCAGAAGAGCAGACACAGTTAACGAACAGATTTGCTTCACAGAATACAAGGTACGTAATTGGTCAGGCAATGGCTTCACCTCTTAAAACATTCTTAGAATATAAGGGTGTTATGAGAAGAGCGCTTAGGGTCGATCCTCTCGCCCCTGGTGCGCTGCCTGTGTACGACAGGGATACTGAGGAAATCTCAGCAGACGTCCTTGCAGCACAGTCTTCAGTAGATCAGACAAGGGTAATCGGCGACAGGATATACGTTCCAGTATTTGAAATCGCTGCATATCCTACTGTTAAACTGAGGGAAATCAAGATCAGAAGGTTCAACATGATTGACCGTATCCAGGTTAGGACAAGGCAGTTCATGCAGGAATCAGAAGATGCGACAATCATCAACCTTATTGATACAGCTTCAACAAGAGACAACACCGAGTTGACTGTTGACACATCTGACTCAGGAAACGGTCTCGGCTACATCAAGAGGCTCGACCTTGTTAAGTTGGCTCGACAGATCACAAGGCACGACCTGTTCGCAGTTTCTTACTTCATGTCAATATACCGCTACAGCGATATAGAAATGTGGGGAAGAGACGAGCTCGATATTCTGACACAGAAACAGATTATCGACACAGGCTTGCTGGCAACACTGCACGGTAAGAATATCTACGTAACCAAGAAAATTGAGTACGATACGATATACTGTACCTCAGACCCTGACTACGTTGGAATTTTCCCAGTGTACCAGGACATCGAGGTAATCCCTGCTGACATACCTTACCAGACATCGTTTGGCTGGGTATTCACAGAGCTTATAGGTGCCGCGATTTTCAATGGAAAAGGTGTTGCAAAGACAACTATTTCCTAATGGTTGACAATACCACATTTTTGTGGTATCTATAGGGTGGAGGGGGCCTAGCAATAGGCCCCCGAAATCCAGTTCTTTAAAGCAATTATAGAAGGGCGCGCCGTAGTAGTTACGACCCCTTAAAACTAAATCATCCCCGACCCACATCGGGCCCCTACTCCCTGTGGAGTAGGGACGCACTTATAATAAATACACGGAGAACTATTGAAGGAAAAAACTCGTGAACATAACTAGATTGGCTTTGAAAGCTAAGAAAAAGTACGTAACTGATTCCAAAGAGTATATGAGGTTGCATTGCCAAGCTTATAGGTATGAATTCAAACTTAAGGCTTTAAAGATTTATGGTTTGGTTTGTGCTGAGTGCGGGATGGATGACCCAGATACTTTATGTTTTGACCATATTGGTGGCGTAAGGAAGGAAGATAGGTCACCCTCGTTCATTTATAGGTTGGTGCGGGAACCTAAAAGAGAGGATATCCAGATACTTTGTGCGAACTGTAACTGGAAAAAGCAAAGTAACCTTTATACTAGACGTAGCCCAAGGACATACTTTACCACTAAAGTTAAGGTGTTGAGGGCTTATAGTACCACACCTGAGGCTTCTTGTGTGTTATGTGGCGAGAATGATATAGAATTACTTTGTGTTGATCATATTGACGGGGGAGGAAACAAACATAAGCGTACAGCTAATATTAAGGGACGACTACCTACTTGGTTAAAAAAGCATAATTATCCGCCAGGATACAGAACCTTGTGTTTTAATTGTAATTTGAAATCATATATAAAACTAGCACGTGCAAGGCTTCACGAGGTCTTGCACGCTCCGTAAGGAGCCTCCTTCAATGATGTGCTACAGGGGCTGAGGGCCTCTTCCCGTGTAGGTCCTTAGCCCTGCCTTTTAGGACTTATATTTATACTTAGGAGGATTGCTAATGGTACTATATATTAACTATGGGCTAATCACCCACCCACGTAATACGTCTGTTTGGAGGTGTCTAAATGGCCTTACCTAAACCTACCGATTTTACAGGTACTTATGAGCCCTTAGCCTATGACAGGTTTTCCGCCAATCTTTTGTGGACTCCCGTAGATGGCGCGGATGAGTACTGGATTTACAGAGACTTAGATAAGATAGTAGTAGAGCCTCCCTTTGAGACTACTGTATACAACAACCAGGAATATGTTATCTATAGGGATACTGCTGCGTGGACCAACGCGCAGCCTCTGGATTGTTTCTTTTGGGTACAGGCAGTAGAAGGCCCAGATGCTACAGGTAACTACGAAGAGGGAGACCAGACCGACGCCCTGTCTCTTATCCATCCATTTGTTATAAGGATTATAGAAGAGGCCAGGTCTATGATAGGAGACGACTTTAGGATCTTTGGTAACATAGCTTCCACTGGTACTGACCTACTTGAACAGGTAAGCGCTTATAACTATAAGGTGGCTGTGGAGCAGGCTTTATCCGACATCAACTCTACTCCTACTCCTACGGCGTATAACTATGGTACCTTCCCCGCAATGTGGAAGAACCTAATAACCGTGGGTACCTTGGTGTGGATGCTGCCCAGACTTATATTATTCGAGAAAGCTAAGGCTATGCAGTTTCAGGATCAGGGGCAGGAGTGGACTCCACCCGATCTATCAGAGTCCCTTAAGGGATTGCTCGATATGTATAAAGATATATATGACGACAGGCGAGTGGCTATTAAACATAACGTGAGGCCTATGCCTAAGGCTGTGGGAAGTCTTCGTGCTCTTTTCATATCACCACAGTTGCTCAAATGGCGCCATGTGCCCACAGGAAGGCCTTATTTTTAAGGGGTTTTTTAGGATTTATTTGGGGAGCCAGGAAACAGTAATAAAGTAACAGAAATATTTGACATGAGGTTTTTAATTTTGCTATACTTCTAATAACTTAAAAACTTATTAGGAGGTAGTAAAATGGAAAAGAGAAAACGTGGAAAGAAAGTTACGGTAGTATGCGACGCTTGTGGTAAGGAGTTCACTAAGCCACCTAGCCTCGTGAAATCACGAAACTATTGTAACCGAGAATGTAAGGCGAAGGGAAACTCAATGCTCTTTGATCAGGAACCAGAGAGGCGTAAGTTGGCAGCTCAGAAAACTAAGGAACAGCTTGCAACCAAGGGCCACCCCAGTATTGGTAGGCACCATAACGCTGAAACCAAGATTAAGATAAGTGAAAAGCGCAAAGCCTTTTATCAAACTGAGGAAGGTAAAGAAGCCAGGACTAAGATATCCGAGCAGCGTAGGGCCAGCGCTGGTAACTATCATCACTCCGATGAAACCATCGAGAAGATACGAGCCAAGAAGCTAGAGCGTGATAAGGACCCAAGCTACCAGGACAAGATTAACGACTCACTAGAAGAAAAGCGAAAGGACCCAGAGTACCATAAGAACCTTAGTGAAGGGGTTAAGCGTTTCCATGCTAGTCCAGAAGGACATGAGGTAGCCAAGCGTAAGAGTATTAAGATGAGACTAATAAAAAAATCGTTCTATAAAACTCCTGAAGGTAAGCTGGTTAGGGGGAAATTAAGTAGTCTCATGTCTGATAAAATAGTTTCAGGAGAAATAAAGCCCAATAGTCATGGGCACTTCGGTATACGCGCGGATCTTAACGAAGTCTTTAGGTCCAACTTAGAAGCTAACTACGCCAGGATACTTAAGTACAAAGGTACCTCATATGAATATGAGAATACGACATTTAAACTTAGTACTGGGCAGACTTACACACCAGACTTTTACTTACCAGATACTGACGAATATGTAGAACTAAAAGGATATTATAAGGCAGGAGAAAGACTTAAGTACGATATGTTTAAAAAGGAGTACCCCAACGTGAAGTGGAGAATTATACTACAGACATCACAGGAGTGGGAAGACTTAAGGAGTAAGTACAAACCCTTAATCCCACTATGGGAAGGAGTAAAATGAAAAGCTACGTTAACTTAAAAAAGTTAGGATCAGATGTGTTATCCCAACTTAAAGATGAAAATAAAAAGCAGCTGTATAAAGATGCAGTTAAGGCGCTGCCACTTTTATCTAAGTTTGAGCTCCACCCGCCCATTAGTCCTGGTTACTATGATATAATACTTACATTAGACACATCAGGGTTACTTCAGAGTACGGCTACAGCCATAGTTAACAAGATTTTAGATGCTGGTCAGGAGTTATTTGATAAACGTATAGTGGATATAGACGGTGCAGTGAGTTTTACTGGTGGTAGACTATGGTTGTTTGGTCAGGGAAAAGACAGCTTTATGTCGGTTATTAACCAGGGCGCCAAAATTGACACTATAGACGTAAGTATAGGAGAAGTAATAAAATAAAGCTTATAGGAGAGAAAGGTAGTGGAAATAGATAACAAAGCTACAGAAGAGCAAGGTTTAGAGTTGGCGTATAGACTAATTCCTTTTCTACGGAAGTTTACTTACAAGAAATTTTCTCCTAGGTCTATGACGCTACACTGGACTTTGGACGTATCAAAAATGTCCAGGCAGTTTATTATTAGTATAATGAAAAAACTAGCTGAGCTGCATAATATCGAAGATTTAAATTATAGACCTTCTAAAAGGATGCTAAATTGTTTTTTGCGAGATGAGCACGGACGTGGAATAACTAATAACTTTGTTACTCCTCATTCGATAGAACACACAGTAGCTACGGAGCCTAATATTCCCACGCTTATAACCGAAGAGCTTGCGCTTAATAGCGATGATATGGTTAAGAAATCTAAAAGCCTCGTTAACTTAAAGAAAGCAGCCAAAGACGGGGTGTTAGAAGAAATATATTCGATTCTTCCAGAGTTACGAAAGTTTTCTATGTTTCGGTATTTTGGTTCGGAAGCCAACCCATATACAGATTTTAAACTTAATGTGGAGGGTTGGTCTAGGACTGCTATAATAGGTGTGATGAAGCTCATAAGGCATTCTGGGTTTGTGGGTAAGCTACGAGCGGCGGGCAGTGGTGAGTTAATTAGCTCTTGGTATAACGACGAAAGCTTAAACATAGCCCTAGCGAACCCAAATATTTATCCCTTGTCCATATCTGTAAGGATATATGACATATCTATTCGTCCCACGCAAGCAGGAAGCCTCGTTAACTTAAAGAAAGTATCTACAGCTGACGGTAAATGGGAACTTAACTATATACTTAGTGTAGTCCCAGAGCTAAGCAAGTTTAACATAAGTGCTCCTATACAAGTATATAACGGAGACCTGGTTCAGTTTAAGTTTAGTTTGGGTGCTGGGCCGCTCAGTAACGTTACTGTAGCTACCTTGCTACGTAATATCTATAAAAAACTTATTGAGAACGCGAGGAATAATAAGCCTATACGGAATACTTATGCGGACATGTCCATAGAACTAAGTCCTCAACTTAAAGATACGTCGGTTTTGGAAGATACCTACCCTGCGCTTGGTGAGGTAGTAGCTCAGGCCGAAAGAGGTAACATAGCTATACTTGCGATGTATATTATGACTCCCTCTAAAGAGTACCGAGATGGCGAACCAGAAAAAAGGAACCGACCTCTGCGGGACTATACGGATGCTAAGTCCTGCGTTAACTTAAAAAGAATATCAGCAGAAGATGAAAAGATGAATAACATACTTAGATATAAGGTTATGCAGCTTAGAAATGATAAGGATATAGAAGCTTATATTCCAGTGTATTATAAGAAGATAATAGATAAGTTTAGGAAGGGTGAGCACCTGCAGCCCCCAGAAATCATGGGGTCCATTAAGTCTATCAACGACGCGTTAAAATCGTGGAGGGATAGCAAAGAGCACTACAGAAAGATGCACGGGAGTTACGTTAACTTAAAAAAGATAGCTGAAGATAAGCTGGACAAGTTTTGTCCGTCTTGTGGTATGATGGTTGACAGGTTGTACCCAGTTATTGGTAAGGAAAAGATATGCTATGATTGTTACAAGAAGATGCTTAGGGACCGTAAGAAGAAAGCTGGAAGGTTTGAAAGTGATAAAGAGTTGGAGGATGTTAAGGAACTCTTTGCTTACTTTGAGAAGCAGCCCTATCCATGGAACGAAAGGGCCGAAGCTATAGCAAAGAAGCATGATTACTATGGTACTCCGTTATCCATAGTTAAACGGATGTTAGTAAACATACAAAAGGAACAGCAGGGAGTAGATCAATTTCCAACTAAGGAGGATAAGTAATGGCTACTAAAAAGCATGGGCGTAACAAAGACAAGTGTAAGTTGTATCAATCTAACGGGACTAGAAGAAAGAACAAAGTTAGGAATCTTAAGAAGAGATTAAAAGGGTATAAGAGCCCAGAGAACTATATGATAGATGAAGATAAGTTTATGATTGTGAAGGTAAAATGAAGATACTTAAATATATTGCGTTTGGTTTTTGGATATTAGTAGCAATAGTTATATACATAGTCTGCGCAATATGGGACGGTATTAAGAGATTGTTTGGGAGGATATAGTGTTTACTGTAGCAGGATGGAAAGAGGATGAGGACAGAGCGATGAAGACTGCCTACAAGTTGTATCAGAAACTTGTAGCCTCAGAGTATCCTGGTGTGAAGGATAAGGCGGAGAAGATAGCTAGCGACTTAGTGCTTAAAAATATAAATGTTTACGAAGCGTTGGGGGAGTTCAGGAGTATATTTGTTCCTTCTGAAAAAGAATTTAGTATGGAAGACGGGTCAACAATGGAACACCTCAAAGAAAGACACGGACTTATAAAACTAATTTTAAAGGAGGGATACCATGTTACAGCTCCTAAAGTTTTTATTCGTAGGAAAGGATAAGTTTGCGCAGGAATGGTTTGATAAGATACTTGAAGCTACAGAGAGGTTGTCTAAGTCTGGGCAAAGAAAACTGTTTAAGACTGTGCTGGCTATGCTGTTAGTTTTTATCCTGTGCATACTATTTATTGTAGTAGCTCACGATAAAGACTTTTTTCTTCAAGGAATACAAGCATTCCTGACGGCTATCTGTGTGTTGGCTGGAGTATATAGTGTGGCTAACTCAGTTGAGCATGCCACTGATGGAGGTAAGAAAAAGAATGGCAAGTAATCCAGAACCATATACTAAAGACCAGATAGTGGAATACATAGTATCTTATCTTCCTAGTCTACGTAAGTTTGACTTATATAGCTTTGATGAGGTTCAGCCAAATAAGATGACCACTTTAGTGTTTAGGTTAGATGTATCTAAGTTTAATATATCTACGAGGGTAAAGCTAATTTACAACTTGGCTGACGCTGCTAAGGCTGTTAACGATACAGATGGCGCGTCTATTAGTTTTGACTCGCCTCTGTTTAAAAGGCTTGATGCTAACGGAGAAGACCTTTCGACGTCCTCTCGGTTCGTATTAAGGCAAGACGGGCATAGTGTGGTAGAAGAAAAGGCTGCAGACCCAAAGTTTCACTACATCGAAATGACGGTATTTTATTATGGTTGAGGTGCAAATAGTTGAGTTTACTTGTAAGAATAATGTATACTATTACTAAGCGGACTAAAGAGCTTTACCTTCGGTACCGCTATGCTTAAAGGAGGTATGATATGTTTATAAAGACTGCTGATTGTTCTGTTGTAGACGTCTTAGATACCAGGAAAGCTGGGTCTATCTTTGATGAGATAGTTACCAACTCCGAGATAGCTAAGGCTTCTACGCTGGACGAGAGTGATATAAGGCGTCAAGGTTATAATAGGTTTAGGGCTATAGCCGAGAAACGTTCTGATCGTTTGGCTATAGCAACCAGAGCCATCTCAGCTTATGAAACTCACTCGTTTAACAAGAACGGTGATGCCTTTGAGAGGGATCAACTTGAGAAATTTCATAAGACGTTTATACTTAAGCCGCATCTTTGGGACCACGATTTATCAATAGGTTCAGTTAGGGGTATAATAGCTGACGCAAGTTGGAATCCAAAGGAAGACTATGTTGAGACGCTTATCTTTATTGATAGGGAACAGTTTCCTAAGTATGCTTCTAACGTGGAGAAGGGGTACATAAATAGTTTTTCTATGGGAGTAGAAGTTAAGGAGGCTGAGTGTTCTATTTGTCACAATATCGCGCGGACACCCGCGGAATTATGTATTCACGCAGAAAGATACAAAGGACTTTACGTTCAGGGTAAGAAGTGTTTTGAGTTTAACAGGGACCTGGAGTTTATTGAGCAGAGTGCTGTTGCATCTCCAGCAGACCCAGACTCACATACTTTGTACATACTGGCGCACGCAAAGGCTGGTCAGCATAAAGAGATAGAGAATCTTAGGAAGCTTGCGTCAATACTTGATAGCTATACAGAGGAAGACAAGCGTAGGTTTAACGATGAGTACTACCTTATCACATCTTCTGTTGATAGGTTGGCTACCAGAATAGCAAAGGATCTTGGGATATCGTTTGGGGATCCGAGGCGAGGTGAGTAATGGGGCACATATATAAATTCACAAAACATGTACTTGCATACTCACCATATTTTAATGAGGCTGAGAGAGTATACTTTGATACATTATCAAAGGGTATTACTGGGTCATACCTAGTACTTGCTAAGTACGGTTTAGGTGGAGAAGCCAACAAAGATCTGAAGGATTTGTATAGGCACCTTAGTTGGTATAACCTTAAGAAGAACGACAAAGATTACAGGCCCACCGATTTAGGTATGCTGTTTAGTCAAATAGCTACGGTAGTGGATGAGTCTTTAGTAAAGCACGGAATAGTTAACAAGCAAGGACTTGATGAGTTTTTACCCAGGGATATATTAAGTAAGCTTCCGAGCACTCCCATGCAGCAGAACCCAAAGAATTACATACCAGAAGAGCAAATGATTAAGGATACATCATTACGATCCGCGCCAGCTGAGAAGGATAAGGGAGTACTACAGTCATTGGAGGAACAAGCTATGGATAGAAACAAAAAGTGGAAGGAGTATAGAGAGCACCAGGATACACCGCCAACCCCAGTTAGGGCCAGTCTTATAGGAAACATTCTTAAGAAAGGCGAGGCAGTAACACAGGATATAGGTAAGCTTCCTATGAGTAGTTCAGATGATATGAAGGAAGTAGCAAAGAAGACTAAGGATAACATCACAAAGAACAAGCAACTTCTTGACGAGGCCGACGCCTTAGCTGAAGATATGGAAGAGTTAGATAAGATTACATAAGGAGTAACCTTAATGGCATTTTATGAGTTGCACCGCTACGTTAGAAGGGTAGTAGTACAAGAGCTGCAGTTGTTGGTGAACGATCATCCAATGTACACCACAGATAGGGCTGACGACACTAAGTTTCAGACGTCCCCTACTAAGGTTATGGAACGATATAACTTTGACGGCAGACAGTACCCAGCTATAGTAGTTACCACTACTGAGTCTAACGAACAGCGTTTGTCTATGGACAGGCTAATAACTGAGGCTTACGGGCACTCAAGAGCAGCTACTATGATGTCATATGTAACTCCTAAAGTGGTAGATGATTCAGAGTACACTGGCACATACTCTGATGCAGTGTACTTACTAGAGTACGCACAGACATTTGCTGAGGATGATGAGGATATTAAGCTTAAGAAATTCTCGGTAGCTGCAGTAGACGATGACCCCACAGGAGCATCAGGAGATGTTGAGTGGTTTGATATTGTACCAGATGAAAGGCGCACAGATATAATAGATGGTGTAGAAATACATATAGGTTCTTTTAATGACATACGTCCTGGCAACCAAATATACATAGAGACGTTTGAGGATAACAGATACCTGGGAGATATATTCGGGAGCAGGTTTGATATATCTATGAACATATCTGTGTATGCGCAGACGCAGTACGAAACTGAAGAGTTACTTGATATGGTAAATTCGTGGTTCACATACTATTTACCACATCAATTATACTTTAAGCACAGCATCAACGCCAAAACAGTTAACACTAGTGGAGCAGTGGAAAAGGATGAGCGATACGGAGAAGAGGCGTTTACTGGTAACCTTACAGTTACGTTCTCTGTAGAACACCAGTTCTTTAACCCAGTAAATATAATGACGTCTTATCAGTTATGGCTAGCGCTTAGAGAGCAGGTAGACTCTACGACTGGGCAGATACTTTTACCTATAGAGATTGAGGATTAGGAGATACTATGGCATATTTAAGAAACATACCAAGCAGCGGTGACCCGTTTGAGAAAGGTAAGAATGGATTTATACCATCTAATCCTACCGACGCTGGGGTGGAGCAGAGGTTTGATAGCTTGACAGATAGGTTCCAACCTAAGGAACAGTATACAAGAAAGATATACCAGGTAGCAACTGGAGATGAGAACGTACTGCACGAACATATTGAAAGGCTTAGCAGGATGATAGAAGCCAGAGGCGAGCTTGTAACGCTTGTTAAACGTAAACTTGATGGTGAAAGATGTAACTGCTATGATACAGTTATGGATGTTGTTAGGCGTAAGTATTGCTTGCAGTGTTATGGTACTAGGATAAAGAATGGTTATGAGCTATTTAATAATACTAATAGAGATGATGGTAAGATATACATAGCGGCTCCGTTTGCTGAAGCTAGGATAGATTGGGAAGACCACGGACGAGTACAGACGGAGGAGCTAACTTATTGGACTTTGCCGTATACCCCGTTAGAAAACGGAAGCACTACGTATTCTTACGACTGGTTAATAAGATATAATAATGATGGTACTGAGTTAGGAAGGTATTATATACATAATGTTAAACCTTCTAGGAGTGTAGATAACTATGTTACGTATCAACACTTTACGGCTGCGTTAGCAACAAGACCTACTTACGATCATGAAGGAACTATGGTAAGGCGAGGCGATTTGATATATGAAGTGGATACTAGTACGTTAGATGTAGTTGAGGGAAACTTAGAAAAAGGAGCTGACGAACGATGAAATCAGTAGTTAACTTATACAAGATAGCTAAGTGGGAAGCTGAGCATGAAGCTGCTCTTAAAGAAGATGCAATGAGAGAGAAGGGAGAACAAATAGAGGGAGGGCTTGCCGATAATATGACATTGGAAGACATAGCTAATAGGCATGGAGTAAACATGGGTAAGATAGTGTCACAAATAAATAAAGGTATCCGTGTTGAGTATGAGCACACGAATGATGCTAAACAAGCTATGGAGATAGCTAAGGATCATCTGGTTGAGGATTCAGAATACTACACAAAATTAGAAATGATAGAAAATCACTAAGGAGGTAACGTATGAAAGACCATCAGTTTTACCAGAAGCACCAAGAAGTAGCAGATGCAGAGAATTTTAACTTTACTATTGACGGTACGACTACTATTCATCACGATAAGAAAGCTGTTCTTATTGTTGGCGATGATTCGGATGTTGAAGTATGGGTAAGGGTTGGAGATTCCAGAGTTGATTGGACTACAATGACTGACTACGTTGATAGCGTAGGCTCTGGCGCAACAAAGCTTACATATGTAAACATACCGTTTCCATGTAGCTCGGTTACGTTGGCAGTTACTAATGATTCTGGTTCAGCAATTCAAGTATCATATTATGGGGGCTCTGCATAATGCTGCATTTGTTACGAAAGATTGCAGGTAAGAAAGCCAAGCCTACTGTAGAGGGGGAGATAGGACTGTCAGAACTTAAGTCCAGATTTCAAAGTGGTAGGCTTTTAAACAAGGTTCTTCCGTTGATATCTTTTACGTACAAACCAGTTAGTGGTTCCAGCGAAACATACAATGCTGAGGATATTAAACTCTACTATGAACATAAATATGAAGGAGAGGACTACGCTTTATACAGTACACCTATAATGAGGCAGATGGTTATAGATGTAATAGACGCTCACTTCTTAGAGATGTTAAATCTTCTAGGTACTATATCATCTGATGGGTCTATAATTCCTCCAGAGGATGATGCTATAGTAGCTGTTACAGCTATGCTTGTTAGGAGATATATTGAAGAGGCTGATCGAGGTGGGTCACTTAACGTTAATATGTTAAACGATGTATTCGACCGAGACCACTATAAGCAGAAGGGAGTTACTGGTCCAAGGATGACGTTTAACAATAACACTACCAGCCAAAGCAGACTTATAGATCAGAACAGAGACAGGCTTAACTTCTTTTCACAGAACGTAGACATACGAAGACTTAATGAGATGACCAATCTTAAGCAGCTGGTTGAGTATTTCTTAGAGATCCAAGATAAGGATTCGGCTATTAAATTGGTGACTGCTTTAGATTCTAAAGCTCCGTTATTGTGGCTCGATAGAACTAATAGGCCCAAGTTATCTTTGGCTTATATGCTTCCAGTTCTTCAGACCATTAAGTTAAAGGGTAAGAAACAAGATATGGGTATGGCTCTCATGTTAGCTACTCAGATGATATCCGAGGAGTTACTTCGTCAGGACGAGAGTGAACAGGAGAACCTAATAGAAAAGTGGAACCAAGAGATTACAGATAAGCTATCAGCTATGCAGCAAGAAGAGGAGTTAGACGAAACTGATATAACTAACAAGAAGAATAGGGCGATACAGAGTTGGGTAAACGATAGGCTGTCATCTCTTGGAGAATACTCAAAGAACTCAACAGCTATAATACAGGCATGGAATAAAAATCCAGGCCAGACTGAGCAAAGGTTTAGGACTGCGATAGCTATGGCTAAGAATATTCTAGCAGTTAAAAAGACTAAGAGTGTTGGGGCTGATGTAATACCTACTAAGTACACAAAGGATATTGGTACTAGTGATGAGCAGCAGATGGACATACCAGATAAAGGTACCATGGGACAGGCTATGGAAGACGCTGAATCTAAATATATAGAAGAGCTGGAATCTAAAGAGCAGTCTTTATATCTGCCAGCTATAATACATAGTACGGTATTAGGTATGAAACAAGTAGTCGGTCCTATAGTTGAGAAGAGATTAAAGGAAGTAGCGATCACTACTATAGAGAGCCCGCTACGAAAGTCCATAGAAAATAGCGTAAGAGAGATAGGAAAGTTTAAAGATAAAGAGGAGGGTGTAGGAAGAACGGAAGAAGTATTTACTATGCAAAGACCTCACGAAGAATCTGTTGAGGTTCTTTCACAAGGCATAGTACAAGGAGTTATTACTGCGCTTAAAAACTCTACACAGTATATAGATGATGTTGCGCAGAGTATGGATAGCTCATCAGAATCTCCGTTCGTAAGCTTTGGAGGTAAGGTAGTTAGAAGTATAGTCGAGCATCTTAAAGGTGAAGACGTATCTCCAAAAGCTATACCTAATATAATGAACATTTTAAACGACGTATTGTTAGCTCCCATAATTAAAGAGATGAGTAAGAAAGTATTGTTATCAAGTGAGTACGCCATAGACTTAGCTAATGGAACTTTACAGGCGTTAAGAGACGAAGAGGGAGAAGCTTTACGCCAGATAATGAACTCAGGAGATCCAGAGACAAAGAAAGCTTTGGGATCCAAATTGTCAAAGAAGATAGTGACAGCCTTATCAAGTGCTTTAACTACAGTGCTAAAGGAGAATCCACCAAAACAATTGCTTGTGAAATTAAACGACGCCATACTACGAGTACTATTAAGCGATTAAAAATATTTTACCAAGGAGGTAAATACATATGGCTTATAAGTCACCAGGTATTTCGGTAACCAGCGAGTTTCAAAACATCGTTAATCCGAGTGTTGGAGGCGATTTAACATTAGGTATATTAGCTGGTGTTGATGTAACTAATGTAAATCTTAATCCAACCGCTACAGTGGAGTTCAGACGTGAAGGTCTTGAAGCTGACGCTAACGTAGACATCGGATGGTTCACTCGTGGAGACGAGTGGCTTGCTCAGGTTACTGATGCTAACAGGATAATATCCATGACTCAGAGTAGCACAACCTATAACACAGCTATTATAGGTACGGACGCTACAGGCGTTGAGGTTATTACTATGACCAAAGACGCAACAGCAGACTCTACTGGAGCTGCTTCAAGTATTACGCCAGATGCTGACGGAGTAAAAGCGGTTTACTATTACAACATAGAGACTGGATCTTTTACTTACTACACTCCTGACACAGACTTTACTTACTCTGTAGCGGGTACAACAGTAACTATATCGTGGGTTGATGGTGGTTCAGCGCCAGCTACTGATGCTACGTTCTACGTACTAGCAGAAGAAGTGTCTGCTGTGAACTCAGATACCGACGCTATACTCAGCATAATAAAGAGCCCTAGTAATTCAACAGCTACTACTGGAGAAACCTATGTAGGTATAATGGTGTACTGGTTAGCTGGAGCAACAAACACTCCAGACGACAGCTCAGTCTACTACGCTAGCGTAAGGAAAGAGTTTACCAGCGCGCTTAACACCTACACAAGTTCATCAGAAGTACAGAAGGCTTTTGGTCCATTAGCAGATCCTACAGACCTTTCTGTAACTAATCCAGTTGCAGTAGCAGGACATCTTGCATTTGCTGAAGGATCAACAAGCATAATGATTGCTCCTTACAATCTTAACTCAGAATTAGCTTCAGCTACAACAGCTCTTGAAGCTCTAGCTGCTACAGATGAAGTTAACATTGTGGCCTCAACTTCAACAGATGAAGCTACAGGTACAGGAACAGTTAACGGTCTTCTGGTATCTCACGTTGAGAGTGCCAGCGGTCAGGTTTCAAAGAAGTACAGGATTGGTATTATCAATCCTTATCACGAAAACTTAGATACAGATTTATCAACAACAACATTTGCAGAAGCATTAGCGGACTATGACACAATAACTGCTGCAATAGATTCAGAAAGGATGCTAGTAGTAGGTCCTCCGAAAGCAAAGATTAACCTGCCAGTACCTCCAGACGGTGCGTCCAGAACGTACACATTTGGAGCTACAACAGCTAACGGTAACTACCTTGGAGTTATAGCAGGTGCTATGATGACAAGGGCTGGAGCAGATGTTGCAACCTCACTTCTAAGGAAAAGAACAAAGTCAGTTGCTAGTCTTTTACCTAAGTGGGATGACGTTAAGCTAGATAAGATAGCGTCAAAGGCAGTAACATTGTTTGCAAAGGTTAATGGACAGTGGGTAGTTCGTGATGATATCACTACTAGCAGGTCTAACTTGCTGATGAAATCAGAACCTACGATCACTATGATTGCAGATAACATTGCCACGGCTTCTGAGTTAGTTCTTGAAAGAGGACTGATAGGAGGCAAGCTTAAGACTCCTGGAGTTTTAAATGTTATTAGAGATAGGCTTGGCGGAATGCTGACGAAGAAAGTTCAGGATGGTATCATTAGTAAGTACGGTACCCCTCAACTTGAAGTAGACTCAACAGACCCAAGAATGATAAACGTTACTATTCCTATACAGCCGATGTTTACACTTAAGTATATCGATATTACTTTTAGCTACGTAGCTAAGCTGTAAGGTAGCTGAGGAGGAAAAGGCCATGGGATACTTAACTAAAGTGTCTGTTAGTATTATAGATGGAACCATTGAGCCTTACGATATCGGTTTATCTAAACAAGCATCAGCTGGGAATTTTCATGATACCGTTAGGATGTACATAGTTGCAGCGTCTGAGATTAATTACTCCGAAGAGTACTTTAAAAAGCTTGAAGAGGATTTAAAGCTTAGGCCTACGACTATGTATCCTATGGTACAGAAAATTTATGACACGAAGAAAGACATTTTTTCCGACGCCGTGAGAGCAAGGTTTGAAGATCTGTTAAATAGGTATTCAACATATACTGACATAGATTCACCTATTCAGCAACAGTTGCGTAACCTAGTAGCGCTGACTACTAATAGTCTTCTTCGTAAATTCTCAACAGATGTAAAAGAGTTATCACCTGAAGGATTAGAAGAAAAGCTTTCAACCCTCTACGACGTTCTTCAGGTTGCGCCAGATAATTGGGAAGCCCTATCGAACATATTCGCTGACGAGGATGTAGTAAGAGACTTACAGAATACGCTAAACATAGACGCGTTTCACTTTTTTAGCTACGTTAAGAAAGCTATATCATCTGCGTTAGCTAAAAAAACCTGGCCGAATTTAGAACTCGGTTCTTTAATAAATGAGAATACAGTTAATATAGGAGGTAACTAAACATGCCTAGAAACTTACTTGGCCCTAGTGCGCCTAATGTCAGAACTCAAACTACGTTTGGGTTACAAATAGTCATGATTGATGACGACAACAACGCGGTGCAGATAGGTACGGCAAAAGAAATAACACCAGTACACACACGTAGTAACACCCCAGTAGGTGGTGTGGGTATTGGAGATAGAAGGATGGAGATCGTTCAAGGTCTCACATCTTATACTGTAGCCCTAAAGAAGTTTTCTTTATGGGGTAAAAGAATCCAGCAGGTATGTGGGTTTGATTCAGAGGTTAGAATGCTTGCAGAAATGCAGACACCATTTGATATCTATACATACCACTTAAACCCAGCTGGTACTACAGAGAAAGGACTTTTCATTAACGATGGAGAGGTAGCCGATTCTAACATAATAACTACAATCTACAGAGATTGTGTTATTAACAACTGGAATAGGTCACAGGTTTATGCAGAGGATGTTACAATAGTTGACGAAGTAGACGTCGATGTAACAAGGATAGAGGGACCGCCTCCAGGAAACCTTCCGTTGCTTAACGAGATATTTTAATTAACACCTTGAAGGAGGTGCGCAAATGAGCGCTATGCAAGAACTAAAAGACTTAGTGTTTAAAGGATTTTTGGAAAGAGAAGTTACGTTTGGTAAGATGAAGGTAACCTTACGTACCCTTACTATTGTTGAGGAGGGTGCAGTTCTTAGAGAAGCGGGACTAGATAACCCACCAACAAGTGCTGAGGAGAACTTAAGGTATACTGTTGTTCTTTTGCCAGCGGTTATTAGTAAACTCAATGATGAGGATACTACTTCTCCTGATAAGAAGGAACAGTTAAAGAAGATATTTTCCAGCGGTTACAATGCCGACATGATATCCTTCTTATTTCAGGAGTGGATTAAGCTGGAAGATGACAGAAAGAAAGCGAGTGATGAGTTAAAAAACTCGCAAGCGACCCCGAATCAAGAGCCCTCTGGGCAGTAATCAAAGCTGCGTCGGGAGTCGTTAGCGAGCAACGCTTTAGCGGCTTTGACAGAACCCCCAGTTGGGAACAGGTTCTGTGGACAAATCTTAACTTAATAGCTGATGAACAAGGAGTAGAGGTACTCCAGCAGGAGAACATAGCAGATACTCCAGACTTCTATATCTATGAGTTAAGTAAGATGATGCCTAAGGAAGAGGTAGCAAAGAAGTTTTTTGGTACTACAAAGGAAGATATAGATAGGATAGTTGATAGGCATATGCAAGCCAAGCTACGGCTAAAGCATAAGGTTGAAGAGTCGGAAGCGGCTACGAAGAAACATAACAAAAACCCGACTAACGCTGACGGACTGGAGATAGTTTAATGGCGGATATAGATAAATTAAGAAGAGAGATATCGTCTATACGATCAGAGTTTAGAGAGATACTTACGATGATGAAGAGTGGTCAGGTTAGCGACCAGTTAGAACTTATTGGTGGCAAGCTTGACCACTTAGCTCAAAGTACTAAGCGCCTTAATGAGCTATCTAAAGAGACTGGTAAGATTGGTAAGGAAGCCAGTGACCTAAAAAAAGAGATAGCTAAAGAGGAACTTGATGTACAAAGAGCTATAGAGGAGGCATATAAATCTCAGACTAAAGAATTAGGTAAAACAGTAATAGAGGCTAGGCACAGGGCTAGGATAGACAAAGAGCGAGCTGCGTTAGATGCTAAGGTACTTCAGAACAGGGGTAAGTATAGTAAAGAGGAAGTAGCTGGAGCAGAAGCTGGAACTCTAAAGCGTGGTAAAGAGTTAGGTAGTGCGATTACTGACGCCCTGAAGGATATAGGTTCCGCAGCAGGAGGAGGCACTAAGGGTGCTGCCTCCCTGTTAGGCGCTGGTTCTGCGGATATGATGTCTAAAGGTATAAGGACATTTAGTGCGGCACTAAAAGGTGTTGGAGGAGCTCTTGGAGCTACCACTGGAGTATTAGGTATACTAGGGGCTGTGACTTTACACGCCCTTAAAAAGAATGCGGAGTTAATGGCTGACAGGTTAAACGATGGTGCACTGGCTGTTAGGGCTATGGGTACCAAGGATATGATTAACGTAGGTCAGAATTATCAGAAGTGGGTATACTCGGCAGCACTACAACATGCTGCAGAAGTTGATGCTATAAAGGCTGTAGTTAATACTTTAGGTTCAAAGTATAAGTTTAATCTAGAAGACTTTATGAAGTCGAATGATGAACTAGGGTTTACCTTTGCAAACGTTAGGAGAACTGCGGCTGGTTTAGGTATGAAAGAAGAGGATGTCGCAGGTGTTCTTGACACTTTAGTAAATACATACAGGACTAATATATCAAGTGCGAAGGCACAGCAGCAAGCAGCTAAAGCTCTTAATACCATAACGGCGTATGCTATTAGGGCAGACAAAGAAGGCATAATGTCCAGGGGTCAGTTTACTAAACAGGTACAGGATGCCATACAGTCTACCAATCAGTACCATGTGAGCGCCAGTGGTGTAGCTAACTTAATGGATTCTTTTGCGAGGATTACAGGACGAAGCAGGGTAGCTCAGGATCAATTAGCTAACATGACATCTCAGGCTGTATCTGGTATGCGTGGTATGAATGACTCTTTGGCTCTTTTGGCTATGCCTGATAAAGGACTTGGTGCTTTATGGGAGTTCCCAACCTTAGATCCAGATGAGATGCAGCGAAGAGTTACTGGTATGTTTGGCGGTATGATGAAGATGACAGACGCTATGTCTTCGTCTGAGAAGGGATTGAAGTTATTGGTTAGCAGTGGTATAACAGGACTTAACAGAGATATATCCAGAAGGTTATTTATGGCAAGTGGAAGAGGAATAGGTGCTCAAGATGAGCGTACAGCTTTAGAAGAAACCAGAGCAGGTGTAGATGCTATGAAGGATCTGTACGGTATAACTGGTAAGATACTAAAATCTGTTGAAAGTATGAAGAAGTCTATAGATGTAGGGTTATCTAATGTAGTACAAAAAGTAGGTAATTGGTAAGGAGATGGCATAATGGGAAACAATAATATAAATGCGGCAACTAAGTTTGGGTCAGATTTAGTTCCTACAGCGATGAACTCAGTGGCTGGGGTTACTCCAATAGCCAGTTCTATTATAGAAAACAACACTCACCAAGCGTTGTGGGAGAAGGCCAGGTTTAGTCAGGAGGCCATACTTCAGCACGCTATAGCTACCGCAGATATTACAGTTGAACATACAACTGAAGAGATTCTAGGCAAGTTTGACTTGCCTGTGCATTCAAGGTTAATTATGTTTAGGGCTAAAGATATGTCATTTGCCGATACAATATTTCCGTTTATAGTACTGCCAGTTAACCCAGATATGCTTAGGGTTGCTTACAAGAAACGTTCTGATATAGCTTATACTATAGGAGGATTTGTTGTACAGCACTGGCATGATGACGTTATAACTATAACGGCTAGTGGATACTTCCCAACCTTTAGGAATAAAGCTAAGGTATTAACGTCAAGCTTTAGGGCGTTCATGTCTTTACTTAACTTATATAGAAGTATTGGAGGTACCAGTAACGTACCAGTTACGTTCCCGTCATCTCCGTCACTGCTGGATGACAAACTTAAAAAGCTAAAACCATCTACATCTGGGGAGGGTAAGGTTCCTACTGACCAGTACCCAGCTGTAGGTAACGGCCAGACTACAGTTACAAAAACTGATGGTAAAGAAACTGAAACGCAGTTAGTTACCAGAGCTACAGTTCATAGCATACAGAATAGTATAGCAGAGCTACGATATCAATCAGATGTTTACAGGGGTATATTCACAGACTTCTCAATAGATGAGATGTATGAGCAGCCAAACACAATGAAGTATTCTTTTACGTTTAAAGCTATGGAAAAGATAGATGTGTTCTTTGGTAGCTTAGATGACAATACTTCTAATTACACAATGGGACCTAATAAAATACAGGGTCTTGACATAGGATAATTAAATGGCAACAAACTATATAGTTCAAAGCCCAAGAGTACTGCTGTTTAAGAACGGAAACAGAGTCGACATAGGATTAAGTAACAAGGACGCAACCGATAAGAATAGTTTCTTAGATAATATAAAACTGGAGTTAGATGAACATAGCTCTGGTAGATTAGAAAACTTTAACATAAATGCCAATCTTGATACCGAACCAAATACTATGACACTAACCATAGCTATACCAATCCCAGAAGGAATTTATAGTGAAGGGTCTAATAGCTTTGCAGATTCAAGATTTGTTGACTTTAAATCTCCTAACGTTTCGTGGAAACCTATGGATCATATAGAGCTATATGTTTCTGTATCTCCTGAGGTTGAGGAATTCTATAGGTTATTTGCTGGAGTAGTTACTGAAGTAAAGACAGACTTTAAAGGCTATGAGATGATGATAAGTTTATCATGCAAAGATATGTTCTATTGGTTAAGTAAGGCAAGAATAAACCCCAGGTGGTCAGCTACCGAAGCAGTGTTACGTGCTGGTAAAGTTGATAGCGACCAGCTTAAGAACATAGCATACAATACAAAATATGTTGGGTACAGCTTTAAACAAATTATAGAAGCTATACTTTACAACGCTGCTAAAGATGGTAAGGTGGAAGACGAAACACAGTTTGTTGCGTTAGGTGAGATAGATTTTGCTTCATGGATGCAACTAGCAGGAAGAGAAAGTCTTATAGGTGACGTCATAAAGGACGACCTGCTCGATCAGCAAGAGTATTATAGGCGTGCAGAGAAAAAGTATTTAGAAGAAGCCAGAAAGAATAATGTAAAGATAAGACCTGTAGATGATAGACGAATAAAAATTGACAGGCAGGGTATATCTAAGGTTGTCCACCAGGGTAAGGAGGCAGTATTTAGGGGTGCCATAAGTAAGGCGCAGGTACTTCAGGCTGCGGCCAGCAACCAAATTAACAGAAGGTTTGTGGCACAGTATTGGGATACTCAATTTTTAGAATTCATAAGAAAGAACTACGTGAGTTATGGTAGAGAGTATGACTGGCTTACTCTTCCATTTCCGTTTAGTAATGGGGGAAACATTAACTTTATTGAAGGTACGTACTCTACAAGGTTAGAGCTTTTAAAAGAACTTACTACACTAACTATGTTTGAGATATATCAGAGTACCCAGGGATGGGTGTTCGTTAAACCTCCTATGTATAACATGCCGCCGTTAACAACTATAGATGCGGTTGAGTTAGAATCAACTGACAGATCGCTAGATATTAATAATGTACTGACTTCAGTGTCCACTGAAGGAGCATTAGTAGCAGGTACTGGTGATGACGGAGTAGATACTCTTAGCGCACAAATGAAGGCTGTTCAGGTAGAAACAAACTTTCCGTTTATTCAGGGTACATACACGTGCCTATTCCCTAAAAACTTTGACGCTTCTTTAACTGGGGCACAGCAAAAGAACGTTAAGGATATAGATAGGTTTTCATGGGGAGCAAACATAGACAGCTTGAGTCCCAATAAAGGTGACGGAACTGATGGTGTTGTACAGCTGAATGCTTTTGAAACGTTCGTACGCGAGCTAAAGAGATTAGGTAAAGGTAACGACAAAGATAAAACTGTATCAGAGTTAAGTGAAATATCTACAAACATTAAAGGTCAAGTTAGTTTAGTAGACGTAAAGACTACAATCTCAACAGGTAAGGAAACTTCTTCTGGCTCAGAAAAGGAAGAGTATCTTATGTCTAAAGGATCACAACAGGTAGACTTTGCTAAAGTGGCGCAACTCCTAACGTTTGAATTGCTACGAAAGAATCTAACCAGGGATGTGTTAAATAGAGTATTAACTAACGAAGACACATACCTTATATTTTTTCAAGACTTAAGAGCCGCCGCAACGTCTTTTCTTAATAACGCCACTATGTCTGTTAGCGGTGACTTAGGTACCCATAATTCTAAACTATACGCCAGGAATGTACTATCCTATATTACAGATCTTCAGTCAAGGTATGTAAACTTTATACAGGCTGCGGCTGCAGAACAAAACCTAGGAAAGGTAGTTGAGCAGGATATCTTAAATGGGTCTGGAAACTTTAAAGGTTTGTATGATCGTATGGCAGATATATTTTCTGGCTCCGTAGATACAACTGGAAGTATACTGTATGACCCAACTAATATATCATTGTCAGGCGCACTAAGTACTACGGAGAGAAACACGTTACTGGATGATCCTGAAGGTAAGGACTTTTCTATTTATAAGTTTATTGCTGAAGCCACGGGAAGTTTTTATAGTCGTAGATCTTTATTACGTGACAAGGACGGAAACCTAGTAAAGACTATAAATTATAAGCAACTTAAGTCTGAATTACAGAAAAGGAAATTGGCCGCTAATACAATTCCTATTGATAACAAGCCAAGTATTGTTGCGTCGGCTACGTGTACGTACAAACTGGATGATAGATTGAAGACAGTAGGAGACTACAATGTTATGCAGCACGGGTTTAACAGCACCAAGATAACTAATAGAATGATAAGGACGCAGGAACAAACTACTGCGTTTGCTAAATATTTTATGTATATAAATAACGCGTCCCTAGAAAAAACCAAGATGGTATTGAAAACATTAAGACCTGATGTAGTTTTAGGGTTTCCAATACTAAATAACTTGGACATGAATGTTTATTATGTTAATGATATAAATTTCTCATTAACCGCTGGCAATGATTTTACCACAAACATTACAGGTATTGCCAGGCGCAGACCAGTATGGATAAACTCAGATGTTCCAGAGGGAAATCAAATATTTAACAACCCAGAATTAAAAGCTAAGGCGTTAATAAACCCTAAAGGTAACCCAGAATATTCTGATATACTTAAGTATGAATCAGAAGTAGCGGCTGAAATATCTGGTACTAATAAGAGTTCTGGAAAGTATAAACTATTGGGTTGGGAATACTACGGCCCAGACGAGTCAGATTTAAAAGATGATGACGTAACTAATCTACAGTATGGAATATTCTTACCTCCGTTTGGCGGGGTTATTGATTCGATAGTATCTCAGGATTATACTCAGAAGGATACTGGTGTATCTAATATTAAGGTTATAAAAATATCTGAGGATACTAGCGCGCAGGGTACTAAGTCGCGCTACAAGTTTGAAGTGTTAACAATAGATGCTACTGTAGATATACACGGGCAGTCAATAGAGTCTAAGAAGGCTGGTATGGTTACTCTTCCAAAGAATAACCTTGTAGCTCTTGAATCATCTCACTCCCTTAGTAGCGGACAGGTTCGTGTTGTAGACTTAAAAGGTGAAAAGGTAGGATTTTTTGAAACAAGAACTAAGGATTCATCCAGAAGGAGTATACCTCTTCCAGTTGGGTTGAGGCCTTCTACCCCGATTGATGTAATATTAAACGAACTTAAAACTGACGAGTTTAATTATACTAATTCTGGACCAGTAAATTTTACTACTACAGCAAAAGATGTTAGAGTATTTGATGGTGAGATTAGTATGGGTCAGAACAGCGTTATGGTGTTTGTTTCTGATCTAAATTTTAGTCCACAAGTACAGGTTGGTAAACTTAATATACCTAATAAACCTAAAGACTTAGAGACTGTTGAAGGAGGAAATATTAAATTTGGTAACGTTAGTTGGGATTTAACTAAGGTATCCATTATTCCAGAAACAGAACTTAGAGAGATACTTACGCAGGTATTGAGTAACTATACGGTTGGGTCATACAAAGATCTAGAGAAGTCATTACGGACACGAGTAAGTAAGAGTTATAAGAATGTTATAACAGAGACTCAGGTGGCCAAGCTTGTATCTTATCAACTACGTGGAGTAAGTTATCTTAGAAGTTTAGGTGTTCCTGGTGCAGGTATTAAAGATAAGAGAAGTGGTTCAGTATCTAGCGTTCCTAATGTTTCAGTACCTAGTAACACTATAACATCTTCTAATACGGGAGATGATAGTTCCAGCGCAGAAATAAAGGCTAACATCGTTAAGTCACAGAGTAAAGATAGCGACCCAGTAGTTAGAGGAGATAACTAATGGCTGATATGAGAGCACGACTACAAGGAGCCAAGAACAATTCTTGGATGACATCAGCGATATACCCCACGATAGGAGTAATAGATACTATTAATACTAACAACAACTCCGCAACTGTTAGGTCTACTAAGGGTGTTATAGAAAATGCTAGGCTTCCGTTGCCATACTATTCTACAGGTACTGGTATATTCTATACTCCAGTTAAGGGAGACTGTTGTATGGTATCATATGAATCATCTGGTAAGCCGTTCATTACAGCGTTTTACCCTTTAAGGCCTGTGGATGAAAGCTCGGGAGTTAATAGGTTGTACCCTCCAGAGCATACATTAAAGATAAAGACTAAGGCTGGCGACGTAATAAACATGTCTGATAGTGAAGACGACGCCAGCATATCTATTAAGAGCCCGAAGGAAGTAGGTGTTAGGGTTAGGGATGAGAGTGACGCGGATAACGTAACTACTGTAGGTACCATGCTTTTGACTGATGATTCTAACGCTACAACATACTCCATTAGTGTAGGTAGAACAACAGTAGGAGCAATAAATGTTACACATAACGAGGAAGATAAAACGACTACTTTGTTCCTACAAGTAGGTAACCATACGTTAACTATGGAAGATATCGACGGAACTGGGAGCTTTAATTTGACTATAGGAGATTCAACTGTTATAATAGATAGTGGAGATATAAAACTAGACGCGGGAACCAATAACGTCGAAGTAAGCGGAGCAAGTATCAACCTCAATTCTACAGGGCTTGGGGGTAACGTAGTTACTATGCCCGCACTTAGACGTATATTAACACAGGGTAGCCTTAGCGGCGACGTAGCAAAGACTAACTTTTTAGCGGCGATAAGTGCTGCGGAACAGGAAGTTAACTCTGCTCCAGCAGTTAATATATAGGAGGACATTGATGAGCTTTGATCTCGATTACGTAATGGTAGATTGCGACCACAGGATACATGACATACTTATACAAGAAGCCGTAAGTCCAGAGATATTTGTGGCTGATGGTGCGTCAGTATGTGGTAGCTCGTTATGTGGTTCAACTGTTGATACCGTAGGTCAGGCATCCTATGCTACCTCTAATTTGTTTGGGACCAAAGGAACTTTTACTAAGCTTGGTAACGGTAACACCCAAGCTGTAATCGATATAGATATACAGCCAGCGTCTAACATAAGACTATTTGTAAGGAAGCCTGGGGAGTACCAAAGGTATGAAGTATTTCCTACTGGGTATACAGAGAGTCTTATCAACGCAGTTTATGGTGATGGACTTGTGTACGGTAATTTTATATATGACGCTCCTTCTCTTTATGAGGATGTTACCGAAAACACAGAGACACTTTGGGAAATGGATTATAGAAATAGTCAGCTAACTATATATAGATATGATAATATGTTTGACTGGTATATAGATTACAACGTAGGGCTAACAGATTGTCCTTTCTGTAAGGGATCTGGAGTAGAGAATGATCTGGTTGTAAACAACATAGGAAGAATGTCCCTGGCTGTAGATACGGACAAGCTGGTACAAACCGTAATGAAAGCCGTACTTACCGAGAAAGGAAAGAATCCATACAATCCTTCGTATGGTACTATGATAAAATCTTTGATAGGTCAGAAGTTTATTATGTCTGGGTTCTTATTAAGGCAGGAAATTATGGATCAGCTGGAGCAAATTAAGAAATTACAAAATGCAGTTATGCGAGCAGCTCCAGATTTCTATTCACCATATGAGGTATTATATGATATAGTCGGAGCGCAGATCCTTCCGACGTCCGACCCGCGCCAGATAGATTTAAAGCTTGTGCTTAAGTCTCTGGCACTAGATAGGGTTGGAACAAAAACTATAAAGATATCTGCTGTAGGAGGTTAGTAATGCCGATACTTAATACTAAGACAAAGGCTCAGCTAATAGAAGAGATAATCAATTTTATACGTAGTAGGTTTAGGAACATAGATATGTCTCCTGGCCAGGTAGCCAGAGATCTTCTGGTTGAAGCACCAGCAGAGTTTATGTATGACAACTACGTACTGGTTAACTTCTTGAACGCTGCCATCAATCTTAACAACTTAGAAAGTTATATTCTTAATGAGGACCTTAGGGTTGAACTAGCTAATTTGTTAAGCGTTTCCATTTCTGATGTTGATAATATGATAACTGAGGTTTTAGTTTTGCACGGGGAGAACTATGGTATAATAAGAAAGGAAGCTACTAAGGCTTCTGGTACCTTAAGCTTTACTACGACAACACGTCCAACATCAGCAACGTCTATAGCTTCTGGAACAATATGTCAGATACCAGAATCAAACCTGACGTTTAGTACTACTGCTGAAATAACAATACCAGCGAACCCAACGGCAGCATACTTTAACTTCGACAATAATGTGTGGGAGTTTAAGGTTCTCGCTTCTAGCGGCGGTGGTGGTTCAGTATACAACGTACCTCCGCACACAGTAACGGCTGTCCAGCCAGGACAAAGTGTAAGCTTTAACGTAACAAACTATAATTCTTTTACGGGTGGTACAGACGTGGAGAGCAATGCATCACTCATCACAAGAATAAAGGAAGCGTTGGCAGGTAACTTCCACGGAACTGCAAGCGCAATACTTAGTACAGTATTATCATATCCTTTTATAGATGCAGCAGAGTTAGCTTACCTACCCACAGATCCGTCAAAGGTTAGAGAGGGGTTAAGTCAGATAGATGTTTTTGTTAAGTCTGATGCTACTAACAGGACTACAGATACCGAATCTTCGTACGCGACTAATCCTATAGTATTGGGTAATACGTACGCTACGAGCGTATACTCAGTACTAATATCTACTAACAGTTATACTATCTCGTCAGTATTTTATGATTTAGAGATTGGTGACTTAGGTACATCCTACGTTAGATTCTCTGACATATCAGAAAGTATAACAGCTACAAGGAGTGACAGTCTAGGTTCTGGAGAAGAGTACATATCTTTAAGTGGAGGAGATACACTGCAACTTATAAACTCTGGAGTAGAGATAGACTTTCCAGACCCATCTGCAGGTAATCCTATTAGTACTGATGGAAGGATAACAGTAACCCTTTATGATTCGGATGGTACCTCTACAGACGATACAGCTAATTGGAGTTATACAGATAGTCCGTCTACAATAGAGAGATCATCTGCAGTTGCTTCAACTACAGTTAGGATTGCGGTTGGTGTAACTCCAGCTACTGGAGACGCCGTAGATATAGATTACTTATATAACCAAGCTATAGTTGATGTAGTAAATTATTTAAACAGTGACGCCGTTGTATTTATGGGACAGGATATTCAGCTGTTTCCAGCCGAACAGTCATCTATCTATATAGATATGAGGGTACAGATAGAAACATCCTATAGCTCAGAAACTAAACGCTCCGAGATTACTACAGCAGTTACTGAGTTTATTACTGGGTTAGGACTTGGATCTTCAATAAACAAATCAGATATACTTGATATAGTATTAGACATAGCGGGTGTAGTGGATGTAGACTTAGGTAACATGACACTTGGTATAGGTACTGAGGATAGCCCACCAGAAGTATCTGGTGATTTAACGCTTGATACAGACCAGTATCCTATAATGGGGTATTTAAATTTAACATTAACGAACGCTAATATAAAAAACTGAGGTGGATAAATGGCAGTAAGTCTGGGTACGGACAGGAAGATACCAGATTATCTTCTATCTAGAATAGATGGAAGTACAAGAGATGTTATTTATAAGGCCGTAGAAGAGTGGGATAACATTGAAATACACGATAAGGTTATAGATATACTTAATGACCTATTTGTTTTAACGGCTAGTGATGATGGGCTTAAGATATGGGAAGCCTTTTATCGTAAGAAACCTTACTCTATGCCGCCTACTGAGTGGAGACAGCTAGTATATCTACTTAACACCACAGTTATCAACGGCCCCACGGTGTCAAATATTGAGGCTTTACTAGGGTTTTTTGATAGCGGAGCTACGTTAACTCTTGTAGAATCTTCGGTAATATATAGTGAGGATACTGACTTTACTGACCTATCCTCAGAGACTACCATAGTCAGTGAGCAGTCTACTATATCATCAGACGCAACTGGCACGTGGGATGATGAGTTCTTTTTACTTAGGGCTGATACAAAGATATATAAGATATCAGATTTCCAAGAGAGAATAGATGGGTATGCACAACTGTTGTTCGACCTATTAAACAAGGTGCTTCCAGCTAATGTCCGTGTGGTTATAGAGGAGTTCGAGAGTCAGTTATCTTCTACTGATATAACTTCCGATACGGAGGCTTCTACTCCTCCTTCTGCTATATCAGATAACTATATGGTAGCTACGTTTCAGCTTCCGTGGTTATCTAGGGGCGGACTACCAATCTTTGCTTTGTATGATTGGGAAGCTCAAACCTATATACAGGAGACTATTATAACTGTACCATCTGCTTCGGGCATGTCTTTACTCCAGGCAGACCTAATAAACAACAACGCTTTGCTTGCTTTATGGTACAAAAAACTTGATGGTAAGTTAAGGATTTATTTGTATAATACATCTACAGGTTATCATGAAATACTTATGGATAACGTGCACGTGTATTCTATGAACGCAGCAGCACATGCTTGGTTAAAGCACGGGCTTGTACTACATGATGCGGCTACAGAAACTGTGAGAGTAGCGTTGTATAAACCTAAGAGTGTGTATGGTTCTGACGGAACCGTAACAGCAGTAAAGAGTGGAGAGTATACTGGAGTTACATCACAGCTTAACTCAGGAGAAACCATTAAAGCGCTGGCTCCTAGGAAGTGGAACCAGGGAACACAGGCTGAAACCGTAATGTTTGTTACGTCTTCGTCAAGAGTATTCAGTGCTACTCCATGGCCAGACCAGGTTAGCAGTCCCGCACCAACATTAAAGTTTAATAATACTGATAGTACTACGGCGTTGTCGACACTAATAAACAGAGTACCTAAGTTCTTTGCACCTACGGATGATTGTTTGGTAGCAGTAAATCCTTACTTTGGAAGCTACCCTAATAGAAATAGGATAGTTGTATTGTCTGAAACTGCTGGTACTATAAACCCAGCGCTGACGGTTGACGGGTTAGCTAAAGGTATAGATTTGCCGTTAGTATTTATGAAGGATCGAATGATAATACAGAGTGGTTACAGGAGCCCAGATGATATCCATGCTCCTAAGGTACCTTACAAGTCCAGCATACCATTTACATCGTTTGGTACAAAGATAGTAACATTGGATAAAGATTACTACTATCCAATTGAAGTAGCCAACTCATCTAAGAGTTTTGCTGTGGCAAATGGTACAGCGTCAGGACTTAGAGTTGCAATACATAGAAACTTTTTAACAGAGGTACTTAGAAAAGAAGGGGCCGACACTACTGACATGGATACCTATTCAGTAGAGACACGGCTGTTACCTCCACTGCTGCAGAGTAATGGAGCTGGTAACGTACTTAAAATATACAGAGTGTAAGGAGGATTACTATGAAGGTTAAAATTATTAAGGCCATTTACAAAGTGGTAAAGACGTACATACTTAAAGAAGCTAAGGCTACTGGTAACAAAGAGTTTGAAGATAAAGTTACTGCTGCCTTAGAAGTAATAGAAGACGTGTTTGATTCTATAGTGAAGAACACTAAGAAATCCTAAGGAGGTAAGTATGCTTAGGTTGTTTAGAGGATTGTTTAAGAAAGCTCAGAGTAATGAAATACTGACAAAGCTTAAGGAGTTATCAGGTAAGTCTGATGGTATGCTGCCGTTAAAACTTATGGCTATTGTTATATCTAACGCGCAAAAGTCTTATGGTTTGAAGAACCCTCCAGCAGTTAACATAGGAATTATAGAGACCAGTGCTAACGTTGCGGGTGTTGGTGAAGAGTACAAGACTTTTGTAGAGGAACCTCTGAAAGATATTATATTAAAGATGAAAGACCCAACCAACTTAACGGACGAAAGCTATACTGAGTTTGCAGATACTATAGATAAGGTGTCCGAAGATTTTACTAATGTGTGGAAAGAGGTTAGAGAGTCAGCACCTGAAGCGGGCCCGACAAAGAAAAAGAAAAGCCCACCCAAAGAAAAGTCTGTTGTTCCAGATGACTTAATAAAAATACTCATAACCAAGGAATCTCTTGGTAAGCTGCAAGATGAATCTGTGGACGCTATGTACGAAGCCGTTCAGAATCTTCCTGCAGTTAAGACTATGTTGGCTAAAGTTAAGTCAGAAGGAGACTCCATTGATAAGTTATATAATACTTTTCAGCTAGCTGGTAAGGCAATGATAGATAACTTCTTTAAAGATTCTGCAGCTACATCACTGGCGTCGATTATAGGAGATAACAGAGATGAACTAACTGCTGAAATTAAAGAAGGTATGACTGGTGACAACGCCAAGTTTAGGACTGGAAGTCCAGAAATTATAAGGGAAATCACAAGGCCTTTGCTTGCGTCGTTGGTTGCAGAGTATTGTTTAGGTTCGTTCGACCAGCAGATTAACACGCTTATAAATCCTTCTGGAGCTGAGGAAGGCGTAGATGATGAACGTATAACAGCCATTACTTCAGAGAATTCTGACCAATATATTACACAAATACTTGACAGAGAACAGCAAAGTGTACGTGCGTTAAAGGAACAGCTTGCTATGTCTGAGGAATCGGATGCCCCCACGTTTTACTTTGCGTCTGCAGATAGAATAATATTTACCACTGAGGGCCGCAAACTACTCTTAAGTATTTGGAAAGAAAGGATGTACGGAAGTACTGGTGAGGTAATAGTAGGTTTGTTCCAAAGTAGAGTGAGAAGAATACAGGAAGAAAGTACTGGTGAAGCACCTCAGGAAACCTCAGAAGAACAGTCAGGTTTAGAGAAGGGACTATTCGATAGGTTAGCTAAGAGTATAAGTATCATAAATGTTAAGCATGACTACGTAGCTCTCATTCCCTCGGAAGTAAAGATGGTTGAGTTCTTAGTTGGGTTAGGGTTAGGGGACTATAATGTTCCTAAGTTTTCTATTGTAGCCTATAAAGAAGGTACTGGTGAGAGTCACTTTAAAGATATCGGTGTGCACAACGCTATAGTATTCTTAGGTTCTAATGGAATACTGCCTAGAGTTGTTCCAGTAACTGCTTCAGCTAAGTGGGAGTACACAGTTAATGCTCCTATCAACTTGAGTATGGCGGCTAAGAGTAGTGCAGAACAGGGGTGGTTTTTTCTCCTACTGCAGTTTATAATGAACTCAAATTCAAAAGGATTGCATTGGCTACAGCAGGCTATAGCTTTGTGGGATGAAAGGTTTGAAGCCTACAGAGATGTTCCTGCTTCTAAGATGTTAGATATGGCAGACAAAACTCTAGGTACTGCCAAAGACATAATTAGTAGTGGTGGAGCTAAGGGAGGTCCTGGTGCTCCAGTGGGAGGAGATGTACCTCTGCCTACCCAGAAAGGTGTGCCGTTTGAGCCTTCACCGTTTACTGGTGAGGCAAGGTTTACCCTTAGGTCTTTAAAGAGACTAGCTGCGGAGGCCAAAGAAAAAACTAGAAACAAATACTATACCGCAGATGATATAGTTAGAGCCGTATGTACGGAGTTAAAGGCTAGTAAGAACAAAGCTATAGACGTAGATATAAGTTGGACGTACGATGATGGCAACATAGATTCTTTTGTGTTGTTCTCTGTCACATTACATAATGTTAAGTTTAATACTCCTCTACAGTATAAGTTCGACTTGGGAGATGATGACGTAAAGAAAGAGCTTCAAAACCCAAAGAAGTTATTATCTTTAGGAAGCTTAGAAAAGCATAGGATAGGTAACACGGATATGTTTCTTATAGAGAACTCAACCAGCTACGCTAGCAGAAGTATGACAAGTTACGCGTCAGTGTTGGTTCCGTTTACTAAAGTATTTAAGCAGGTAGATGCGGAACTAGATCCTAGGGCGTTCATACCTAGACACGAAACTGAAGTAGTAAAGCTAAGTGCTGGGGCAGAAGTATATGATAGAACCGACAAAGCTGTGGAGAAAGAAGAAACAGACAAGGTAGTATCCAGCGGTAGAGATTTAATGTCGCTGATAAACAATACATTAAACACCAGACTTATAGTTCCTGGGTTTGATAAGTCGCTAAACAAAACGGTTAAGGACCTTAAAGAGTCTGACAACCTTGATCAGCTTGCTGGTAGTTTGGAGATGGAACTAGTGTACGCTCCGCTTGTGCTACTTAAGAACAAGTTAGCCAAGAACTTACGCAACACTACACCAGAAATGCAGGCGAAGGTTACGGCGTATACTGTTCAGCTTCGTAAGTTTATAACTGAAGTAAGTGCGTTGGCTACTAAAACTACTGCGTGTATGTTTGACTACGACAAGTATAGTGATAAAGATATCAAAGCGCAGCACGATAGATATATAGGTAATACCTTTAACGAAGCTTTGGATGCTGTATCTGGACTTCAGTCCTCTTCGGCATCTATCATATCAGACACAGTAAATACTGACCAGGTTACTTACACATATACTGGGACAGCAGAGAAAGATTCAACCGCGGTAAAGCAATCCAACTTAGTGAATAAAATACAAAGGAGTTCAGACTTCTTTAGAAATGCGTATGAGGTTAGCCAGGTTGAACTGGATAACCTACAAGCTAAGATACTATTGTCATTTAACAACGATTTAGTTGATGGCGTAACAAAATTAAAAAAGAAAATCATTGGTCCAGCACTTACTCCGCAGGATGTAGTGAGAAGTAAGAAGAAGTTTATTGAACTAAACAAGGAAGTGGAGAAGGCTAAGGAGTTAGTATACTCTACAGATGGTTTACCTATAGAAGCTTTAAAAGCTAAGTACGCTAGTCTAGCTAAGATGATAGGTACTATGGTTACTGTAGATCCAACAACTGGAGAGACTACTAACCCAGCTGTCAAAGCCCTTAACAACCTAAACAACATAGCATCAAAAGATACTTCCAAAGTACAGGCTGCCTTCTTTGTTATGGAGCTTGACGATCTTGCTGAGAGGCTTAATGATTTAGAATCAGACGCGCCAATAGAAGCATACGATAAAGAGTTTAAGAGAATATATAACAGTATGAAGAATACTACTGGTACTCCTCCGAAAGAATTAGTTGTTGATCAAAGTCAGCAGCGTTCAATAGAAGCACTACAAGGTATAGGAGATTCAATGGATGGCCTCATCTCAGCCACACAGTTTTATAATCCAGAAGGAATAAAGAGAACTCTAAACTACGCAGACAAAACTCTGGACATGAGCGCTGACATGGCAAAGCCTATAATAAATGTTCCTAGGATACCAACTGCTGGTAGTAAAGATGTGTCTGAAGCTATGCAGAAGTATGCTACAGCTATGGAGTTTGCTAAACGAATACCTATGAAGGGAGAAATAATAGATACCGTTAAGGATCTGATAGCTCACGGTGTAGGTATAATAGTAAACGCTGTAGATGAAAGTGTAAATGAACCAGCGCTGCCAACTATGGATAGGAGTAGAAAGGTGCAAGATAAGATGACATCATCAGATGTGTGGGCTAAGAACATAGCTGCCAAAGGTATATCAACCTGGGTAACTGAGATGAAAAACTACTTACGTGAGAACATAGACGACATAGAGGACACTGTTGGACCTGAAGATATGGAAGCGTTTAAGTCTGTACTGTTGCTGAACTCAAACGTTCTTAAACTATTAACTGACTTGGAGTTAGGTAATGCTACCGTATCCGACGTCGTACATAATAAAGATATAAACGACTTACTTGATTTGATATGGAATGAGAATACCAGGACCTCTGAGGTAGGTGAACAACAACATTCCGACTGGCGTAAGTATGTTAAGGAAACTGCCAAAGGAATAGAAGATAATAGAAAACGTCAAACTGAAGAGAAGGAAAATAGGATAGAAATGTTCAAACAATATAGGATGGAACAGTTAAAGAAGAAGTTTGCAGGTACTGGTATGGATACTGAGAGGTTCTTTAACGCTACGTTATCTGATGCTATGTATAGGGAGCACGCATTTATGCTGTCGAAGGCGGACAAGTTTGGTATATCTTTAGACAAGTCGCTTCCTACAGAGCAGCTACATAAGAATTATGCTACTGTTAAGGAGTTACTAGATAAGGAACCGTCGTACCAGACAAAGTTTGATATAGAAAAGGTTGTTCGTTCTTGGGTTAAAGATAATCCAGGATTACCTTATAACGAAGCCGTATCAATGTTACAAAACATTTACGGGGTTGAACGGGGGTTCAGCCAAGAGCAATTTGCTAGGGTTAAAGATCCTAATTGGTCCGTAAAGTATTTGGATTCTATGAAGGACCATCCTTATGCAAAGTAAACTAACTGGGAGGGTAAGTAAATGACTGAAGAACAGAAAGACGCTAAAGATATAGTAACTCTTCAGGAGTACATAGATACTCTAGTTGAGTTAAGGGTTACGTTGGGAACCATTAGTGAACTAATGGATAAGATATCTGTATCCGAGGAGAAACAGGCTGAGTCTATGAACGCTCTGGCTTCTGAAATGAAGTCCATCAAAGATAAGATAGCTAATATAGAACTTAAGATACTGTTAGCTAACGCCAACGGAATAAAGAAACCCAACGGTAATGGTAATGGTAATGGTAATGGAAATAGTAAGAACGGAAAGAATGGTAAGAAAATCACAGAGTTGGATGAGGTTAATAGGAAAATGATGTATGAGCTGGTCGGTAAGTTCTTTGTGAATAACTGGAAGTTCTTTCTTGTCATTGTTGTATTAGCTATAATAGGATTGACTGCGCTAAACATAGACATCCCATCTACATTAGGGTTGAAGCACGGACCTCCAACTCCTTAGTCTTCAGTAGTTGGATCCATTACAGGTATAACTAGCTCTGAGATATACATTGGATTGAGTAGTGACTGAGTTAGTACCAGTTTGTAATCGTCTTTAGCGGCTGGATTCTGCTTGAGGTTTCCCTTATAGCGCTTAACATAGTATCGTTTACCAGATTTCTCGTATATGTTTATGACCTTATTCTTAATATTTGATACCAGAAACGTAGTAAACTTAGTATTTTTTGTACTGTCATACTTTACTATGGACGTAAAGATTACTGGCATCAACTCCTGTCTATAGTCATCTTTATCCCAGCAAGCTATGTACGCCTTACAGTATTTTCTTATACAGCTATCAACTATAGGTAGTATCGTCTTAACGAACTTATGGAACTCTAAGTTGTTTACTACGATACGCTTAGTAGTATCCAACATTATATCAAACGTACTGCTTCCAATGGCTATGCGCTTTACTTGCATATGGTCTCCTAGTTGTTAAGTATTAACTACACTTCCCAATCAAACAGTAAAAATATTAAACACATAAATGACCCAGTAAAACCTACGAGGGCTGTCGCGAATGTTATCATAGTCCATACGTACGTAAGGGTTCGTGCTATAAAAGTTATGTCGTGGGGTAACTTATGTACGGAAGGTATAAGCTCTAACGCATATGACCCAACTACTGCCAACACAAATAACAATCCTAAGGTCGCAAATTTTTTCCCAACAAATTTTAGTATTTTCATTTCACCTCTCCTTTATCTGAACTTGTGCAGTCATTACTTTCCTTATTGTAAAACTCATCCTTACACTTACTTGCAATCTTTAAATCCATATGTGCCAGTAGTTCAACAATAAGTGTAGCCTGTGAGTAAATGGGCAACTGCGCCCTAAGGTTGTCATCTTTAAGAATTGTAGTAACTGCTGACCGCTTTGCTGAGCGTATCCCGTCTTCAATGCCATCTTCATAATACCTTTGGTTAATTTCATCTTGTGTCATTTCTTTCATTTCAACACCTCCTTTTTTATGTCTTTACCAGCGCCCTTTAGTATCTTAATGAGCCTCTTGTACTTCTTATCCCACACCTTTAATTCTTTCTCCAGCTTCTTAATCTCCTCATCGCAGTCGACACTGATGTAAACAGTTACTACTTGAACCTCGCTAACTGTAGATCCGATAGCTTGCGGTGTGACAACCTGTACTGCCATAACAGACAACGGTAATACTAACAACAGTAGTACTAATGTTAGTTGTTTCATTGGTCTATCCTCCCTTCGTATTCTTTGTATTCTAATAAGTAACTCTTGTTATTACAAGAAGAACATGTAGCTATCAATTGTTCTGGTCGCTCCTCTCCATACACATATCCCCAATCGTTGTGCCAGCAAGTATTACATCTGTACAACCACTTGTATATGTTAGTCTTACCAGGAACAGTTTGTGTTCCTAATGGATAAACGTTTCGTTCTTTACTGTACGGAGGCTCCCCGAATACCTTACGAACTTTATGGCTAAACGATTCGCAGGCTTCTATGTCGTCCCAGCTCACGGCAAACTGCTGATGGCTTTGCGTTGCTTGGCTTTCCACCACTCCCGTTTGTAGGCTTTAATCTTTTCTTTGTTCTTTGTATAGTAATCATTTTGATACTTGGCTATCTTCTCTTTGTTCTTTTTCGTGTAACGCTTGTACCATTTAGTAGCTTGGTCCTTGTTCTTTTCATAGTACTCCCTGCGGTTCTTTCTACCTTCTGGTGTTCTTCTCTTAGCCAAGAGTTCTTCTTTGTGAGCCTCATAATACTTTTTTCTGTAGCCCGTCACTTTATCTTTATTGTTGCGAGCGTACTTCTTTGCGTAGTCATTAAGTTTCTCTTTGTTCTTTTCGTAGTACTTTTTCTTAGCCTGCCTGAAATTATCTTTGTGACTTTCGTAGTATTTTTTGTCGTAAGTGGTCATCACATACCTCCTATTCCAAGCTGAATAATAAAATAGATGGCAAGTGCTGCGAGTAACGCCACACCCAGCTTTAGTATATAAGGTACGGCTACTATCCCAAACCTAATAACATTTACTCTGAACTCAACGGTTCTCATTCTTTTATTAACTTCATCGTAAGTCTTTACCCGCTTGTTGTATTCGGACTTTCCCTTCTTAAGTATTCCCTTTAAGGCCTTAACAAGTAGTTTATCCTTTGAAGTTTTTACAAGGTTACTCATCTCTTTATGTGCTCCGTAAGCGAGTACTGCAAAGGAAGCTGAGTTATTCATCGCTCCGATATACATCTGCTCTAACTCACTAAAGTTGCAAGCCTTAATGAGTGTCCTGACTGCCTCCCTATTTAGTTTGTCCACTACCGAGTACTTGCATATGTCTGCCGCCACGTTCAAAGCTATAAGGAGCGCCAGAGACCTCTGGTTAAACGTTAAACCAGGACCGTGGCTAAGAGATTTTAGTCTCTTTAGTCCCTTACCTATCTTTCCTATACTCATATCAAATATAGCCTCGTCAAGCCCTATGTTCTTAAAGTGGAGTGCGTCTTCATTTCCAGCTGCAAAGAGCTGCTCGTTAATCTTTTCCTTAACAATTTTCTGTTCTTTACTAGTTGTTAACATCTGCCTCACCTCCTATACGTAGTCTGCGGCGTTCGGTATTTTAGTATCCATATCCGCTACATTTTTAAAATGATAATGCATTCTAATCGAAAAGTCAATAGCATCTTTTATTCTACCAAGAACGGACTGAAGTTTTGCGGCCTCGTCCAACAGCTTGTTGTACTCCTCATCTTTTTTAGAAGTTGATTCTCTAACAACCTGCGTTCCTATGGTGTCGTTAATAACTGTAGCGTATCTTTGCTTGGCTTCACGCTCTGCTTCAGTAGCTGAGTAGTCTAGTAATGCTTTCCAGTTGGCAAGGTTATCAGCTACGACAGCACCTTCCCTGCTTAACTCTCTTGCGTAAGTACCGCTCTGTCCACCCGCCGTACACTTCGCCTTGAACGAAGAAAACTCTGACAAGTCAACATCATCAATCGTAATTTTTTTAACAGTAAACTTAGTTCCCATTGTTACCTCCTACTTTTTTCCTAAGATTTTATACAACTCTTCATACATAGGTATATCTTTTTTATCCCACCCGTAATACTTTTGTCTTCTATCTTTTGAATGAACCATATAAAACTTACACTGTTGTCTGTGCCAGAATAAAAAGTATGAAGCTCTATGGTCAATATAAAATCCTAAGTACAACCAGGTATCATTTATAGTTATCGGTAGTGCTGCGGATGGATTAGCTGTGTCCTTTGAGGAGCTCGATCCTACCGCACTACCAACAGCTAAACCAACGGCAAAGTTAGCACTAACCTGTGTAGGTAATGTAACAACTAACAAAATCAATAATACTAATGATAATCTTTTCATCTCTTTACCTCCTTAGAATTTTACGCTAGGACCCATTGGTGGGCCCGATAAAGCGCATGTAAACGAAAGATGTATATTATCTTTTGCTCCGTCTGGTCTTTCAGTTAGAGCACAGAACTTAAACTCCTTATGACTGTTGTTTGTTCTTGAAGTTAATATGCTTCCCGATAATATAACTGGAGTAAATTTGGCTGTGCGCATCCAAGTCACAATCCTGTCTACTATCTCAAGCGGACTCAATTTAAGTTTTGTGCCGTCGATGGTGCACTCTGCGGTGTCTATTTCATTCATGGTTACTAAACAAACAGCATACGCTAGCATCGCCCACATCACCCAGTTTGCATCTGACTCCCACTTAGGATTATTCTTTGCAGTATCAATAAGGTAGTCCATAATATTGACAAAAGACTCCTTACGCTCTGCGTCCCACGCACTAACTATGTCTGGTATGTACTTTTCAAATCTCATACTTAATACTTGAGCAGCGAATAGATGACCAGTATGTTTTATTTTACCCATGTTACACCTCGCAAACTTTGATGTCCGCGACAAGGCTTATGTTATTCTTCTTCTTTAATGCGTTGTGTATATACATAAGAGCCTCATCCTTGGATATTCTAGATAAAAGGTATGGAGTATTTCTTGACACCAGCTTAGGACTTACTACTATATCATCACCAGGAGAAAACCTTAATGTAAATGCCTTTCTATTCTTGTCCTTCATACTTAACGCAATAGATATGACATCTAAATAGGTGTAAGCTGTGTGTGTCTTACTACTATTTAGTACGTCCACCGCTTTCTTCACTCCACTGAACAAAGCGTAAGCAGAAGAATACTTAGACCTAAGTATCTTTGTACTGCACCTGAAGTATCCTTCCGACATCTCTAAGAAGTAAAAGATAGGTGGCCAGTTCTTGCTGGTATACACGCTATTCTTTATCGTGGATACCACAAACTTCTCTAGGGTAAGTATGCTTTTAACTTTAACTCTAACTTTAACACCCATAGCTTTTCCTCCTCGCTACTTTAACAGCTTTAGTATTATGTTCTCTTCTTTTCTGTTATGCAATACTTTATAACATTCCTGTGGCGCAATGTCAATAATAAATTTATCTGTTTTAATACTCGCTTTTATTGCATGGTCGTATAATTCTCTGTCTGTTTTTTCTTTACCGTAAAATCTTCGTACCCACAAGGGAGCCGTAACCATATACAGTTTACCATTTACATATTGCTGATGCACTACGGTCGCCCTAACCCTCCTATTATTTGCTGTAAATATGTACAGGAATGGAAGACCAGACGTGAAACCATTAGGTAGTTTCTTAGCAGATGAAATAGATTTAAAGTTATTCCTAAAGGTTTCAAACTTATCGTAGTCCAACTTAAGTTTCTTTAGGCACAGCCCCCACTTGCGGATACGATGTTTCTTTGCTTCTTTTATCTTATCACTTAAAGCAAACTTAGTCTTCTTCTCTATACTTGAGTAGTCTGCTAGCTTGTCTGCTGTTATAGTAATCTCAATGTCATACTTCGATTGTACAAAATTAAATGCCATCGGGTAACTCCGATACATACAGAACAAACCCAGTTGCGAATGCCCATATAACTAAGAATATCAGGTAGTGAACTATACAGTTCCTTATTACCTGAGCCCTGGGAATGAGCGCATTCTGCAGTGCGTCTGGAACGAGGATGAAGATGTGGCAGAAGGTAAAGAATATCGCAAACAGAACCATGCCAAACACCGCTCCGTTTGCGTCTGCACAAGCTACCCCGAACTCCAGTATACCCATCAGAATATCAAGCACCCACCTGATGCCATTAAATATAGACTCGTATATGCTATTCATCGTTATCCTCTCCTCTCTTTTTTGGAGGTACAACTTCTGCGTCCACTGTATCAAAGCAATAGATTGGGTCAAACAACTCCGTGTTAACAACCTTCCTAACCATTACAGCACAGTCGTTAGGCTTATCAGTTTTGCCATACAACACACCGTCTTTATCTTTGAGCGCGCTTACATTATGGTGTGCCACTACGGCGTACTCGTCGGGAATATTAAACTTTACTTTCTTCATGTTACACCTCCTAAGTTTTTATGAGTCCAGGTCGGGGGCAGGACGTACTACAGCGAGGGAGTTCACTTCGCCTGCCCTCTTCGACCCTATCGTAATACTATCCGCGCTGAAGTTTCTTTATGCGCGTGATTTCTTTGTCGATCTTACCAGTAGCTCTTGTATACTTCTTCCTTAACTGTTTCTTCTGAAGAAGTAACTGCTCAATCACAAGACTGAACGCCGTCTTGGTGTCTGGATCCCAGCCTATGTCGTTTGATATCTCTTTCTTCTTTCTTCTGTACCACTTTCTGCTTACCTTGGACTGGTATGCTTTCTTGCATGTCGGGCACAGCTCCCTAAGTGTCGGCACTGTCTTTCCTTTCTTTCTTGCAACTGCAATACAGCTTGAGCAAAGGTCTTTCTCTTTCAGGTTTTTACTGGCCATCGTGGAACCTCCTAAGGTTTTAGTTGTAACGCTACATCCAAAGTTAAAAATGGATAATGCCGTCTTTCTTTTCTAACTTTTTCTAATACTTGCTCTGCAACACTTTTATCCTCACGTCCGTTAGTTTCTTTTGGAATTTCCATGTCTATTTTTTTACATTCATATATGTTCGAACCCTCCTTTCCGTCCCCGTGACATACATCATAAAACGTTACGTCTTTCAAGGAGAAATATTTAGATTTTATATTTAGTATGTTATTAAGTAATGCTATGATTGTAGTATCCAATAGTTCGGTAACATCTAACGTTGCGTATAGTACAATACGCGAGTTCTTAATGCTTGACCTGTAAACACTAAAGTTATTTAACTCCGTATGTTCTTCTTGCAGCGATTTTAACAGTGCGTCTTCACATCTTGGGAATACTGCTGAATTCTCATTAAACGTTCTGTAGCGAGTCATGTCAAGTTTTGTATCTGAAGCTTCGATAGCCTCAACTAACTTAAAAACATCTGATAGTTTACTCATCTTCTGGACACTCAGTTAGTTGGTCTATGTATTCCTCAGCTACCTCACACCAGTAACCACCAACTTCGTCATGGTCACACGCAGAACACTCATCGTTTATTAACGGACAATACATTTTGTTTACCTCCCTAATATTGTTAAGGTTTCATCCTTAACGCAGTCTTCGTATCCAACTCTCGGACCACTTACGTACTTAATCTGTACCCACTCTCCAGCGAACGCAAGTACTTCTGCTTGCCACCCAAACTTATTTATTACTGTGTCCCCTAGCATTGCCCATGATCCGTCCATCACTTTACCTCCTCAAAATGGTATGATGTATACTCTCAATTTAGATTTTATAAAACGTACTATACACTCTTCAGACCTAGACTCAGTATCAAATCTTGAGTTGTTTAGCGATACTACCACATTATATATCCCACTAATAGACTTAATAAACGACTTGATATACTCTATTATTTTTAGGGAGGTCGATACATGTAACTCCCTAAACGTTATAGATATAGAAACAAACTCGTATATCGTATCCTCCTTACTATACAATTTAACTTTTACATTTGGATGTCCCTTAAATTTTGTAGCAATATACTTACATAATATATAGTCTTTACCTCTGGTAGTATGTAAGTATTCTCTATCAACATCCTTAACTCTTAGCTTTGGCAATCTTTGCACCTCACTACACTCCTCTGCTAAACAATCCTAGTGGCTTCATTTCTTTACCTCCTTTGTTTCTATAGGCCTTAACAAATGGTTAACGAATTTTCTCGTACTATTTACTCTTTTCTTGTAGTCCTGTATCAGTCTGTGTTGCACATCTACTGCTTGTTGTAGCGCACTGTAGTTCTTTTCTACAAGTTTTGGATTATTCTTTATCATTTTACGCACTTCAATCCATGAGTATCTTTTAAAGTGCGGTGCTGTTTTGCTGCGTGCCATCACATATCCTCCTTTGATCTAAACCCTTTGAGTACAGGGAATCTTGGTATTCCATCTGGTGACTTCTCTTGATACTTAACCGTAGCAAGTTTTCCAAGGTAGTTATTTTTTTCCACCCAAATTTTAGCCTTCTCTTTGTCAGTCATTGCTGGTCTAGCCTCAAAGGTTTTAGCGTCACCGTTAACTATTACCTCGCACACCGCAGCTCCAAGCTTACCCTCATCGTGCTTCTCACTAGTCCACCCGACTACCTTAAACTCCTCATCCTTAAAGGACTTAACCTTTAAGATATCCATCGACCTTTTATGTGTATAGTGCCCAGCTCCTAACCTGATGATAGCTCCTTCGTATCCTTCCTCTACATATTTCTTGTGGTATTCATCTACCTGGTTGGGAGATATGACCTCATCCTTTACCACCTTAACAGCTTTGTTAGGCTTAATTGACCTAAGGTGATTTCTCCTGTAGCTCCAATTCTCTTTGTTAAGTACGTCAAATATGTGGTACTGCATAGTCTTTGCCAGCGCAGTATCAACGTTCTTGTTGCTCCTTATTATAGTCTGCATCTCGTTGAACGTCTTGCCTTCGGCAAACAACTCTCCATCCACCCACTCAATATCTCCACGTAACTTAGCGCACGCCCCCTTAACTTCCTCTCCTATAAAACTTAGGTGCGCTATCTCTTTCCTGCTGCGGGAGTAGAGTTTGCCAGTCCTTACATTACACAACGCCCTGTTTCCGTCAAGCTTTGGCTGTACATAAATCTCTGTGCAAGCGTCCACTCTCTTTTTATACTTATCATAAGTGTTACAAAGCATAGGTTGTGGTATGTCGTAGTGAGTTTCCTGTGCTGTCTCGCTGGTTGTCTCCAGCTTTCCAGATATTATCTTGTAGTCCTTGTCCAGTTTCTTCCTTGCTTTTACTTCTGCTTCAAATACTGCCTGCTCCTCTGGAGTAGTGGCGTTAGCTCTGCCCTCGTTCTTACCTTTGGTATACTTAACCACCTTGGTTTGTTTCTTACCATCTTTGTATCCCCACTCGTAAGTTACGGTAGTGCCGTCAATGGTTGCTTTCCAGATGGCAGGCTTGCCGCTCTCATTCTTTTCAAGAAGTATAGTTTTCATCGTCACACCCCCGCCTTAGTAGATGCGCCAAATCTAAGAAATTTGTATTTCCTAGTAGTAACCCAGTCTTTATCTGTGCCATCTAAAATCCTAAGTAATCTTAAGGGTTCTATTACAAGGCTAAGTTTAGCGCTAGCCACGCAGCTATCTGTAATAAAGGAATACCTAGCTAAACGTTTGTCGGAATCCATGCAAGATAAATCGTGAAAGCGTGTGACAAGTTCTAACTTATCTTTGTTTGTTAATTTGTAACTAATTTCTCCATCAAACATATTGGTAAATAAAAAGTCTACTATCTTTTCGATAGTTGATATACCAAGACCCTTTAAGTCTATACGTATATACAAGCTGGCATTTATAGAATTGAGTTTGGTTACCGTCGCCTTCTTAAAAATGGGGTAAGTTTCTACTAGCTTTTCAAACATAAACTTAGGAACTTTCTTGGTGAACTTCGGCTTTAGCTCAACGGCTGAGCGTGTGTTCGCTTTAAATAGTATGTTAATTAGTACCACAATCGCTATTACTAGTACAATATTAAATACAATAGTCATTTCTTTACCTCCTAATGATACGTTATTTTTTTCTTCTCGTCGTCAGGTTTATCTTCCTCTTCCAAGTTGTCAGTAGCTCCCCTTCTTAACTTGGCTATCTCATCTTTAACGCTAACACCTAAGGACTCTTTAAGTATTCTTTCTCCTACTGCTGAGGTAAGCGCTACCACATCCTGTGGAGTACCTATGATAAGCTCACTAACTTGACCGTCCTTATCATCTTTAATGATACACACTACGGATACTCCGTCAGTTTCCTTGACCTTATCATACAGCTCCTGTGCTTTCAGCTGGATAGATTTAGCTACCATTACTTACCTCCTGAAATGTGTTTGAGCCTGACACCTATTGCTGAGAACCACGCACCGATACCATACTCCAGCAAAATTTTTCCCAGTGGTTTTTCAAGCTTCTCTTTTTCTTTTATCATTTCCTCTTTAGCTTTGATAATACTCTGCGCCCTGTCAATGTGAGCCTCAGTTATGTATTGCCTCTTCTTTAACTCCCTTAATATCTTTGGCTTGTTGGACTGAAGTAGCTGGGCAATAGTATACCACTCCTCGTGGTGCATCTCTACTGTCCTCTCCTCCCAGCCATCGTGATAAGACTGAACTAAGTCTGCTACTCTCACCACCCTGCGCTCATCCTTATCCCAGAAGTATGTTTCAGTACCCTCGTCATTCACACCGCAGGGTAACTCCTTTAACTTCCTCCAGTGTTTTGGTATATCACCTACTCCTTTATACATCATAGGTACCACCTCATTTCTTTAGAAGTGTGGGTCCCAGTATGCTCTGCGATGCCCAAGTCCTATACTTGCACCGCTCTTCATACCACTACCCTGTTCTATCCAACGTCCGTTCTTTCTTAACGTGTATGTCCTAACCCTTCCGTTTGGATTTGGTGAGTACTCATAAGTTTTATTCTCACTCTGTCCATTCTTGTCGGTTCTTTTGTAGTTATCATCTCTAACTCTTATAAGTTTCTTATTGGTGGACACGAAAACAACGGTGGCTGGGTAACAGTCAGAACCCGCTCCCCACGTTGCTCCCATCCCCAGCTCTGGTATTACTGGTGTCTTATTCATACCGTGCCTCCTTAGTATAATTATACTTACTTTATTCAAAATGTCAAGAAGTATTTTTAAGATGGTCTATCTCTTGCACTAGCGTATCAATGGTTGCATACCAGTTACTCCCAAGAAAGTATTGTTTTACACTTAGGACAGGAGAAACTATCTTCTGGTTGCGTAGGCATATTAGGAGTATCAATCTCAATGTTACCGTAATCCACATCAGCTATGCCTTCCTCACCGAGCGTAACAAACTCCTCTTTTACCTTACCAGTTTCATACTCCCACTCTCTCTTAACGTCTAGGTAGTCTATCTTTTTACCACAAAATGGACATATCATATTACACCTCCAACAGTGTGACATCATCACAGTTATCTTTTAGGATAATAAACACATCATTCCACGCAGTAATTTTTTGCTTAACGTGTTTAATAGCGCAAGGGATACATACGTAATAAGGTTTAATTTTCATTACCTTTTCACCCTTGTGCATCTCACGTTTACATCTAGCGCAAGGCATCGGTGTGCTAGTATTGACTACTGTTACCGAGTAGTCGTCAGTCATTTCTGTACCTCCTTAGCATAGTCAATCATTTGTTTTAGGTCTTGAATTTCTTCTTCCATCCTTTTAATACCACAGGGTATACACAAGGTATGTGCAACCATAGTAGTATCATCCAGTATCCTATAGTCACCCAGCTCTATCCTCTTGTGGCACTTATCACATGTCTTAACATAGGCGTGGTTTAGCAGTACTGATATACTCACGGACGCACCTCCACTCGTTTCTTTATACCACACTTTAAGTCCAGCACCCACTTCTTCCTCCCGCATTTATCACACACGTAAACCTTATACCAGTTGTGGTTAACGTAGTCCTCCACGTATCTATCATACTTCCACTTATGTTTACACTTCCCCATATCTATTCACTCTCCTTTAAACTTTAAAAATGCTTTTAATATTGCTTCAACTAATATAATTAGTATATTTGATTTATGCCATTCTTCTGCATACTCTTCCATTGGATATTCTTCCAATTTATTTGAAGGATACATATCTATTCACTTTCCTTTAAAAGTTGTATTATCTTTTTTACTTGTTTTTTTCTTGTTAACCTGTATGCCGACCTGTTTGCCGACTCGTATGCCGACCAGCCTGCCGAACTGTATGCCGACCTGTTTGCCGAATAGTCTGCCGACCTATATGCCAAATAACGTGCCGACTCGCTTGCCAACCAGTCTGCTTCCTCTAATTCTTTTTTAGTCGCTGTTTTAAATATGTAATACTTCTCTATTACATCTATATAATGTTTTATTTCTTTATTCTTTGTTTTACATTGTCTTGCACACCATATTGCAAATATACGCCTGTCTAAATTACTTCCTAAGTTAGCAAATAGCCAAACCTTATCTTCATTACTTAATTTATCTGCTTTATATTCCATACATTCAAGTAATGTCATTTTAGTATTCTCTGTTATTCCTTTTATTTCTGTAGGGTCATAACAGGGGTTTAATTTTCTAATTTGTTTTATGGTTATCTTTTTCATATTACACCTCCTTAACAGTATATAGTTCTACTTCAAGCTTAGCGTCAGAGTGTTTAGTATTATTTATTAAAAACTCAGCTAACTTTTCACGGTGTGTTTCCCACCGTATAGGAGTACTTCCCATAAATACGTAGTACTCACCGCAACTCAACCTTAGGTGGTTGAGCGATTTAGGGTCAACACCCTTAGTCAATTGCATAACAGAGTCCATTATGGACAGGATAGTCTGCACAGAAAACCTGCTGACATCCATCGAACCGACTATAATATAGAACTTAAGAGACTGGTTACTTGTAGGTTTCCTTCGGTACCACTTAACAGAAGGAGTCGTAAAGCATTCAGGCAACCACTCCATCATAACTTTATCACGCTCATTAAACTTACGGATACGTTTACTGCCATCGGAGTAGAACTTATGGTACGCACTCTCAGATAGTTTGGTCAAACCCATTAGTCACCTCCTCAGACTTTCTTCTACCTTTTCGTCGTACACATACCCTTTGGGAGTCTTGCGTACCACGTTGTAGTTATCCGCACCGAGTCCAGCGTTCAGTCCTTTGAGAAAGGCATCACGCTCCTTGCTAGTTTTGTACTTAAACTCAGTCAGCTGACACTCAGCTACAGGCTCTCCCTGTTCCAGCTTAAAGCTCACATCACTTTGTCCTACCACTACCTTAAGTGTTCTCATATCAACCACCTCCCTATCCTTTTAGTAGAACGTCAGAATACCCCAAGGCTTTAAGTAGCGCCTTAAGTTCGTCCATCCTGTTTAGTATTTCTTTAGTAGCACACGCAACACATCGCACTTCCCTATCCGAGTCAGGTTCCTCAACCCCATCATCATTAAAGAACGAGGTAGTAACATACTCAACCAATCTAATTTCTCCAGCCCCAATATCTTTATTACAATAATTGCATCGCTCATTAAAAGGTTCTTTAATTACTTCCATCACCAACCACCTCCAAAGGTTTAAGGTTCATTATGTCCCTAAAGCATTTCTCTGAGGAATATAATGTGGTATGGAAAGACCACTCGCCTTTAAACTTTACACGCTTTCCATACGGTTCGGTAGTGTTTTCTTCTACCCAATCGTTAACAGAATACACACTCATTATCGGTACTATCTCTGTCTTTTCAATAGCCACATAAACGTTACGACTATGTATCGCAAAGGAAATAAGCGCTATGCCAACTACCAACGTAATTATCCCACCTACTATATGGCGGTCATAACTTTCCGACAGAACAACAACCCCACATAATACGCACAGCCCACCGCATAGTATTCCCAGCGTAAGAAATAAAACAGCCAAAAACTGAGCATTTGATAATTCCATACTACACCTCCTCCAACACTTTAATTACTTCCCACTCTACTCCGTCAAGAGTAAACTTCATGCCGACCTTCCACGTTACCGAGCCATACTCCTCAACCCCCACATCTATATTAAACTCTCTTTCCTCCCGCCTAACATAACCCATAGTAGTATCTGTATAACCATTGGTATCATCCACCACCGTGACTGACCGTTGCTCTGATAAATCCCTTGCTATAAATCTAGCCATAACTACACCTCCAAAGTAAACTTTTTTCACGACTAAAATCCTTATACAAAGTATACTATATATAATCAAAAAGTCAATCCCATCACAAAAGTATATCGATAGATGCTTTCTGTAAACTTTTTAAGTCATACTCAGCCTCCTCTTTCCAATGAGATAGTTCCTTAATAGCACAGGGTATACAGTAGATAGAGTTATTAAGGTGGACATACTTATGGTTAACACCTATCTCACCCCCGCACGAATTACACCATATAGGTATGGAGTTACTAACGTTATTGTATATAGTTATAGACATATCAAACACCTCCTTATAGTATGATGTCTATTGCTATAGTCTCCAGTTCATTTAGAGTTAGTTGTGTACGAAGAAGAGAGTAACTAGCGGGGTTCTTTGATTTTAAGTAGGCTATCCGTTCTCTTGATTGCTTAATAGCACAACGAATACACAGGGTATCTCCTATATTTATGACTACAGGATTACCTTTATGTATCTTTGTTTTACATAGTTTACAAGTTTCTTCCACGTTTGAGTGTGTTAGTATATACATAATAGTATCTCCTTTCCAAAGGGTATAGGGTATAACACAGGGGTATTAAGGCTTAAGGAGGTCGTAGACCCGAGTGATTAAGGCGTACCCTATGATTTCATAGGGGGAATTAAGGCTTAAGGAGGTCGTAGACCCGAGTGATTAAGGCTTAAGTATAGCCCCCACCGTACTCAAGGAACCTTAAGGCACCTACTTCTTGCGCCTACCTACTTTTCGGGGGACTCCGATGATATCATCGGAGGGACTAAGGGACTCGGGTGCATAGCACCTATTCGGGTGGCTCCGCCCGATGATATCATCGGAGGGACGCCGTTGCGTACGCAACGGGGACTAGATAAAGTATACTATATCATCTTCTAACCTTAAAGCATCAATCCTTAAAGCATCAATCCTTAAATATTCTATACCCAGTTCCGCCCGATACTTCAATGTTTCGCATCGTTGGGTTACTATACACCTTACATAATTGGCCAGCATCTTTACTAAGGCCCTCTTGGTAGTTAGGTATTTAACGCTACTCAGGTCCAGCTCCCAACACCAGTAGGGGAAGGGTCGTGAGCCCCAGTCCCTAGCAAACTTAGGGTCCTTCTCAATATTAAAGGGACCGTCTACTCTACTCTGTAGGGTCTTAGGCAGGTCTTTATACTTACCATTTAGGTGCGTACGTGTATTATATACTCTCTTCATTTTTAGTTACCTCCTACCCTATGTAAAGTGTATCATCTTTAAGTAACGTGTCAATAATATCCTCAGGGTTATGGTCGTATAAACTATCCAGCCTGTTGTTTTTTAAAGTACCAAACATTATGTCGGGGTTGGTTTGATAAAGCTTCCTAAGTATAGCTATGACTGTAGTAGTGTGCAGGTCCTTATAGTTAAATTCCCAGTAGTACAGGCTGTATGGAGCCTTATATACAGCTTCCCATGGGCCGCTTAGTCTGCCTTTAAAGTCTATCTTCTTGAGGCTATCCTGTATATCTTTAGCTCTTACCTCTTTAACAGTAATGTTAAAAGGTACTCTCTTCATGAGGTCCTCCTTTAAAAGTAAGGGAATAAGTAGACTGGACCGTTGTTATCCAAGACCCTTACTACCTCTTCTTCGTTTGGATACATATACATGGTGGAGCCGTATACCTCGGGTCCTAGCGGCCTGATTATCTCATAACTTGTGGCTACACACGTGGTGACTTCCTCGGGTGATTCTCTGAAGGGCCGTATGTCATATATGTACTTACAAAGCTTCCTAAGTATAGCCAGCTTGGTATAAGTAGTTAAGCTAGGCCCCTTGAACCTAAAGGAAGCACCCTTGAGGCCTGCGTAAACTAGTTTTTTGCGGTGGCGCAGCTCCACCTTGTCCATGTCAAAGTACTTTACGTCTGCGTACTCGCTATCCTTAAAACACTCCTCTAAATACTCGCCTATTACTATGTACGCCCTGCTCATTTTTTTATGCTTTTTCAGTAGGTATGGGTCCAGCTCTGGTAGTTTCATCCTAAGTATACCTCCCCATCAGTATCCGACACATACCAGTAGGATTTTACGTGTTTATCAGCATAGGCTTCCGCTTCTTTTACTGAGTTAAAGAGTAGCTTCTTCCCCCCTCTTTTCAGCACATCCCCACCTGTGATGCTGTCGGTGTTCTCATCTTCCGTGTACCAGTTAATAACATACTGCTTTTTAACGGCTTTCTTCCTCGTCTTCGTCTTCATCCTAAGTATACCTCCCCTTCCTTTAGTAGACACAGGGTATGGCATGCGTATGTTAGTGCTACTCCGCGCAAAATACGGCCCATGGATCCTACCCTTAAACATCGTTGGCGGGGTGAATTCTTCACGCATTCTTTCTTCTATGTCTAAGGGCTTAAAGTCACTCATCTTTCTTCTTCTTTTCTTGCAGGTGCAGCAGGTAGTTTACATAATCATGGACGTTTACTGGCCTATGTATCCTCTCCAGCTTGTGCATCGCGGTATTAGCTAGGTGTTCCTTAAAGAAAGGCTGCTTTAATAGCTCTACCTGGAACTTAGTTAGGTGCTTTAACGTGCGGTCGATGGCCTTTATTAACCACGCGTCCAGCCTGTTTCCCTTTAAAGTGATTATCTTTGCTGTACCCGCATACTGTATTAGATACTCCTTAGGAGTAGAGTAGTATAAGCTCCTTATTTTACGGTAGGTCATCCAGCATAGCTTGCCTCCTGGAGAGTAAAAGGGTATCGCTATAGATGTGTTGCCAGTACCCATGCCCTCATCTTTTAGGGAGCTCCACCTTAACATCTTTTTTACCACCGCTAGCTTGAACGTATCAGTAGTCATCTTGGACCACTTAGTCTCTATAAACACCGCCATGTTTGCCGCAGGCCGATCTCTATACGAAGACGTGTCGTCGTCGGTCCACCAATAACTAAACAACTTCTGCAGTTTCTTAAGCTGATCCTCTTCCTTTTTGGTTAGTACCGTGGATTGTTTACTCATGTCTAGTTACCTCCTTTGTTTCGTCTAGCAAAACTTGAACGTTATCTTACGGTCCTTGGCCCTGGCAAACCTGAGCAGTTCCCTTAAGGCCGAGTCCTTTAGTGTGTCATTTGAGTCCTGATATGATCCATACACCCGCGTGCATATATACTTTCCTGGTCTCGTTAGTGCTTCTCTAGTTAACGTTATACTATACAGGTTAACTAAAGAATTCTTTCTCTTCCCCTCCCACGTCTGCTTGGTGTCTCTTATTACATTAAGCAGCACACCCCGAAGCGCGGCAGCAGTTTGTAACTTACCATCTGGCAGCGTAACTTCAGTGCACATCTCGTATTCGTTAATTAACATAGTATCATTATGCGAAACGTTGGCGCCTACAGGTAAAAAAGTATTGTCTACTATCTTCTTAATGTCTTCCTTGTTTGCAGCTATACTTCTTGAGCGATCAGCTTTCTCCTTTCTATTCCTAAAGTAGCTGTGTAGTTCTAACCTCCACTTGTTTATGGTATCGGTTAGTGCCATAACCAATACCACATAGCCCACAATGTATATAGCAATTTTTCCTATCGACTCCAAGAGTTCCATTGTATACCTCCCTAGTTATAGTATCGTTCCATTAGTAGTTATCGTGTATTTGTATCACATGATGAAACTATTTAGTATACTAACCTAGTTATCCTCCCAGTCTTCCCAGTATGATCTTACCTTTATGACAGTTAGGACAAACTGATCCCACGCAGCTGTTGCAATAGTGACTCCCGCAAGTACTGCATGTTTTCATGGGCTGCCCCTTACTAATGGTCCTTCCGCATCTGTCGCATGTTTGTGTCTCCATGTCTAGTTACCTCCTTAGTTAGTTATATGGTCTAGTTATCTATTCTTCCAGCAATACATCTACAAACTCAATATCTGATGGATAAAAATACTCATATTCCTCTTCGTATTCCTCTCCTAACTCCACCTTTACTAACCCTCCTAATTCACAGTCAACTACCTTAAAGACCTGCCCCTCGTAGTCTGTCCAGCCACCAGGCATAGAACCTTTAAGGACCCTAACATACTTAGCCATTATACGTTCCTAGTTATCTTCTAGTGCTGCTTAAAGTATACGTTATCGTCTTTGTCGTTCCAGCATGTGAGACAGAGTCTCCCACAATAGTGGTGCTCGCCTCCCACATCCTTGCTTAACGGGCACATCTTAAAGTCCTTGTCCATGTTACCAGGGACCTTAGGTATCTTCACCGCTGCAGGAGGAGGCACTGGCTGCTCTACCTTAGTCATAACGTATGTCTTAGGAGTGTTAGGGATCTTTGGCACGTCCAGGTTGGACTCGTCGTAGCTCTGTTTTAGGTTAAGGTTCTTGGGCTTGGCGCTGAAGTCAAACATGTGACTCTTAGTAAACGCCAGGAACGTAACTCCAGGGTACTCGGACATGAACTTGAGCGCGGCGTCTACGTAATCCTGCCAAAAGAAGTCCCCGCTTTCGTGGAACCTCACCTTGTCTACTCCATAGTCCTTGATCAGCGCGTCCATCTCTACGCGCAGCTCTTTCCAGAAGGACTCTGGGTTAGACGTTAGCTCGTTGTAAATCCTCTGTCTCTTCTCTCTTGCTGACCTGTAGCATATCTCTGCTTTATTTGCGTAGCACAGCTTTGAGCACAGTGGGCTCCTGCCTGGGCACGTAGTAATAGTAGGCAGGTTAAGGATAGGGATCTTCTTGTCTAACTTCCTGTTGAATCCAAAGCTAAACAACTTCGGTTTGATCTTAGCCATGTCTACACCTCCTTAGAATTGGTCGTAATACTCATCTCTTTCCACACAGTTCATGTTAGGAACATGATCATTGTACCCCAATAGAGTAAGTTCCTTAGCTTTAATAGGGTTAAAGATATAGTCTTTTACTTCTACGTACTTTGGATCTACGCCGAATTTAATACCTTTAGTATTCTTAAAGAGCTTAGCTGTTACTGCGCCCAGAGTCTTATCATATTTCAGCACCAACTTGTGTGGATTGCGGTCATCCCAAAACTTTGTCTTCTTATCCTTTGCCACAAACAGTCGCAGTTGGTTATCCTCCATGGAATAACGGTCTACGATAGCAGAGTCCCGAGATACTACTACTGAGTCGTACGACTGCTTGGCGATCCTGTTCCAAACCGTTACTACGGTAGGAAGCTTAGAGTTACTGCCGTTTAGCTTAGGCTTACCGAGTATCCTTCCGTCCTCTGCAGACCCTGCAAGTAAAAGAATGTTATTCTTCTGCGCTTTCTCTCTCTTCTTTGCCAAGATACTGTTGAGTACCTCAGGCACATCAAGTGACTCCAGGATCTTAGGCGCTTTTGAGATACATCTCTTAAGCTGTTTCTTATCGTGATACGCCTCCACAAACTCAGTAAACTTATCCTTATGGGTCGACGCCAGCCAGATGAGCATTCCTGCAGTGGCTTCAGTCGACAACCAACACAGTCTTTCGTTTTTGTTCATCATCTTAGCCAGCAGGACAGGGTCAGTGTCGCTGCCCAGCATACCTAAGAAGATTTGGTCAGGGACATAATAATAACCATCACTATCCTTCGTATCCATTAACCTTTCTATTGATGATACGCGCATAACTACACCTCCTTATTCTTATTATACTTATTCTTAAGATGTCTTTTAAGAGAGTCTAAAGTTTTAAACTTGGTACTTCCCTTAACTGTGTCACTATTGTTGTAGTACTCAAGTATTACTACCTCTTCACAATCTATGGGAGGTAACGTTACTTTGGAGTCAACTAGTTTACAACTCCCATTAGTAGTAGTAGTTATTTGGTGCAGTTTCGCAGATAACTTTTTAGTTGCGGGGTCAAAGTTAAGCTCCAGCGCTCCATTATTAGATGTATTGTAGAAGTATCTGCCTCCTAATAGTAGCAACTTACCTACTTCAACACCTTTGTATTGGCTAGAAGACTCAACACAATGGAGTGCTTCATCCAGGATTGCTGTACCATACTTCTTCTTAGCTATCCTATTCCACGTAGCTTCCATTTTTTTCACAGTATCTATTGTTGAGGTAAACTTTGGAGTACCAAAAGTCATTTTAGCATCTGTGGAAGCCGTTAACACCAGTAGATTCATGTGTTTGAAGACCTCTTTCTCTGCCCTGAGTGCTGCGTTCACTGCCTCATTAACTCCAAGCTCCTTAAAAACCCCTGAACCATAGCGTAAAGTGTTCTTTAGCTGGCGTTTATCAGGGAAAGCAGCTACGTATTCACCGAGTTTATCCTTGTGATTCAATGCTACCCACAGTAAACTGGCAGAAAGTACCTCAGTTTTCAGCCACTTCCTTTCCGATAGCATAGATGCAAGGGCTAGTGGGTCAGTATCTGGTCCAAGCATCGACAAAATGAACGACTCGTAACCCAATTCCTTACTGTTCATTACCTTTTCAATCGATGAAGCGTACATATCACACCTCCTTATTTAAAGTTATAGTCTACAGTTACATCAACGTAGAAAGTATACTTCTTTTTATCTTTGTTGTTAATTATCATCTTTACTTCCCGCTCTGTTAATCCTCTGGAGTGCCAATTAAATGAGGCTCTCTCACCATTCTCACGTTTAACCTCACCATTGATACTCACAATAGGCTTAGTTACTGGTACTGTACCGTCATCATCATCTTCTCCATCGAACTCTTCGTTAATTTTTGCAAGGGTATCAAAGACTTTAACAATAGTAGACGCCCCATACTTCCACAAATCAAGCTTTAAGTGGTAGTAAGAGAGGTCAAAGTCCTTTTCTGCGCATTCAAAGTATCTAAACACAGGATTGTCCTCCAAAAACATCTCAAAATTCAGTTTACCGATTAGATTTTCGAGGTTTTCCACGTCTGTAGAATTATTCATACCTGCCAAACCTCTCTCTTTTACCTCATTTAACAGCTGAAGATGAAGTTTTCTGGAGGTAACTGGTATCTTATTGGAGTTCCAGTTATGTATTTGTGTATCTTTTACAGGAATTTCGTACTTTTCTTCACCATTTTCCTTAACAACTATAGAAAATCCCATCATTTTTCCTCCTTTATAGCTAAAAATCCCCTGACTTTACTCTTACCTTTCTTAATTCCACCTCTTTTCATAGCTATTTTCATGGCTTCAGCGGCATTTTTAGCATAGATTATATGCTTTTGCTCGTCATATCTGCCTGCTCCCACGTGTCCTGCGGGTAAAAGGCATACAAATTTCTTTAGTTTCTGCATGATATGCTCCGTCCACAACGCGTTTCCCTGGAACTCCTGATGTGTAAGGGCAGTACCGTTCCACGATACGGCACCACCCTTACAACTATACCCTGGAATTCCCGCGATTACTTATCGGAAACGACCCTGTACTGCTCGCCGCGGACTTTCATTGACACCAATCCCTCTGTTGATATCATTCGGAACGCTTTCTTTTGCATATCGTACACCGTAATAAGCCCATGGTCCTCTGGATTGTACGGCATACCAGTTCCGTTGACACCTTTCTTCACTCCCTTACGGCAAATCATCCTGCGGAATGGCCTGTTGCCATGCTCATCTTCAGTCCTCTTCCTGAAGATAGCCTTAAAAACTGTACCCTCCGCTGCCTCGATAATCTTCTTAGCATCCTCGTGTGTTACAACCTTGCTAATCATATTACCACCTCCTTAAGTTTTAGTCCTAACCCAAGAGTACCTTGAGTTCAGGGTCCTGCGATACGTCACATAGCTTAGTAACTACCTTGTCTAACTTGTATTCCTTAGCTTTATCCATAACAAACGCTTTGGCTGCGGCGACTACTATGTTCTTAGCCGACTCAGGCATATCATAGAACTGCCACCTATTGCTTCCTGGAGCGGGTGTTAGTGGTGAATATCTATAATCCTCTACCCTAAAGGTTGTTTCTACTTCTTTATTCCCATTTATAGGAGTCATAAGCAGTTCTAAATCTACTTTGCAGCCTCCAACTTTGTCTATCCACTCTCTTTCTGTTGCGGTCATCCTCTTTTTAAGATACTTTTTGAGCTGAGACTTAGTAACCGTCAGAGTATAAACGTGGTTTATATAGGTACTAAGCTTATCGTCGTTGATATACCATACAGTATCAGAGATTCGTATGTTACGTATAGTATGTGACATATGTGACAGGTATCTTTTGTAATTTAATCTTATGGATTCGTCACGTTTAGCTGACTCAATATGGTTTAACTCTTTCACTATAGCAGAGAACGTTCCTTGTTGGAGGTTAACAACAAACACTTTTCCGTCTGCGTTAAACCTCCTGACTATCGTAGGCTTAATGTCGTTGTCCACCTTACTTGTAAGTATCTTAGAACCTTTTTCTGCAATAAAATCTGAGGCGTTCTCCACGCTCCACTTTAGCCCGTCAATAACATTGAGGTCTTCCACACCCTCCAAAACTTCCTGCACCTTATCCTCGTGGTTCACTAGGATATATTTGAAGACTGCCTGAAGAACATCATCTCTTCCAACTTCCTCACCATTGTAGTCCTTAAGGATAGCCTGGAAAAGAACTACTGGGTCAGTAGTTGGTCCCATAACACAGAGTAAATCGGTAGTAGATGATATGGTTCCTTTCTCTATCATTCTAACTAGGGTACTTGAGTGCATTAAAATCACCTCCTCTTTTTCTTTTTACTATAGATACTTACTAGTTTGTTAAGTGCTTTATCATCCTTAGCTAACTTCCTGCACCATCGTCTAACGTTAGCTCTAACTAATTCTTCAGGCCATAGCTTATCTGGTAGTAGCTCACCTACTGTAATCTGCTTTCGCTTCACCCCACATTTAATACACTTAAAGTAGTGGGCACTGTAAGGATAGAACTTATGTTCACACATTAAAATCACCTCCGTTTTATGTAGTGGAACAACAACGCAGTTATAAAACCTCACGTATGGGGACTTGAAAACCCCCTCATCTGTGGTCTTGTTTCAACAAGCGAAACAACTACTCAAACTCCATCGTCCTCCCCTTTCTTCCACTTACTAAGCAACTCGTAGATATCATTGTAGGCTTTCAGCTTACCTTGCAGCACCTCGTCTGACGGATTGTTCTTGATGCGTTCTTCAGTTCTTTTTACCCAGTGTTCTGTCAGACGAAACAAGTCATCAATACAGGCATAAGATTTGTTTCCATCGAAGATTGCTTCAACGTCAATGTGTTTGTCACTCATCTTCCCACCTCCTTACTTTGTTCCTAGTAAATCTAGATGGCTTCGATGTATTGTAGAAACTTACATCATACGGGTTAGCATTAAGTAGCAGCTGGTACCTTAAGGTAACTGAATGTATACCCTCGATGTTAACACAATCTGCTGCGTCATCAAACTGGTCCGCTGGATATCCTATTTCACCATTGACGTAAAAAGGATGTGGCGGCAGGTCTACTATGACATCCACCTCCTTCCCGTCTGCTAGAGGAACAGCAATCAAGTGAGCCTCGATAGCAGTATGTTTCTTCATCAAGGCGTGAAAGGTTTTACCTAGTAAGTCAGATGGACTAAAGGTAACTGAGATTCCTACCCCAGTGTTGGTTGTGATGCAGGACTCAACGTCTATGTCTAACTTACACGACTTAGGTATCCTTAGGATGTTATCTTTGATGTGCTCCCAGGTTTCCTCAAGTATGTAAATCTCGTTTACGTTAAATCTACGAGCGTGGTTCATCAGATGTCACCTCCTCCTTTTTATTTCCTTTAAGTAACTCGTACAGCTCAGTAGAAGTTAGCTCTTTTATCTCTATTTTATCCTGGAAAGCTCCTGCCAGTTTCTGAGTTACCTTAGCTTCCACTGCCTCCTTAATTCGTTCACCGAACACAGAGCGCACCTCACCCTTAGTGGTGCACTTGGTATAGGATTCGAAGTTAGTATTTGTTTTGTATCTCTTTGTTATTCTTCCTTCGTTAGTCAGGATAAACTCTACCATACAGTTTATAGTTTCTATCCTAGCTAGTTTCTTTTTTGTCTTGTATCCCTTTAGATGATAAGGAAAAAGATCTTTGATGTCTTCCATCTTAAGATTAAAACTCAGTCTCGGAAGCTCATACTCTTCAACATGAAAACCCTCCTCAACCAACAAACTCTTTATGGGCTGAAACATAAATGAATCTGAGATGTCATCAGTTACCTCTACCCTTTCACAGCTATAGCCACCTGTATCTGGCTCACCAAAAGGTTTAACTAACGATACAACACCGCCATTTGGGTACGTAAGGTATGAGTTTCTTACCCTAGCATTAAACTGAAGTATTGAGTTGTCGTTCGTCTTAAGTAACTCTCTCATGCGGCCTATCAAACGGCTTGATATCAAATGTATCCCATCTCCGAGTGCTTCCTTAAGGTTAGGAGTAAGTTCTTCGATCCTTTCTTTGAACCTTTCGCAAACCTTTTTAGAAATGTAAGTGTCATCATCTTTGACCATTGAGTATAACTCAGACAGCTGAGTGATACTTGTGATCTTTTGAGTTAGCACTTCGAACATGTCTGACTGGTAAACAACCGAGTACTTTAGCATTGCTGAAACAAAGTGTGTGGCACCACTAGGTTTTGAGGTTCCAACCTCAGGATTAACTAGGTAGTCATACAGCATCTCTAAGTCTGTATCAGGTCCCAGTAGCAAGACAAAGTCGACAAGACTTAACGCCTTATCTGTCTCAAAGAACCTGACAATACTAGACGTCTTCATCTAACATCACCTCCATGTCAGTATTTTGTATGTGGTTTTTGAATCCTTGATTGCATCACCTCTAAACTCACCTCGGGTATCGATGATGGCGAACTTGGTAGAGTTAAACAAGCTGCCCTGAATAAATAAACCCTGAGCTTTCAGCTGCTTAACGTTGTAGCTGTTACCTATGACTATCATACTGCACCTCCTTCCTCAAACTTTACTGCCTCAACAGTTCCGTGCTTGTCGTGGATTACTGAGTAAAGACTGTCATAGTCGTAGAGATACTCAATGTATACACAATCCTCTTTCTTAAACATGTCAAGGATTTGTTCTGCCACTTTCTTAAGCAGCGTCCTGGAGTATGCTGTTGGAATGTGTATGGATACTGAGTAGTCTGCAGTGACTGTACAACTTTCAGTGCTGTAGTCAATAGCAATGTCGTCAGTTTTAACCTTAATGAGTGGAGCGATGGCGTCTTTCAACACCACCTGCTCCGAGTGAGAATGTCTAGTCATTGTTACCACTCCTCCCTTCGATGTCGGAAGAGATGTTAATGTTGATGTACGGATTGACTGCTCCTTTGTAGTGCACCTCTTCGTTGGTAGTCATGATAACCGTACGGCTTCTAACTGGTCCAACTTCCAATGGAGGTATCTCACCATCAGTTAAGACTACAAAGTTACATCTCGCTCCGATAGTTTCTTTCTCGTGCTCTGCGAACTTAGCCATTGCTGGGTTCAAATCTGTACCACCCCAGCCTGGGATAGTCTTTGGTATTGAGTCACCTTTAGACAGCGTATGTGTAATTCCTGTATCGAAGAAGTACACTTTCTCTATCTCAGGCAACGCCAGAAGATACCCTGCAAAGTCCTCGATGTAATCAAAGCATGAACCAGATACATCAACAGCGGCCCACACTTTAATCTTCTCGCTTCTTTTCCTTGGGAATATACAACCAGGAATATGTATCCTCCTGTGCCCTCGGGAAAAGTCTGGCTTATCTCTGTGGATAATCTTATCCAGTATCTGTTCGAACGGAAAGGACTTCTTAACTACTTTCATTAAGTCCTGAACAAACCCTCCAGCCTTAGAACCGTACGCTCCATTCTTAGCAGCTCTTACGATGTCATTGATATGCTCCTTAACATCGTCATCCAGTTCATCAGCATTAAAGTGAGGGTCATGCTCGTCTATCCTGTCTCCGTCCAAAGCTACAATTAGAGACCCTTTATCTTTCTCTTCCTGTTCCTTAAGAAGTAATGAGTATACTTCCTCAGAAGTTATCTCGTTTTCCTGCATACCCATCTCGTTGAGGTCAATTAACTTCTCTTCCTCAAGCTTCTGTAAGGACAGTCCAATCTCGTGTCCGTCTTCAGCTTTAGGCATACTAACATAGCTCCCGTAACTTCTGTTGATAAGAGAATTGAGTACGGAATCTGTAGCAACATTCCATACTTTGCGGTCCTCTATTCTCTTACACCTTATCAGATGTCCCAACAGAATGTGAGCTCCCTCATGCATCAGGATATACATCTGTTCCTTGATGGGAAACTCATTGAGATACTTAATGTTAACATGAAGTAAGAGCTTCTTGTTCCTGTCAAGACTGACTGCTGCCAGTCCTGCCGTTCCAGATATGTCCCTTACTGGCATCAGTAAGAACATGTCCAGGAAGAACCTGAGCTCAGGCTGCGTAGCGAACTGCTCGAAAGGCAACTGCGATCTGAGTTTATCAGACCCAGTAACTACGTCTTTAAATCCTGCCATAAAACCTCACCTCCTCAGTAGTTTTTTAACTCTGGAAAAATTATGTCAAACCTGGTGTGAATGTATCTGTTCTTCGCGGCGCCTATCTTTAATGCTAAGTCATCTAAAGGGGCATACTCAAATCCTTTAGATTCATACTCCTCCGTAGTTGCATGCCACTCCCATAACTCTGATGCATTAGATACATCTCTGCTGCTTCTAGGTCTTGGGCAGTTAAAGTGTACTCCGCATTCCTCACCCATGATAGTTTGTTTACCACTCATGTCAAGCTCAACATTAGTGATTGAATTATGCATTGATGCTAACTTACTGCAGTCAATCATGTACTGTCGAGCTTTCTTCATTGTAGCGATAACAAACGTTGTTGTAGCCTCATCAGGAATACTGAAACATGCAGATACATCTGGACTACGTTCTCCGTGGCAGTGTTCATTCCAGTAAGGTTTTTCAAGCATCACCAATCCTTTAAACTTCTTACTCAAAGCATTAAGGTACAGCCTTGAGTAGTGGTTGAAGATGCGGGAGTGCCAGTATTCCCTGGCACTCCCCGTTTTTCTGAGAAACATGATTATTTATCTTTCTTCGGTGTCTTCCCAAGCCTCTGCTTGAGCAGGTCATCGAAGTAAGTTCCGATAGGCTTACCTTTAGCAGTCAGTGATTCATACAGGAATGGATCACCATCACCAACTAAAGTAAGGAACTTAGTAATAGTATCTGCTTCAGTCTCGGCATCGACCAGCTTGTCGATAAACTTCTGCAGTACCTCTTTCCTTTTCTTCTCAACCTTGTATTCCTTTTCAGTAAACACTATACCCGCTACTTCTTCAAGAGCAAAGGACCTCTTGAGGGCTTTAGCTTTACCATACTTGGACCACGCGGCTGCAACACAGTTCAGCAGTCCTCTGGCGTCTATAATGGAATCCTGTACGAACTCCATTAACTTAACGACAGTGCTGGCAGACAGGATACCTTTGGCAAGGTCAGCGAATTCTTTCATGTCGACATCCTTGGTCAGGTCCAGCTTAAGCTGCTTGCATGTGTCATCTAACTGTGACCACGATCTTGGACATGTCCACGGTTCAAACGGGCTGTCCTTGGACGGTCCAGTAACAAGAGCTTTCATTCCTATAGCCTTAACAAAGGCACCTATCTCTTTGATAGGCTTCTGGAAGTCAAGCCACTTGTCAACTCTTGGCGGCTGCATCATGTAGACATAACCTCTTCCGCCAGTAAGCGCTGATGTAATTATCTTGGCGAAAGTACCGTCTTCACCACCCATGTTACCTGAGATAACAAACTGTGTCTTCTCAGGCAGCTTGATGTTATCCAGGTTTTTACCCAGGACTATATCAAGCACAGCACCCTGAACGTCCTCTGTTGCCAGAGTAAACTCGTCAAAGTGAACTACGACATTACCTTTGGAGTCTATGACTTTCTTCCAAAAGCTTGGCGCTTTCCACTCAACATAGTCTCCCTCAGGCGAAGGAATACCTTTGATGTCATAGGCTTCAAGCCTGCCCAGTGACAACGTAATGTACTCCCTGCCCGCTGCGATAGCTCCGTCGTGGATTGAAACGGTTTTTCCTACTCCAGGATCACCTAAGATGATCAGGGTTTTCGGATTAGCCATCTCGCTAAACCTCTTGATAAGACTTACACACTCATTCGCAGCAATTGCACGCATCAAAACCACCTCCTAAAAGTTTTTTACTTCTGTTTTGCTAGGGGAACTTTTTTAATTCTGGCGTCAGGATAAGCTCCCCTGCATTCGTTCTTAATCCTAAGCGCTTCGACGTGCCCGTACTTAATGGCAATCGTCATGTTTTTCGATGGAGAATACACGATGTACATAAAGTTCTCCATGGCAACACCTCCTAGGCAAACTCTATTCGTACTGAAGTAACTCCCCATGTGTCCATGTCGTTCACTAAATCTTCTTCCTTAAGAGGTTCTTCAGACGAACAAAAGTACCGTGACATCACTGACCCATCCTTAAGTAATTTAACCTTAAGGCTTTGTTCCTTGTCAGTCTCCTTAACCGACGCAAAGAACTTTCTGAACAGGGTTGTTAGAATGGTTGGTGATGGGTCACTGTGGAAGTCTACCTCTATCACCCTGTCTCCAGTCCTTTGCAGGTCACAATGCTGAGCACGGTTAAAAACTTTAATCGCTTCGTAATACTTTGAGAGGTCTGTGTAATCTTCACTCAAAATAGCACCTCCATTTTTTGCAGAAAAAGTTTGACAACTTCTTTGGTAGGCTTATCAAAGATATAGGTGTCTCTGTTTTCATCCATTAACTTATCCGCATACTCTCCCAAACGCCTACCGTTACACGTAACCTCTTCCCACACCAAAATGTCGTGGTTAGCATAACGTAACACCAGTTCCAGCCACGTATGGAATAACATATGTTTCTGTTTTTCCACTAATTTCCGTCGTAGCCTTTGTTTATACTGGCGGTTATTCATCTCCAGGCTCCTCTAACTTAACATAGATTTCGCCTGCTCTGCCGTGTAAGTAGACGCCTTTCTTTCCAGCCTGTGTAAGCTCTGGAATATCCAGCTCACCTGACTTAGCAACTTTAGGAATTGAAGCGACTTCACTTTCTATTTCTTTTAGGCGCTTAGCTTTAATTCCAGCTAACGCCTGGTCGAAATCAGAGGAAGGTATAACTCTTACCTTAGACTCTGGTACATCTGCTTCTACTTCTTCGGGTGAGGCTTTAGCTAATACAGAGATAGCTGAGTCAATCTGATTAGCCTCCTCAACCAGGACTTTCTGTGCTTCCTTTTTACTTACCTGAGCAGCGCCAATGATATCGGCTTTGGTCTTACTCAGGGCAGTAATAACAGAAGAGTAACTTGGAACGTCCTTTTTCTTACCCATGTAACTTCACCTCCTTTTATTCACTCCAATAGATTTCAAATCCTAACAGTTCCAAATTAAACCATTTCCTTCCATCGCTTGAATCTGCATGTATTCCAAACAGAGCTACTTCAAACAACTCGATACATATCGCAAGGTTGAAGCATCTGTTGAGAATGTTAACATACGCTTCAAATCCTCCACGTATATTAAAGTTCTTCCAAGTACTACTAATCGTAAACATAGTATCACCTCCTTAATAAAAGTATACCCTAGATTGTCAAAAAGTCAAGGGCTAGTTCAATACAAAATGCAGCTGATGTTCTTTAATTACTAAGTAGTTATAGTATTTCCTGACGTCCTTTCCTTTCTCTATGGGGATATTGTTGAGCTTATCCACCAGCACCTGAGACCTGTCTACATCGGCAGGCTCAGCGTGTACTACATATATCGTATCGTTATCCATGATTGCACCCCCGAGGGGAAATAGGTGACGCATCCCTTTCGGTTAACATCGCCACCTTTTCAAGAGGTTTATTTCCTCTTGGTGTACTGCGGTAAAGCGTTGAGTGAAGCCTTTGTAATGTAGTGGTTAGGTATCTTGGCGTAGTTACCTTTCTTACCCACTATCATCACGTCCTTACGTGTACGTGATACATACGTAAGTGAGGTACCTTTCGGTATACGTATGTTGGTCGGCCTGGTCGTAAAGTCTTTGTCTAATACTATCTTGTAATGTCTCATGTTACTCACTCTCCTTGTGTTTAGATTTAATGACTAACAACAATATTTCATCTCTTAATGCTTGTTCACTACCAAACACATTATTTCTACATACTTCCTCTATATCCTGTATGATCTTGTTTGCTTTTAATAATTCTGTTCTACCTTTTTTGTTTTCTTCTATTACATTTAACACTTCTTTTGCACAAACTTTACATATATCCATATCACTCACCTCCTTCACTCCCTATAAGATAACCCACTAAATAAGAAACTACAACTGATAATACAAAAACTAATGAACCTAATATATCTTCCATATTACTCACCTCCTTATTCGTTTGGCGTGACGTAAGGAACTACTCCGCCACCTGTGAAATAATATTCATACCAGAGATCCCCATCGGTAAAGGATAGGTTGCCTACTGATACGTGTGGAGCAATGGCGGCGAACAGTCTGTCCTGCCTTGCGTCCCTGCCGCCCAGGAACTCAATGGTACCTCTGGTAATGGTGAAACCAAAGAGCCTCAAAGCGTGGTCTAAGTTCCTGGCGCACAGTATGCGCTGCCCCTTATCCCATGCCTTGCCGTACTTGACGTTACCTTTCAACGCCTCAAACGCAGCTTTCTCGTTCTCAATCTTAAGCTTGGATTTAAAACACCCGTGTCTGCTCATACTAATTCACCTCCTTAGAAGATTTAAGTTTTCCCACTAAAATTTGTAGTTCTTTTTCTTTTTTTGCATTGAGTTCACGAATTTTGTCGTAATATGCTTCTCTGCATTCTCTACACCAATGTTTTACGCCCTTTATGTTTTGTTCACAAAGCATAATCCCTTTTGTGCTTCCTTCTTCCGAGAAAAATACATCTTGAGTTTTGCATAAATCACATGTATAGTTTTTCACGTCATACCTCCTTAGAAGATTTAAATCCGTAGTCCTTTACCTCTACCTTTGGTTTCCTGGCTATCGCTACCACCTTAACCGTCAAACCAATTAAGGCGTTAGCTCCCATACCTGCCAGAAACCAAGCAAACCAGTTAGTCATTACATCACCTCCTTATTTTTTATTCCTATGAGTGCGAGGGGGCCGAAGCCCCCAAGTATTACTTACCGTCAGTTAACAGCTTAGATTTTTCGCTTACTTCTTTACTTGCCTGGTCAAGAATACCAAGAACTTTCTTACCCTGTTCAGACGCCATAAGGGCTTTCTTGGTGAGATTAGTTTTCATCTTCTTGATCTGTGCAGGCAGCTCCTCAATCCTGTTACCGATATCCATAATCTTCTTGGATATCTCATTCTGCTGTTTCTTGTATTTGTTGAGCTCTTTGAGCTGTTTCTTGATGAGCGCAGGAGAAACATCAAGGTCAACCTTAAGGTTATTCTCCCTGATGTTATCATTCCCGTCGTATCTGGTAATCATTCTGGTTCTTTTGTTCTGTACGTTGAAGTAAACCTGAACCTCACCGACAACGTTTGTAAAGTCTGCGCCGACACCATGACGGTCTACCTTACCGAGTGCGCAGTGTGCATCACAAAAGTAATACAAGGGAGTAGCCGCACCACCGAGGATTGCGCTGATGTTGGAGATAATAGGCTTGCATACTGTGTTAGCCCATTTCGTTACCTCTTCCTTGTGCTTTGCCTTAACAGCTTTAACCACCTCACGTAAGTCTGCGTTTTCCTTCTTGGCGGCCGCATACTCAGCGGCAAGCTCTTCTCTGACTTGGTCTTCGTACACCTCAACCAGTTCGTGCTTACTGACTTTCATTTCTACAAGCTCAGTAAGGTCCGTGCCGAGAACTTTCTCACTCATAACTTCACCTCCATAATAAGATTGGTGTTAGTCTTCTTCCCATTCGTCCTTTGTTTCCTCCTCGCCGTTAACTCCTACCTCCGTAGCGATGTAGTTCCATAATGCTTTGCCTTCGTACTGGCTTTCGGGGAATGATCCGTATGCCTCGTCATACTCCCTGCATATCTGTTTAACTTTCTCTATAGGCACTTCCATCTTAATACCTCCAGACGTCTATGATGCCCCGCACTGCTATATAGTAACAGGGCACACAGACCAGCAGTCGTATGAGTATCCCCATACCTATCTTCTTCATTGATACCCAAAGCCCCATGGTACAAGCGAACAGGGCTATCAGTAAGAACGTTACTACTAATGGATTCATAGTACTCACCCCCAAAGTAGGATTATGCTCCTGCCTAAGATAAAGAAGGCAAGGTAACATGCAATTCTATACATAGTTCTTTCAAGTACATCATCAACTTTAGTTTCTGTTAACCACATCAAGCACACAACCACTGCCAAAGCACAACCCAGTAACACTGTCATAACGATTGGATTCATAGTACTCACCTCCTATTAGTTTATAAGTCCGAGGGAGCCTAAGCTCCCTCATACTACCAAAGGCTAGACATCTTCATAGTAACACCTCCTTAGTATTATTTTATTTATTATTTATTTTATTGTCGAGCACAAGAATATTGTAGAGTACTACAGTACTAGGGGGTATACCTATGCTCGGTGCCCCCAGGGTGAAAATCACCTTCTCTCCCGATACCTAGGCTTCTAGGCTTCTAGGCTTCTAGGCTTCTAGACTTCTAATACTCCCGATACCTAGGCTTCTAGGCTTCTAGGCTTCTAGACTTCTAATACTCCCGATACCTAGGCTTCTAGGCTTCTAGGCTTCTAGACTTCTAGACTTCTAATACTCCCGATACCTAGGCTTCTAGTACTCTCGATACCTAGGCTTCTAGGCTTCTAGTACTCTCGATACCTAGGCTTCTAGGCTTCTAGTACTCTCGATACCTAGGCTTCTAGGCTTCTAGTACTCCCGATACCTAGGCTTCTAGGCTTCTAGTACTCCCGATACCTAGGCTTCTAGACTACCCGTTGGATACCCAACGCGCGGACTTAAGGTACCCCTCTTTCCCTATGGATATATCTTGGGTCCCCAGAAGGACTAAAAAATTTCCCTGGTATTTTTTGGGGATTGCTTGACAATATAAGGTATAATTTGGATAAATAAGGCTATCTGGGATGTTACCTCTATTTAGGAGGCGATCGTTGATTCTAGGGGGTGTTACGGCTTAAATGGGGCTATTCTGAACAGCTTATGGACTATACTAAATATAGTACGTACTAGGTTACTAAGTAAGCGGTGTGATTTAAGTACTATACCATACCACCATGGGAATAACAAAAGACCTTTGGCTACGGGGTAAACATAAGAATGATAGGTTTCTACTCTTGGTTTATATCTTTTATAAACCTTAACTAATCTATATAACTCACTCTCTGGAATCCTACCATTTTGGAAGTCTGAGCACCCCCAATCTCTTATATTGGAGAATATATACTCAATACATGTAACTGTATACCTCTTGTATATTATCTTTATAGGAGTGGCCGTGTGATGCCTGTGTATTACGTTATTTTCTTCCAGCCACTTCTTTAGTACTGTCATTATAGTTACGTTGTGGCACTTCCTTATTTTCTTCCAATCCTTAACTAGGTCCATCATTTCTTGTTTTCCTGAAACCATATGAAAGCCGTGCTGGTAAACAATCTTATCAGTCCTACAAGCGCACGCGCATACCACGGTATAACCGATATCCAAATAACTGTTTCTGTAATAGCTGTGACTTTTGGTTTATACTTTTTATAAGCTGTGGCTACCTGCCACCAAACATCGTCCTCGACATCTCTCATGCTCATATCTATTCTATTTTGTCTGTTAAACAAATTATAGCGTGCTCGGTCGTAGTCTATGAATATATTGTTGTAACTCGTGCGCCTTCGAAAAAGTGTTAGGATTTCACATCTCCAGGGGGTTAATTTGCTGCAATATTCCACCTGATGATACTGCCTAATCCCAATTCTAAGTATACTCTTTCGTAATATTGTTATGATCGTTACTATATGGCACTTCCTTATTTTCTTCCAATCCTTAACTAGGTCCATAGGTTCCTTCCTTTCTTAGTATCGGCTTAAACTGGGATGCCGTGGAGGACTCTCCAAAAGGTATCGTCTTTATTGCTAGTAGTTACTGAGGTTAGGATAAAGGGCCTTCCATAGTTATTTAATAACCACTCTCTTACCTCGTCTCTAGTTGTGCAGGCTATTTCAGCCCTATAGTTATTGCGTATATAATTAAGATGATAATGTAGATATTTTTCGTCTACAACAGTAATGTATGTGGTATCATAGTCCACCAGATTGTGCAGCAAGACTTCTAAAGCGGTCACCGATACCCCTTTCTTTGGATATATACAGGCTGTCCAGGTCCCTAACGGAATCGCCTTAAATAGCCCAAAGTCTTTTTCCTTTATTGGGTTCTTGGTTTTCATGGGCCTACTCACTCTCCCTGTGATTTGATAATATCTTTTATTTCAATTAATGCTTCCTGTTGAATTATCTCTACTGTTCCAGTATGTTGGTCTATTGTATCACACATAAACTGACACTTTCTTAATGCCTCTTTTATATCCTCAATAACCTTGCCTCGCTGAGATGCTAACTTTATTAAATATCTTAATGACATATCACTTCCACAATCCTCACACTCATATACAGGAATAGTAACCACTGCGCCTTCATAATATTTCATTTTACCATTACATTTAGGACACTTCATTTTACTCCTCCTTTATTTTTTTTAATACGGCCACGACCCCGAACTCGACCACGACCACGCCATTGACCTACCATAAATATTTAAATATATCATTTCACTCCTCCTTATTCCTGATAGGACACGTGTCATAATTACACTTATGCCCGTCATTATCTTTATGCTTACATATTACATTTTCAGGCATTCCACTTGTGTCTATTACATATTTTCTATGTTGACAATTCTTTTGCCAGTTCTCCCACATATCCTTACTCCCCTGTTCGTATGCCTTATTCTTTTCTGCTTCCATTTCTTCTTCAATACTTTCTGCCTCATCAAAACTTCCTGCATACTTTAATCGCCTTTTACAATTTTCTATTTCTTCTTTTATTTCTTTTTTATCCATATCACTCACTCTCCTTTATTGTTAGGTTTAAATTGTCTGCAATACTTACCGCCCTCTAAAACTCTCCCCATTTGAGGTATTGGAGCCTTACACCCAAAAGTCTTTCTCGTGCCAGCCGCGATCCTTAATCCTGACGCCTTAAAAGCTTTGGACGCCTCGTTAGTAATCGTATACCTCCCTCTATAAAAGTATCTGCACTTTGCGCACCTGCTCATTTTTTAACTCCCTCATCTATTAAAGTCGCACCTAGGGCCGCTAAAACAAAAAACGGTCCGAAACCTATTACTACCATACCTACCAAACTTCCAAATACTTTTGTAATATACCAAAATTGGGCGAAAAAATTGCACGGGTTTTCTGGCTGCTCTATAGCCATAATCGGCGCTTGGTGGTTACTGTTATAACACTCCATGGCTGTCGCAAAACTTATTACGTATACTATACCCAGTATACAAACTAAAACTCCTAAAACAATCTTTGTTATATTCATATCTTCTCCTTTAGTTTAAGTGACACGTCTCAACCTACAGCACGTGGAGCAGTCGAACGCGACCATGTTTAACGAGGTCAATCACTCCCCGCCACGTTTACGGTGGGAAATCCCACACGTGGCACTTTTAGTTTTTTCTTCCCGCAAAGCCTTAGTACAATGATGCTGCAAGTTTGACGGAGACACGTTGTATATAACACTTAACTCCGCCCACGTTAATTTCTTTCGCAGCATCATTATATTTTTCGTGTCTTCCATCGATATTTTTGGTATACGTTTTACTCCGTAATCGCGCAAAGCCTGTCTTACCCGCTGCTCCGACCTAGATAGCTTATCCGCCGTTTCTCTTATAGATAGCCCCGCATTGTGTGCTCTTAAAATCTCTTTATCTATTTCCTTTCCTTGCTCCACTTTTATGTTCTTTTGTACAGAATAGTGCGTTCTGTGTGTCCACGATACTACGGATTCTGGAAGCCTTAGCTTTTTGCCTATCTCCTTAAATGATATGTTATTCTTTCTATAGGTGTCTATTACCTCCGCTCTTTTACTAAGCGACGAGGTTTTCTCTATGGAAGATTTGTACCATAAAGTAGCTGCGGCTTTGGGACCGTATTTGTTAAGTAATGTTTTGTATTTCGGTTTTTCTTTAGCGATGTATCTTAGCAACTCCTTAAGGTATTCTTTGTTTTTACTAGGCTTCGCTTTAACGAAGTGTACCTTCATTGTTGACCTACACGTTTTAGTTTTTTCTTCTGCAGCTCTATGGGTACTACCATTAGCCAACAACGTCACCCATCTATCTAAAAGTCTTTCCCTGTGTTTAGTCATAACCCCTACCTCTGTTGAGGAGATATAGCAAACGTTGCCACGTCCCCTTGTATACTATTACTTACCCTTGTTTTTTCTCCGTGAGATATCTTTGCTTTTCTCTCTATACTCTCCACTATCTTTACCCACGTACTAATATGCTTTACGGAATCTTTCGGTTGTATGAGTATTTTAAACCCTAATGTGTACGCGTCTGCTTGGTACGCTAAAGACGTAATAAACTCTTTTAAAGGTATTAAAGTTATTACGTCATGTATTACTCCTATGTTAATAAATACCTTACAATCTCCTTCCTCTAACCTGGATAAGTAATCATATAACCCTTCTTCCGTTAACATTTCACTTCTCCTTTGGTAATATAAATGTTGGAAGGCCTTCCTTTTTTAAACGAATTTCTATTTGCTTCCATTGGTCTTTCACCTTTTGTATATCTTCTGGCCCATCACCATCGTATATAGGTAATTTTCATCACACTCAGACCATTCATAAAACTTAAGTTCTCTCATAGTTCACTCTCCCTTGTTTATTAAACATTCTATTAGTGCTACTATTAATGCTACTATTAGTAAAGTTGCGAAAACTGCTAGTCCTGCTGCTATATGGCAATCACCTTCCATTGTTATCACTCCTCCTTATCTGTACTTGGATATAATCTTAAACACTGCTTTGTTAAACTCTTCTGATGTCATACTTAAATTGGGTTCTTGATATAGTTCCTCAATCTCTTTAATAACTTTAGATAGCCTTGCTTTGTATCTTTTCTTACACTTATCCCAACCCTCTTTATACCCATCTTTATAACTGTCACCTTCTTCAAATATTACTCCTGAAATTTCCTTAGTCATTACTCCTCCTTTTCTACCCCACTGTATCCTATGTGTCGTCTTTTGGATCCTTTGGGTTTACTGGTCTCCAAGAAAAGAACCTATCCCATATTCTAATATACATATCTATAAAGAAGTTTGTCGGTTGACCTACTAGGTCGAAGGTTTCTATGTACTTGGTAGGTGAATACCTGGTTATTGGTCTTTTCTTCTTATAGGTTTTTGCAACAGTATACCAAGCTAACTCAGGTATTTCTCCCGCTCTGGACGTAGGATACGACCAAATTTTATTAAATCTGTAATTTACTTGTAGCGCTATTCCTCGGTTTTTGTTGCTTAACGTTTCTAAAAACAGTATCTGTATAGTGGGTCCGAACTTTAGTGTACACGATATTTTTCTGTAGCCATTTGTGTCCTTAGCATGTAGCCATCTCTTTAAAAGCGCCATAACAGTAATAGTGCTCATCTTCCTTATCCTCTTCCAATCTTTAACTAAGTCTATTCCTGCCATGGAAACACTTCCTTTCTCTCACACAGGTCTAAGTATGACTTCAGTAAATCGATATTCCACACACACGCATGTATTTCTTTACCTGGGTTCTTAAGTATGTATGATGCTATGCTATCCCTAGTATTGTACTCGGTTAGGTTCCCATCCCCGTTTATATTATATAACTGTGCTCCTGAAAAAACTTTTAATATATTAGCCGCTATAGCAGTGGCTGATAAGCCTTTCTTAGGAATTATTACCATGCGCTCGTCTAATCCAGCCTCCAAATAAAAAAACTTGTGCTCATACTTGCAGCTAGTATGCCTATTAAATATGTCCCTCCAACTATTGTTCATCGTTATTCCCCTTAGGCTCTCGCGGCCAAAGACCGAGTTTAGTTTTTATCACATACCATACCCGCATTATTGCTATCCGTATCTTAACGACTATCCCCATAAACATAAGTATTGGATACGTTTTAAATTGGGCTATAGTTAGTGTTATTATCCTGCCGCTGCCATCGTTATGCGTTAGAATATTATTCTTTTCGATACGCATCGTCGGCTTATACTTTTTATACCTTAAGGCCATAGTATATAAATCTTCCTCCGTCGATTCTTCTGACGGTACCGCCATGCGTCCTCCGCTAAAGTCATACCACGATGTTGTAACGTATACACTACCGTCATCCCGCAAACTAAAGAATAGGGTAGTTCTTTTTACTTTAAATGGCTTCTCAAGTTCTGCTACTGTTATTTGGTAATATATAATATTATCGGACTTCTTTACCCACCGAAGCATTAGCTTCATTATAGTTATAACGCTGTATTTTTTAATTATGTTGTAATCTTTTATTAAGTCCATTTATTCCTCACTAACAATTTTTGCGAAGAAAGGCTCCCCTGGATTATCTAGTAGCCACTCCTTAAACTCATCTTCGCTAGTAAAATACTCTTCATCTTTCGCCCCTTTGATGGCGGCGCTCTTTATTATAAAAATTTGGTGTGGGTGCGACTTCTTTATATCGGCCACCGCAGCCGTTATGCTTACGCCTTCCTTTATAGTAAATTTTACTATGGAGGCAAATGTGCCATTACCATACTTAGCCGTCAGTATATTTGCCCTTCCTTCTCCCAGGTACTCCATAGTGTGATATCTATAGGCTAATATCTTCCTGGCAAACTTAAAGTTTAAGGCCACCTTTACCTCCTTATTTTATATCCAAATAGTTTTCACTAAAACGGCTACTAACGGCTATTCTAAATGTTGGGGGCTTTTTGTTTCGATCTTTATAATGTATATACCACCTACAAAATACATCTGGTGTACGGAATTGACTGGTATCTTTATAAGGCATCCAAAAATTATATCGCTTATCAAGATACTTAAGTAGCGCAGTTATACTAACCGTTGGCTTTGGGGTTACCTCATATATACTGTTGACTGTTGACGGTCCACCTCCCCTAAAATCAACTGTACAAATAATATTATCTTCTTCTATCATCTTTGAGCCTTATTCTTTGGCCATCGGTTAGGTTTTTCGTCTTGGTTAATTTCTACTGACGGACCTGGTATACCATCCTCAACTTTTACGTGAACGGGGCACCCAAAATGCCAATACACCTTAACGGGCCTTGTTGGATCCTGAACCCAATAGCCTCCAGGATACTCTTCTTCTATACTTTTAGGTAGCTTACTCATTGTTTCCTCCTAGGTATTGCTTGATTAGGTTGAATAGTAAAGTTTCCTCCAGAAGCACAAAGATCTTTTACGGTAGTGACTCTAAATTCTTTACCAGGGTTATCCAGTAGCCAGCGCTTAAACGTATTTGGGTTGGGTTTTAACACTAACCTACCCTCAATCGACTCAGCAAACGTCTTGTTTAATTCCGCTAATACTGCGGTTGCCGACGGGGTTCCTAGTGGTGTTATTTTCCACCTACGCTCACCAAGCCAACTGCCCACACCGTCGTCTGTTATTTCCTCAGTCTTAAATATTTTACTCACTGAACACACCTTCCGACTCTATTGGTTCTATGATAGATAGCTGACTTATTTTGTTCTCCAGATTTTCTACCCTATCCTCAAGTCGCTTAAACTTATCAGTTGTAACTACCATAAACGCTATCATCACTGCCATAAACAGCGTTATCACAACGGACTCAACCTTATCCATATTACTCACTCTCCTTTAATATTTTAATACCATATTTTAATATCTTTAACCTCATTTTATTTTTTGCATAAGCAGCATCATAAGCAGCATCATAAGCAGCATAAGCAGCATCATAAGCAGCATCATAAGCAGCATCATAAGCAGCAGCATAAGCAGCATCATAAGCAACAGTATAAGCAGAATAAGCAGTAGTATAAGCAGTAGTATAAGCAGCATAAGCAGCCTTTTTATTTTTTTGTGTAGGATTTTTTATACATTTTTTTGCTGCCTCTATTGCTTTTCTCGGTCTATCGTCACTCGGATATTTCTTTTCAAAAATATCTATTACTTGTTCTGCTGCATATACAGCATAAGATACATATTGCTTATATTCCATTACCCTAACAATTAACCAATTAGCCCAGTCTAAATGCTTCTCTTTTATTAACTTCTTTACAACCTTTAATCCGTCTATCTCTTCCTGTTTGGTAAACCACTCAATACCCTCACTACAAGCATCCTTTTCTTCTAACCATTTAACTGTTATATCCATATTACACCTCCTTAATGTGTTATTATTACATCATCTTTGCATTTATGAAAAATTTTAAAAAGAATCCACATACCAACAGCTCCTAGACCAAGACCACAATAAAAAATAGAAACTGCAAAAATAATAATGTCTACTTCTGTAAAAGTGCTTGGGACCATTATAACCTTATCCTCTAACATATTACTCACTCTCCTTTAATTATTTTAGGGCTGTGGTGTGTCCTAAACCCCTACGAGTTTAGTCTGCCCTTTGCAATAGGGCTTTGGCTTTACACATATTTCAGATACCCACACCACATTTAAGCACCCTTACTCACTCTCCCTGTGATTTGATAAAACTAATTTTTAAGTTTTATTTCACTGTAATCAAAACTGTGTTTCCTTAATGCGTCAATAATATCGTTTTGAATACTATTTATATTCATTTCTATTTCATCCTTTGTGAGACCTGTCATTTTTACATCAACTTTCATACTTATTTCATCCGTCCAGTGTCCATTTGTTGCTACTACCTTAAATGTTCTTTTCATTTCTAGTTACCTCCCTGTGATTTGACTTTTTAATTTCTATATTTAATCCCATAATTCCAAAGATAAAAGACCTTTCAACTATTTGAATTTGAACTCGGAATAAATGAATATCAAAAAAAGATATTCTTAAATACAATAAATCAGTAATACCATAATACATAAACTGAAAACACCTAAAATCTATTTGAATTCCCTCTTTTATTTGTATATCTATTTTTTTATCATATGTTAACCAGTCTTGCCAAAACTTTATATCCATATTACACCTCCTTATTTTTTCATCTATCGTGGGCGCTTATCTGAATAACTATAGAGTTGTTAGGCTCTCGTATTAGTCTATCTGCTATAGCATCCTGCTCTATTGATTTAAAATCCCAACGATCTTTTACACGTAACTTTGCCGAGGGAAACCTTTTTCTTATAGCAGAAACTACGGCGGTTATGCTTACTCCTTTTTTAGGTGTAATATCGCACAGATACCATCCAAAACTTCCTGCGCCATAAAAGGTGCACTTAAACAACTTATCGTAGTTTTCCAAAGTTGATTCCTTATTTCTCACAGAATGTTCCTACGGCGTAACTAACGCCCAATAATGCTACCACAATCATACCGCCATAAAAACTTATTTCGTTTGTTGTGTACCATTTATGGAGTGCCCAGAGTATTACTGCTAGTGCGTCCAGTATTACTACGGTTATTCCTATGTGCAGTAATCCTATGCCTATTCTTCGTAGAATAACTTTCCATATAGGTTCTATTACGGGATCTGGATCGGACCATAATTCTGACATACCGTGCCTCCTTCAATGTAGTATATCGCTTACAGTATAAGTATACTGATAGAATTGGATTTGTCAAGAAAAAATTTAAGAAATTTTATGGTGCCAGCAGATGGACTCGAACCACCGTAGCTATATGGTGGGCAGGGATGGATTCGAACCATCGTACCCGAGGGAACGGATTTACAGTCCGCCGCCTTTAACCGCTCAGCCACCTACCCACGTTTTTTACTACCATATGTATCTGTTTGAGTATGACAATTTGGACAAAGAATTCTTAGGTTCTCTAATCTATTGTCAGTATGATCACCGTTTATATGGTCTAAGTGCATACTTAGTTTTTTATTATTCCATACGTTACCTTGACTACATTTCTCACATATTTCCTGCTTTAATCCAAACTCATATAATTTTTGTTTTAATGCATGACTTGTCCACTTAGCACCATCTAAACAAAGAACATTTTTTGTGAAGGACGTTATGGAGTGTTTCCTGCTATTGGCCCCAGTAGATGACCACCCACGATTTTTAAAATGGGACGTATCTAGCCCATAATCCTTAATACGTTTAGCCACTAAATTGTGACTTCCTCCACCTACTCGTAAACCTAACTCTCTAATAATGTCCGCGACATTATAATGTCTTTTGACTAACTCGTTTAACAGTTCCTTACTATATTTTGTAGTATTTGCTTTCATAGTAAACCTCCTATCTAGAATACTACTAGTATAGCATATTATAGTGACAAAAGCAAATACCAACAGCCAGATGTCATTGCCGCTAGACTATACTGGCACTATATTTGGCGGAAAGCTCAGGACTTGAACCTGAACGGGATTGCTCCCCAGAGTTTAGCAAACTCTTGCCTTACCAATTAGGTCTAGCTTTCCTTTATTTCTGGAGGAGAGGGAGCGATTCGAACGCTCGAGCGTCATCTCTGACGCCACCTATTTTCAAGATAGGTAGAATAAACCTGACTCTCTTACACCTCTCCTCTATATGGTTGCGGAGGTCAGATTTGCACTGACGTTGTTTCAGGGTATGAGCCTGCTGCTGGAACTACTCCAGCCCACTCCGCTTATTTTTTGGTCCCCAAGCCTGGAGTTGAACCAAGAAAAAGCAGGTTTTGAATCTGCCGCCTATGCCAATTCGGCTACTTGGGGTTGGTGCGCCAGGTAGGACTTGCACCTACACGACCGAAGCCGACGGATCTTAAGTCCGTTGCGTCTGCTAAATTCCGCCACTAGCGCTTGGTGGGTCCACAGGGAATTGCACCCCAATCTTCCGATTAAAAGTCGGAAGCTCTAACTAATTGAGCTATAGACCCTTGGTGCCCCTAGAAGGATTTGAACCTTCAGAATTCTGATTCTAAGTCAGATAGCTATACCGATTCGCCTATAGGGGCATTGGTGCGTCGAGGTGGGAACGATCCACCGACCTTCTCCTTAAGAAGGAGCAGCTCTACCACTGAGCTACCGACGCATTAAAGGTTGGGCTGCGTACACGCTGTATCGTTTCTCCAAGGATTACGCCTCCTAGGCGACCAACTACCCAACCTTATTTTTAAAAGTAATTCATAACCCAGGTTCTGTTTTTGCAGTCATTAATCTTAGCGTCCTTACCCGCGTGCTCCGTGAGGTCTCATCATCACACGCCTATTTGGACTTGCTCACAGTAAAGGTTGGTCGTCTCACTTGTTTTTAGTTTATATAATTTTCAGAATCTGAGTTTTTATAAAACTAAAAACAACTCGTCTCTGTCCCCTATTTGTCGCTCACGCGCCCAGCTTTTAAGACTGGTACTGCGCCTCAATTGAGCCTGGAGTTTCCTCGGTTTCCCGCGACTGCTTGAATCACTCTTATTTTTTCAACAATGCAATTAATTCTCTTCTAGCTTTTGCTTCCTCTGGGGTATCGTGAACACTATGATCTACCCATTTAACATCCACTTCTGAATACTCAACAAATCTACCATCAACTAAAATCCATCCTCGTTTTGTGTTTTTGTTTCCAAATAATACTGGTCCAGCAATTTGTACTTTTTCTCCTGTAGCTTTAATTATTGCTTCCATTTGTTTACCTCCTTCCCGTAAATTTTGGCGCCCCACGACAGAGTTGAACTGTCCTATTCGGCGCGACAAGCCGACGTAATAGCCGATATACGAGTGGGGCACTATTTCTTTTAGTATACTTAAAATACCAACAAGCGTCAATTAGCTTTTTTATTTTTTACTATACTTCTTAATTTATTATGCAGCCCAGCAAAAATTGGCAAATAAACATTCTTAAACGTTTCTTTCCATTTTTCACAGTATGGACAACCGTCTATGTGATCGTCCTCATTTATGTGTTTCTTACACATATGTACGCCGTCTTCAGCAATATAATAGTGTTCCGTCTCAGTTACCAAAATCGGTTCCGTTACACCTTTTCGATACAATAATTTTTTACCCATAGTTCACCTCCTTTCTTTTAAGTATACTTAAGGTTTTGACATATGTCAAGCCTTTTATTTCCTGGCACCCCCTGTAGGCTTCGCACCCACGCACCGCGGTCCGTAGCCGCGAGCTCTGTCTCCTGAGCTAAGGGGGTATGGTGTCCCTTGATGGAATCAAACCACCGTCTCAGCTTTAGGAAAGCCGTGTTCTATTCACTGTACTAAAGGGACATGGTGCCCTGAGAAGGACTCGCACCCTCGACCTACGGAGTAGAAATCCGCTGCTCTGTCTCCTGAGCTACCAGGGCCTTACTGGTTGCGGGACCACGGATCGAACGTGGACTATTCTGAGTCAGGGTCAGATGTTTTGCCTATTAAACTATCCCGCAACTATATCTTCCATTTTTTACGTCTTTTAATAACAGCTTGACCACTACAATTTTTAATAGTAGCAATCTCTTCGTTAGTTTTTCCGTCTTTTACTAAGGCCTCAAGTTCTCTTTTGTTCCATTCTATTTTTCCAGCTAATTTTCCTGCACACATTAAAGAACAAGTTTTTCTATATGCCATCTTTTCCTTGCCACATACTGGGCAAAAATCCTTTAATTCGTTTTTAGTAGAATCTGTTATAAGTTTATCATTAAATCTCAATGCTGTTTTTGGAATTATACTTATTAATCCATGCACTTCGCTATGACAATTGCTACAAACCATAACACATTTTTCTACTTCTTTTTTAATTTTTATCCACTTCGTAGGATCTCTAAGCATAAAAGCAATTCCGCTTTCTTTATCTTTACTATTTAAATGATGGAACTCTAAAGCGTCTATATGTTTATTATACCCACAAATGCAACATTTTCCACCAAAACCTTCTACTAGTTTCTTTTTTGTATTCCGTCTCCAACGTTTTACAGCCTCAGATTTAGCACTCATAGTAAAACCTCCTTATAGTTTATTACTACAAGTATAACATAACACGGTGTGTTAATGCAACTTGTTACGTTATATTGGCTCCAGCGGGTGGAGTCGAACCACCATTTTACTCCTTAACAGGGAGGCGCATTACCATTATGCTACACTGGAACTGGTGCCTCCGAAAGGATTTGAACCTTTGGCCAAAGCGTTATCAACACTCTGCTCTACCAAGCTGAGCTACAGAGGCATGGTGGAGACGATCGGGAACGATCCGACAACCCCCTGATTGCAAATCAGGCGCTCTCCCAATTGAGCTACGTCCCCATGGTGGATACTTTTGGAGTCGAACCAAATTCTCTTGTTCTTCAGACAAGCGTGATGACCGCATTCACCAAATATCCATGGTGCTCTCCGAAGGACTCGAACCTCCGACCCTCTCATTATGAGTGAGACGCTCTAACCGACTGAGCTAGAAGAGCAATATTCTGGAGAGGCGAGTAAGATTTTAACTTACCTTATCTGGGTTGCAACCAGACGCCTAGACACTTGGCTATCGCCTCTCTTAATTCTCTGGTAGTCGGAGTGGGTACTGCCCCCACCTGGTCCTCTTTGTAAGAGAGGTGCATGACTAATCTGCCATCCGACTTCTATTAAGATCTATAAATCCTGGTTGCCTCAGAACGGGTCGAACGTTCGCTACCTGTGTCAAAAACAGGCGTGCTACCACTACACTACAAGGCATTTTTGGAGAGGGCTAAGGGACTCGAACCCTTTTTTTCAGTTTGGAAGACTGGAGTTAAACCTATTAACTAAGCCCTCTCTGGTACCACGAACTGGAATTGCACCAATCCTCTGGGCGTATGAAACCCTGAGTCCATCTAATGGTCGTGGCCTATATTTTGGAGCCCACGGAGGGACTTGCACCCCCAACCGTCGGTTTACAGGACCGCTGCTCTTCTATTAAAGCTACGCGGGCTCTTAATTTTTGGTGTGAGGCGGGGATTTGAACCCCTCTGGGAGAGCCACAATCTCCCGTGCTAACCATTACACTAGCCCCACCACTTGGCACCGCCGTAAGGAATCGAACCCTATCTTTCTGTTCTGGAGACAGATGTGCTAACCATTACACTACTGCGGCATTTGGTGACGCATGTGGGACTCGAACCCACAATCCTCAGACTGAAAATCTGATGGCTTAAACCATTTGCCTAATGCGCCACATCTCTTTAACTGTTAAGAACTATAAGTGCTGGTCTAGGTGGAAGGATTTGAACCTTCGACATCTTGCTTCCAAGGCAAGCAGGCTACCAGACTGCCCCACACCTAGTCGTTAAAATAAAAAAGGCCCGACGGATTTCTCCGCCAGGCCTTTGTCTAGTACTACTCTAATTCGTCACATAGAGCTGCCTGGCAGACCTGGCGGTTTTTGTGTATCTATACATACCGCCGCCAACAGAATATAGGCATGCATAAATAACTGGCTATCGCCAAGCCATTCTGCTCTTCGCCTATTCTCTGTGGTCTGTGACAAACTCTTAAGCAACATGATTTATTTCTCCTAATTTTGGTGCTATGTTGGACTAGCACCTTATGCTAACACAATCTTTATGACAATACAAGTATACTCATGGTTTCGGTAAATGTCAAGTAAATTTGTAAACTAAGTAATAAAAAATGTACAGTATAAAACGCCCACAAGAAGTATAATTCCCATAGCAGTAACAAACAAAATTTCTGAAATAATACTGCGCTTCTTAAACCTGGTACACCTCCCATTCTTATTAAGCTGTGCTTGGCCTGCTATCCTAACTTTTTTACATTGTGTACCATATGTTGGATCCCACACATCTTGCGGGTCAAAACAATCGTCATGAGTACACACAATAGTATAGCCACTAATAACTATGCTAGAATTGGGTTCATTGGGATCAATAAACCTCTCTTCTACACTGGTGTACCCATTATTTAGATATGTACAATCTTCACACTTTACCGTGCCTTTTTTCATCTTTCCACCTCCTTTGAAATAGTTTCTTAATTTTTCTTATTCCGTATTTGATACCCCACCTAATACGTCTCAATAGCCCTATAACGCTAATCATTATATGACCATACCAAGGTACCAAACTTATAAAGTCGGCATCTGGTTGTCCAACAAGTACGTTTTTACGTTTAGGTTTATGAACTCTATACTTACTAACAAGCTCTAATAAATCTTCTTCCTCGATAACGCCGCTATTGTCACCTATAATATATACAACGCTATGTGTACTCGATGATTTACCAACGCCAGAAAGTGAGGTTGACGTAACTCTAAAAAAGTTGTGTACATTCAAATACGTGCAACTTTTATACTGGCGGGAGCTGCGAACAAACCAACGCCTAAATAACCCAACCAAAGTTACGGTGCAGTAACCTTTAGAGGCTTTCCAATCTAATACTGGATCCCACGCCAGCTTCTCGCTACTCATTTAGTATCTCCTTTAGTAGGGTAAGTTCTTTTTTCGGTATCTGGTTCTACAGATATATCGCCAACTCCTATATAAGCTTCCAAGTTCCTCTTGGGTTTAACTTTTGAATTAATGGTATCTATGTACGCATGCACTTTATCAGACATAGTTTTTGTAGTTATATCTTCTGGAAGCTCATCCTCAACAATCTTTTTGTCGTTTAGAATAACGGTGAATCCTCCAAGCATTCCAGGGGCCTTTGGGTTCGATGTAGGCATTACCGCAACAGGTTTATAAAACTTAAAATCCTTTTGTAACTGAATACCTAATGATCGAGCCAGTTCCATAGTAGTCGCTGCACGAGATAATACGTCCGATAAATCCTTCTTAGATAACTTCATGAACTCTTTCCACTGTCTTGGTTCTATTCTATTCATCTTCATAGCTATCCTCCATACTAAGTCTTTTAAGTGTTGAATATACGTGTCTGTTATCTAACTGATACTCGTGCGGGAAATAACACTCATATTTTTCGGCTATGAACCTTGCTACCGCCGCAGACCTGCTAACTCCTCCTTCACAGTGTACCACTATATGCTCAATGTCCTTTGGAAGCATATCTATAAACTCTAGTATCTTACGTGCGTCATCCTCCGTAAAGTTTATATACTCATTCTCTTCTGCGCCGTCAAAGACCCAGGCACCTCTGACGCCATCCACGTCATGAAAAGCAAGCCTTAAAACATACTTCCATAACTTGTGTAGTGTTGGGGCGTCTCTTTTGGGGTCCCTAATGGAAATTAAAGCTACATGTTCATTAGGTACCACCTGTTCTATAACTGCCCTGGATACGAAGTCGACTTTCATGTTTCCTCCTAATTATCTATCTTCTCTTACCTAATATTCTGTATTTCCAAGATTTTAAATTACTAGCATTCACAAACACTTTAAAATCTTCTTCAAAGATCCAACCACCTGTAGTGGTTTCCCATCTAAAATTTGTGACTTGATATGCTCTACATTCTTTATTATGTCCTACAATAAGAACTGAGTGAAATCCTGTTTTTGGGTGCCAAACACTTACTTCGCACGGAAGAAGTATTTTATACTTACACAGCATTTTACCATCTTTGTCCTGTGCATCAGGAAGATAATCTCCTTCCCAAATTGACTCAATACCTAACCTCTTGTGAGCCTTCTTAATACTTATCGCCGCTCCATTCCTGGCACATACAAGATCTACCATTTTTTCATAGCGCTTAGATTCAAGAGGTATAACCTTTCCCGTCAAATAGTAATAAGCATTTACCGCGCTTATTAACTGACAGTCAGAGTAATTTTGTTTGTTATGATACTTATACCAATCTCTAATCACATGCCCTCCAGATATGCGCGTATATTAGCCAGCTTTTGTTGTTCGCTAACATCGCTGTTTAGTATGTTCTTTATTACTTCCTTAAGCCTTTCCTTACCTTCCTCTACTCCATTATCAAAACCATTTTGGTACTCAAAACTACTATTCATATATTACCTCCTCTTTATAACCTTTATTTCAAATTCCCCAGTAAAATCTTTACCGCAATTATTACACACCTCTTTAATTCTAAATTTATTTTTTGTTCTTTTAAAGTCGTCTAAGTACAAATACTGATCTCTCTTACAAAATGGACATTTAACTAGAATTGTACTAGTCATATATTACCTCCTACTCTTTAAGTAGCTCATCCCCAGTCTTATTAAGACTTGGGTCATCTATATTGTACCAAGTCTTACCTCCGTCCTTAGAGAAGAAACTTGGGTCTCTTTTGTTTTGCCACAGGGTTTTGGCGTTTTTACCACACATATCTGTGATGTCCATCCACTCATCTGGATTAGAAGAAATAGGTGTTAAAGTTTTATACTTAAGCAGTTTGTTTAGTATATCTATGGTAAGACTTGCCGAGAAACCGCTATGACCTTGCGTAGAAAAAACCTTAACCATGTCTAATATACTTTTACCAAGTGCTCCGTTATAATCTGAGCCTTTGTCAAACATGCCAGCTCTCCGAAGTTCTTTTTCCGCATGACTAACTAAGTTGCTTTTTCTAAACCGTTCCTTAAAGTTAAAAAAATTTACTATCCTTGTCCACCAAGATATATACCAAAACAGTTTAGGTGTTGCTACGGGCTCAAGATCTTTCTCATCACTCGACATTTTGTCTTCCTTTCCCTAACGGATATGGACTCTTGTACATCTCCTGCCGTTTACGAGCCTGATCCTTCTTTTTTTCTTCTCTGTGTTTTGGGCACAGCGCCTTTCTGTATCCTGCATCCACCCCACAAACATAACATTTACCCATTAGTATCTCCTTTCTACTACATTTCTCTATAAAACAATATAATGAGTTTTATGTTTTTGTTTGGGAACACCTTTTTATACTCGGCAATAATAGCGTCCGATACCTTTATTAACTTATCGTACGAGTCTAGTTTGTCCTCCGAATCAAAAACGCTGTTCCCAAACATTTGTCCTTTTCCTTCAACATCATAAGCGTAACTTACAAAATACTTAGTAGGTTCCATGGTTACCACCTACTTACCCTTTTCTTCTTCACACAGAAGTAGCTGTAACTGAGCTTCAAGCTTGGCTATCTTTTCTCTGTCAATGTTTCTCTGGTGAATAAGGTAGTTTATGTTTTTAGTATTCTTATCTATTACCGTAAGCAACTCAAGATACTTTGTGGTTAACACTTCTCCCATTTCAACAACAGATTCTTTGGATGACATAAATATTTCGCCAACTTCATCCAACGACTCTATAATGGTTCCTTTGTCTCTTGCGTAAGATATACCACATAACACCGCTGTACTAAAACATACAATTATCGCTATTAGCAACAGTGCCTGTGCTAAATCTAGTGAGTCCTTAACTGAAAGTTTACTCATAGTTATACCTCCTTTCCGTCAATAGTATTATCGGTACTCAAAACTCCAATAGGCTCAGATGCGGAAGTAGTCAGAGTACATGTATCATCGGTGTACACCATATTGTACGAGTCGTCTTTGCTAGGAAAGTAGTGTGTAAACTCAAAAGATATTGTGCTAATGGTTGGATCTAGCAGCGCCGTCTCTAGCGACTTACTTAACTGATCCTTCAGCGGAACGTTAGAATGATCTCCGCGTTGAATCGTGATAGATGTTTCCCCTATCAGTATTATTGATCTAAAAGTATTTATATCTATGGAGTTAAACATCCCTAAAACTTTTTTACACATTTCTAGCTTTGTTGTTGTACAAAAATCTTTTACTAGGAAAAAAGACATCCTAACATTAATACTGTGTTTTTCTGAAATTACTGCTAAACTAGGTACTGCCCCGTTAGATCCACTTTGTACAAATATGTCCTTAAATTGGTTACATAGTTGCCTTTCTAGCCGTTCCGCGTCAGAACTTTTGTAACTTATTCCGTATACCTCAGTCATAGTTGCCATATCTACACCTCCAAAGATGTTAGTTGTTTAATGGTTTTGTATAGCTCCATCGCGTCTGATTCCTGGTACAAGTATAAATCCCCTACCTTTTTATTGTCCTCAAACTTCAGTGGAAATTCTATACTTGTAATATCTAAGGCTTCGTGCCTATTCTTTTTCTTTTCTCTACCGATCTTCGCCCTAGAAGTATCCGTGTATAAGTTTACGGCAAAATCCTTTGTCTTGTATGTTACTACCAAATCTATACCCTGTTGACTGTCTATTAAAGGATTGTGCCATACTGAATCAAATACGTGAGTTTCCTGCAAAAGCTTGCCAAAATGAAAATCTCTTACTAAAGATGGGTACGCCCTAAACGCTCTAGCCTTTATTCCCTCTAACTGTTCTTCCGACAGAGCGGACTTATCAAACCACTCAGAGTTATGAAGTAAGTATCCCCTATAAAATTCTTCTTGTGTAGGAACTACCTGGCTTGATATTAATATAGAATAAAAAGAATCTATGAACGACGGTAGTCTCATTTCCCACTCTACGTCATTACGTCTTATAGGAGAAAACGTAAGCGCCATAGATTTAAGCCTGTCTTCTACAGCTTTAGATGACAACGCTACCGAAGTTAACGTATTTGGATACTCCTCGAACCTAGTCATAACTCTCCTAACTATACCTTTTTAGGGTATATCTTTTCTCTAGTTCGGCTTAGTTTTCTTAGTAGTTGGATATTGTAGTCGTATAGTAATTCCCAACACTCCTCATCTGTGTGGTCCTTTCTTAGCTCTCTAATAAACGTACGTATACCCTTAACGCGTTGTAGGTCTTCTTTAGGTATTTTTTTAAGCAGCAATTGCATCAGTCGTTGCTCAGTTATTTTCTTTCTTCCCATGGTTTCTCCTTTCTATACTAAGTATACTGATAAATTGCTATTTGTCAAGGTCTTTTCTAAGTTTTTTTCTAATAGGTATTTCGCTTTCTAGGCACCCAACACTTCCAGATCCCATACCATTTTGTAAGGTTTCTACATACTTACCTATTTTTAAACATCCTGGGGGCTCTATAGAGGACGCCTGGTCTGTGCCGTACATCGATCTATCAAGTGTTATATGATACTCTAACATTTCCGCCCCCAATAAGTACGCCGCCACAATAAAGATTATTCCTGCATAATGATTTGAGTAGCCTATTTTATACTTATCTCCATACATATCCTTAAGTGTTGATAAACGTTTTAGATTTACATCTTTCACTGGGGTGGGGTAGCTTGAAGTACACGACAGTATATACTCAACAGTATCTCCAAAGATTTCTAAAGCTGCGTTTAGTTCATCAATACTACTCATACCAGTGGATAGTATAACCTTTTTACCCGTACCCTTTATTTTCTTAAGTAGAACTTTGTCCGTCAACGACGCCGACGCAACCTTTATATATGGTATATCAAATTGGGATAAAAATTCTACTGAGTTAACATCCCAAGGTGTGGCAAACCAAGCGATACCCTTATACTTACAATACTTATCTATTTCTTTATATTCTCGTAATCCGAATTCTCGAGCCCTTTTGTAATCCCCTACCGTAGCACCCCATGGAGACTCCAGATACTTATCAAGCTCCTCTTGTGTATATAAAAAATCTATATCTCTTTTCTGAAACTTAACTCCGTAACAACCACTAATAGCGGCGATATCTATAAGTTCTTTAGCCATATCCACGTCGCCATTAGCGTTTATACCTATTTCAGCTATAAGTTTTGTATTAGACACCGTGCTCACCCCAATACTGTTTTAAATTTTCTTCACAGATAATCAAATCTGTAACGTCGTCTATCTCTTGAAGTTGCGGTTTATCCATCAGATATACGGAAATCTTTCCTCCCAGCCTGTTACGGTGCTTTTTTATAAAGTCTGGAGTGAATATGTATATGGACCCGTTTTCTACTATCAAAGTTTTTCTATTGTCGTCTTGGCGCATACCCCTATTCTTGTAATCATACGTTACGCTATTTGGTGTATCGTCCCAAACACACGCAGAGGTTAGCGGTACACCAGAAAATAGCGTATCTGCCTCCTCCAATACATACTGATCTAAAGCCTTATCGATATCGCCGACATATCGTAAAGGTGACGTAGCCTGAAGAAATACTACCAAGTCAATATCTTTTATACCTGAGTAATCCAATACGTGAATAATTGCGTCTTCCGATGGAGACGTATCTGTGGCCATACTTTCTGGTCTATCTACTACGCAAACCTCGGGATATCTTTCTTGTACAAACTCCATTATATCTTTGCTATCGGTAGTAACAAATACTTTACTAACTTTAGTACTATCTAACGCGGATTCTATTGTCCAAGATACCAGCGGCTTTCCATTTATTGGTATTAAGTTTTTTCCTATAATACCCTTAGATCCACCACGAACAGGTATTATTGCAACTACGTTATTCATACTTTTCTAAACCCCCTAAAAGACGCATCCTTATTTTTGTATAGTCTGTCTATAGAAGCCAAAGTTGACGCGCAGTTTTTTGTGTAGTAATCCATTATCATATACTATTACTAGTGTTCTCATTGTATGCTCGCTTTAAAATATTCTATGGTTCTTTTTAGTCCTTCATCTATTGAAGTTTTAGCTTCGAACCCCAACAACTCCCTAGCCAATCTCGTATCGCTTTGTCTAGTTCTATACCCTACCCGTTCAATACTTTTATCAAATACAACATTAGCGTTACTTCCACTAATGTATACTATTTTTTCTACTAAATCTTTTATAGTTATTTGGTCATCACATGCTAAATTTATTGGAGTAGCATCCTTAGACTTTTCTGACGCCAAAAGTATTCCTTGTACTATATCCTTTACATATATAAACGATCTTGTTTGTAAACCATTACCCCACACCACTATTTCGTCTTTAGTTACGGCCTTGTTAACTAACGCAGCCACTACGTGCGCCACCTTAGGGTCAAACTTATCTTTAGGGCCGTATGCGTTGGACGGCCTAACTATAGTAACTGGTTTTCCAGAATATTTATACATAGTTTGCCCAAGCTGTTCCATAGTTCTCTTAGCTAATCCGTAGCCTAAATTTGTTTCTTCTGGAAGGTCTAAAAACCCTGCGGATTCTGGAGTGGGTACCTCAGCGTCTCTAGCGTATACGCAGGCCGAACTCACTAACGTAACTGCTTGGATATTATTGTCCTGTATGGCTTGAAGTACATTACTTGACATAATAACATTATTATTAAATATGCTAAAGTTACTATTCATATTGTACTCTATACCTCCAACATCTGCTGCCAAATGCATTACATGATCGAAGTCTTTGATAGCTTCAACACACTGTGGTAGATTTTTAAGATTTGCAGTTACGACTTTACATCCCATAAACATATCTTGAGGAATTCTAGATAGTATACTAACATCAGCCATCTCTGATTTTAACGCCTCACATAGATGTGAACCTATGAACCCAGAGCCTCCAGTAACTAAGACTTTTTTGTTTTTCCAAAAACTCACTTTAGTATCTCCTCAAATGTTTTTCCTATGTAGTCTATATCGCTATCCGTTATATACTGATGACATCCAATGTAAAATGCTTGTGACCCTAGAAATTCCGCATTCTTTAATTTACCCTTATACTCAAATTTAAAGTTTGAATATGCTGGCTGTTGTGTAGGTATACACCCAAACAGCGGCCTCGACTCAATTCCTTTAGCTGTTAGTTTACTCATAAGCTCTTCTCTATTTAGGTTGGTAATTATTGGATATGCTAAATAGCTTACGTTCTCGTCATACTTAGGGAGTATCAAAGCGTTCGAAATTCCTTTTAGCCTATTGTTTAGTTTCTTAACATTTTCTGATCTTACTTTAACTATTTCATCCATTTTAGCTATCTGCCCTATCCCTAACGCTGCTTGAAATTCCATAGTCTTAAAATTATATCCTACATGGGTATGCGTAAACCTTGGGTTGTTTCCTTCTTTTGGACACGTACCTTGAGCCTTCGTGCACACCAAACAATCACATGCCCTACCATTAGCTTTTAATCTCCTTATTAACTTCGCGACTTCTGCATCATCGGTAACTATAGCTCCCATCTCGCCAACCTGAATGTTGTGCGCTATATAAAAGGAATAGTCCGCAAGTAACGACATAGTGCCCACATTCTTTCCGTTTATCTTGGTTCCGTGAGCTTGTGCAGCGTCCTCAAATACAGTTAGGTTATACTTTTTGGCTAGATAGTTTATTGCGTCCATGTCGCATGGATAACCCATTAAATGTACTGGGAGTATCGCGGCGTATCCTTTCGGGTCAACCTGTAGTAACGACTCCACCTCAACAATAGACATATCAAACGTTATGGGGTTCACGTCAACATATACTGGTTTAAGTCCTGCAAGTATTAAGGCGTTTGATGTTGCTACATAAGTCAGCGGAGTAGTAATAACTTTGCTGCCTTTAGGAACCTTATTAAGGTACTTAAGCGCTAGCAAGCCTACAAGCAGTGCAGACGTACCAGAGTTAACCGTTACACAGTATTTTGTACCTATCTTCTTGGCAAACTCTTTTTCAAACTCCTTAACATACTTGCCTTCGGATATCTGCCCAGAGTCTAATACGGCGTTAATGGCGTCTCTTTCTTCCTTACCTATTCTAAAATCTCCTACCCTAATCATACTAGCCCTCCTTTAGCAACTTTATATCTTCGTGGACCATCATGTCTATTAATTCTTCAAAACTAACCTTAGGCTTCCACCCAAGTTCTGCCTCAATTTTTGTAGCGTTACCTACCAAAAGATCAACCTCGGCTGGCCTATACAATTCCTTATCAATCTTTACATAGTTTTCGTAGTTTAGCCCTACTCCGCCGAACGCCACCTCTAACAACTTTTTAACAGTATGTGTCTTTCCAGTTGCAATCACATAATCTTTCGGCTCGTTGTTTTGTAGCATCAAATACATAGCCTCAACATAGTCACCAGCAAATCCCCAATCTCTTTTGGAATCTAAATTACCCATACTTAAACTTTTTGACAGTCCCAACTTTATCTTTGCAACTTCATGAGTTACCTTTCTAGTAACAAACTCCATTCCCCTACGCGGGCTTTCGTGATTGAAGCACATTCCAGAACACGCAAAAAGATCATAACTTTCTCTATAATTTACAGTAGCCCAATGACCGAAAACTTTCGATACTCCATAAGGACTTCTAGGATAGAAAGGTGTTGTTTCAGTTTGTGGAGTTTCAACTACCTTACCGAACATCTCACTACTAGATGCTTGATAAAATTTCGTTTTAGGACTAATCAATCTTATAGCCTCAAGCACATTTACAACGCCAACACCCGTAACGCTAGTCGTTGTAAGCGGTGCTTTCCACGAATGAGGCACAAATGACTGCGCACCAAGATTGTACACTTCATCTGGCTTAACATCTCTCAGTATTGAAATTAAAGAAGACAGATCTGTTAAATCTCCAGATACAAATGTGATACTATCGAGCAGGTGGTCGATTCGATGTGTAGTTGTGGTACTTGAGCGTCGCTTCAACCCAAAAACATTGTATCCTTTATCTAGCAACAACTCTGCCATGTAAGATCCATCTTGCCCAGTAATACCTGTAATAAGTGCCGTTTTACGCATGCTAATCCTCCAGTGCCTTTTTCGCCAAAATAAACCTGCGAAGTATTTTGTTGTCATCTTTTATTTCTCCAGCCACCTTAAGTGAGAAACCACTGTAGAGTAAGTACTTAATTTTTTTATCAAAGTTTTTATCTACTGTAGTTACATCTCCACTTTCCAATAAAAAATATCCTCCAGGATTTAGTAACCCTTTAACTTTATCACAAAACTCAATAAAAGTATACCTTGTATAAAAATCTACTACTAACGAAAGTATGATATCATATTTAGCCGTAACGTTAAAATCTTCGAAGCTTATATTATATAGGGTACAGTTCGGTATATCTAGTATTCTTTTAGCCTCATTACCTACGCTTACAAGATCGGCGTTTATATCGATAGCGTCTACATGTTTTACATACCTACTTAACACTAGCGATATAAATCCCGTATTACACCCTATATCCAGTAGTTGCGAGTTAGCATTTATAACTGATTCTATACTGTACTTTTCCAACCTATGTAACGTAGAACGTTGACCAGTTAGTTTTAATAGCGGACAGCTTTGATAAAAATCTCCACGACCTAATAATTGCTTTGAGGCTGTGTATGCCTCTTTTAAACTAATTATATCGGCCACTTTTTTCTTAGCAAAATCCTCGGATATACGATAGTTAAACTTAATCAGGTCCCACGTTTTGTTAACAAGATTAAGTTCTTTTGGTGAAAAGTTACGATTTTCAAACCAATCTATACCATATCTCGGATCACCGTCTTCCCGAATAAGTATCTCAAACTTTGATACGTTAGCAAACAAAAGAATGCACGCAAGCCTGTGAGCGCCATCGATTACACGTAAATGCTTGTTCACAATTATAGGAGACGCATAGTTATACCCGTTGGCTTGAATAGACCTAATGAGGAGTTTAAATTTTTTTACGTACATATCCGCATCATGATCGGACATACCCAATCTTTCCTGCTGCATTTTTTTATATAAGGCTATTCCAGGACCTTGCGTTTTGCTTACTAGTTCTTCTGCTGCAAGGTATCGTACCGCAATATCATATCTGTTAAACGTGTATGCCCCTCCATCTTCAACAAATTGATCCAATAACAGCTGTCTCGGTGTTGTTAGTGCGTGCACTAGTTTTCTCCTTGTTTAAGTATATTGTCATAAATTTTTTCATATTCTGCAACTATGTCTTTTGGGTTCCAATATTTTCGCATCCACTCTTTATTTTTCTTTCCCCTATGTATAAGATTTTTTCTTCCTAAACCAACCAAACCATTTAAGTGACCCTCTAAATCATCAAGCCAAACGTTATCTACGGGTAACATGTCACTTCCAGAAACTTTCTTAAATATTGATTCTACCTCGTCATCCATGGAGCAAATAGTTACGGCTCCCTGCGCTAAACCTTCAAGCGTACATCTATGATAGCTTTTTGTTACACACTCATCTATGTGGATTACACATACGGATTTTCGACGCATACACATCTCAAAACTAGTATTACTTATAATATCTATTTCAACATTATTAAACTTACGTACCATATTATCAAGAATTTGTTTTGTCTCTGGAACCGCTTTACTTGAGTAGGTTCTATTTCCTCTTGGTAATAGTGTGGACGGAGAAAACGCTATTCTTATGTTTGTAGATTTATCAACATACTTGTACAATTCGTCATCCAAGTCTATAATATTTCTGACCCACAAACAATTCTTATACTCTGGTAGTGTCGCGTGGAATTGTGCTATTACTAATTTTGTGTAGGGAAACTCTAATTGTGTAACCTGCCCAACGCTATGATACTGAATGACCTGAGGTTTTGTCGTTTTTAAAAACTTGTTGTGGAAATGTACTATACTATACTTGTTAAAATTAGTATCCTTTAGTATTGGTATGTCTTTTCTTGGTATAGAATTTGACCTATCGCCGCCATAGAATTCATTTTCGTTTGGGCTAATCAACACTGCGCGGTATCTGTCGCTATACTTATTTATACACTGTACTAAGGCATCTGGTGCCCACGCTATAGGCGTCTCTTTGTAGTGTGCAACGGTTAACACTTTGTATCTCCTTTAATTTTTTCGTTGCCCATCATTAAGCTCCTCCTTTAGTCCGTTAATTTGTTCCAGTATTGTATATTTTCTATACCCATCTCGTATATAACTATATCCGTATCTTTGACCAACTAAGGGAGGATTTATTACGTATGACTTTCCTCTGGGATGTACATGATCCCCTAAAATTGTATCAATTGCCACATTATAACTACTACACGCATTCATGGCAATATCATAACATGAGTTGTGAATTAAGTATGCGTGAGTACACAAGGTTCTTGATGTCTTAAATACCTGATTATTATCTGTTTCTTGTAGCGTATTCCACCACGATGTACCTCCTAGATAAAACATCTCCCATTGGTGAGTACTTATAAAGTTGCGTACAACATCTAAGTGGTTATTGAAGTGATCAAATATTTTTAGGTCGTCTTCAAACACGCAGATATACTCTAAGTTTCGCTCCTTTGCTAAGCTAACTATTTTATGGTGTCCCATTCTACACCCAGCGTCTCTATCCTCTGTGGTTTTACCGCCGTTAATTATTACTCCCTGTATTTCCTCAAACTTTATGTCGGGAATTTTTCCTATTTCTTTTTCAAAATCATTCCATCTTTCTTCTTTGAGGGTATCTAGTGTCAGTACAAACGTGTTCTCAAATAAATTTTCCATACAATTACTCCTATAATGTTCCATATTCAAACGCGTCAAACGTAGGATTCTTACTTATATTAAGTATTTTTAAACCCTTACGTTTGGCGTGCTCGTTTAATATTTTAAAATTTTCTACTATTATATGTCTGTGAGGAACAAACCCCTTCCATCCAGGAACATTTGGTATTTCCAATATATTATTACCAGCATACCCATACGCGTAGTCCAACTCAACGCCAACCACATATATTGGATTGCACAGCATAAGAATTGCAAAAGAAATGCAGTGTTCTATAACAGTGTATACCGCGGTATTTCTTTCACTATACCCAGTAAATTTTTGGACCTCCTCTTGTATTGTAAGTCTACCAGGTATTCTTCGGGCGCAACAATCGTACACCTTACATAAGTCTTTGTGTAAAGGTCTATCTGTGAAATGTCTTTCATCAAATTGAAGATAGTCCACCTTTAGAAGTTTTTCAGCTTCTTCTCTCGGAGTTTGGTCAACTGATTCAGCGTAAAAAACTGGTACCCCTCTAGAGTTTATTACTTCATGTAGGTTTTTTATGGTATTGACGTTGTTAGATAACATCCAATAGTGCATATTTACGTCGGTAAGTTTGTACCACTGGTTACAGGACATCATAATATACTTACTTCTGTACTCCTTTAGCTTATCTAAATGTGGGTTTAAGCTAGGCCCTAACCCCATAATAAAGCAAGGCTTATTTTTATGCTTACCCAGTATATCTTTAATTTGAAGTTTCATTTAAGTATATCCTCCAACGTATGTATTACGTCGTACTTTTGTAGTAATAAGCGCTTTGCAGCTCGAATATGCTCTATTCTATGTTCCCACTCCTTGTCTTTTATGGCCTTTTCTATGGTACCCATTATGTCCTGCGGAGTACTATTTTCTTTTAGGCGAATAAAGGATTTTTCTGGTATAAACTTTTCAAGGTTTGGCGCTCCCCAATATATGGGGAGGCACTCACTAATTATGGCATCCCAAAATTTTTCGGAAAACCAATTACCTTCAAAAGTATTTTCTATAACCAGTGTATATTTATACGTATTAAGGACGTCATGCTTATTTGGTATGTCTTTATCCTTCCATTGCTTGTACGCCGATATATTTTTATGTACACATGAATACCTTTTTCCGCCGTATAGGTCATAATCAAAGTTTGAATCGTGCATCGCGTCAAGTAACCTTAGTCTTAGAGCATGGCCTGAATAGGTATTCCATAATGAGGTTATAAAACATAGTCGATCCTGTCTTTCCTCTTTATTTGGAATCGTCGCACAAGGTTTAAAACACTCTCCTTTTACATCATAGTATGGAAATACTATCGGTCTGTTTCTCTCCATATCAAAAAACTTATATATAGTATTATCTAGATAAGCTTTATCTGCCCACTTACCCCACATTTTATGTCGTTCTGGGGGCTCGTATTGGTGAAGAATAACTTTTTTTAAATTTAAATCCTTTTCTTTTACACTTCCCCTATTGCCCACACAGTTTGTAACGACAACAAAATCGGCGTTTTTGTGGAACGGAACCGCAGTAATCTTATTGCTATTATACAGCGAATATATCTTCTCTATATACTTCGTGTAGAAAATATCTGTTGATGTCCAATCTGGTACATGACAAATTTTTATCACTGCTTATCCTCCAATATAAGGCTGTAGTCTCTTTCTTCGTGCACCGAAGTTGGTGTGTGGCCATAAAAGTTTTTGGTATCTATTTTGTACCCCTTTAAATACTTATCATTTAATGTAGTTAGAGAAAACTCCTCATTAGTTCCGTGAGGTGTATACCCCCGTTGCGTAAGGTTGTTTGGAACTGTCATCAAACACGTATGTAAATCAGAAACCATCATAGGTTTTTCTGAGGTACGTTTACCATTCATCTGTCCTTCCAACGCATTTGGATGTTCAAAGTTTAATGTATTAACTATTTTAGTAAAATACTCCCTCTTATATATGTGGGAATCTACAGCGTGTGGATAACCCCACTCACCTCGCGGGTCCGACGATCTCCAGTCCCACTTTAAAAAGTCTTTTTCTTCGCAAAAACTTGGCGTAGTTACCTTTATTCCTGCAGAATGACTGTACGTAAGCTGCTTACTCATGCGAAGTGACACACACGTTACGTCATCGGTATAGGCTTGTAACAGCAAACTAATATTGGGTTGTCGAATTACTACGCAATCGTCAACAAACCCAATAATATATTCCCCAGAAAACGACTTCAACATAGCCAAAACCTGAGGTTTAAACTCGCTTTCTTTTATCCACGTAACTGTTAGATTTTTATTGCTAGCGTATGTATTTATGAGCTTATCATACCCAAGTTTAAATTGGTCATTAGAATACGTATATATAATACTAACTTCGGATATTTCTTTAAAGTTATCCTGTATACTTTGTAATAGTAAACTTAACTGCATGGCTCTATCTTTTGAAAATACAAACGCGTCTATACTCATTTTAGCTCCTTTAACGTTACATCCAATTTATCTATATCTCCACAATCGGTGTGTAATGCAAAATCGAACGCGCGGGTTACCATACTCTCATACTTATCTCTAGGAAAACTTATAAGATACTCAGATAGTTTGTCGACGCTATCGAATTTTCTATAGTCTATAAACAACTCTGATGGAACATACTCTTCTATATTATAGCATCCATAGTAAATGGGTACGACCTTAGCCCGAAAGGCATCAAATATTTTTTCTGTGATATACCCATTTGAGTGTTCGGAATGGTAACAATTTTCAAAGCTTAGGTTATACATATATTTATCTAGCGTTTGTAACTTTGACACAGAGCCTGGAAATGTCTCCTCTTTAGTCTCTCCAACAACCCCCTTATATAATTGTTCTCCATAAGGAATTTTTCCGTAGCAATCAGCAACTAATTTCTTACTTAGCTTTTTCATGGTATCAAGTCGAAGGTGCGTTATGTCTCCGTTACTATGAGTTGATTTTCTATGCCTACACAGTAATATTACCCCTAAAATTTTTTTGTCATACGGAGTATAATTATCCAATGTGTTGGTATATGGAATTGGAAATCCGTGAATTTTTACCACATTAAAGTTACGCTTGTACTTAATATACAATACGTTATTCCAAGTTATGATACCCTTATACCGCTGCCAAATACTCGTATCGTAGAGCTGAGGCGATACTGCCATACACTCAACCAAAAACAAATACTTGTTCTTACTTCTGCATTGTGGGGTATCCCCAAAACAAACGTGAGGATTCTCCTCTATTAACTGTTTCCATCTATCGACTATCATTAGTTTTCCTTAGTTAACGATACTAATGTACCGTGATTACTATGCTTGGACGTTTTTTGTACGGAGCACTGCACTCCCATCCGCTTACATACGTCATGTATTATAGATTCGTATTCGTGGTCTCTGGGATTTTCTAGTACTAATATGTAGCGGTTAGATAATTGTACCATATTCTCTACGAAAGTTACAACCTTTTTTGTACTTAGGTGCATCAACACCGCCTGCGTATATACGAAGTCAAATTTCTTTTTAAAATGTTTGTGCGCCCCAACGACAGACATATCTAACACAGTTATATTCTTCAATACACTTTCCGATATACCGAGTTTTGTTCTGCCAAAATCTATTTGGGACTGCAAAAGTTCACACCCGCATAAATCCAACTTATTATTTATTGTATATAGATTTTGAAGATGTTGACCAGACCCACACCCACACTCAAGAACACTAGATACTCCAGTTCTTACAACTTGGTAATATAGCTCCTTCCAGTTTGCGCACAAGTTATCATAAAACTTAATATCGTTATCTGCTACAGAAAAGTCCTTAAGTAGCAGCTCCCTAACGGGCTTTATTTCTTCAAGAATTTGTTTTGAGTACTGATTTGTGTACTCTTCCCATTTATAATCGTCACTTAACTTTTCTTTCATTTACTTACCTCCAACTCCACGAGTTTACATAACTAACTAAATCATCTTTGGGCAATTTTTGAATTTTTAGTCTCTCTGCCCTATTACTATGATAGTACTTATTGCCGAACATACCTTCATATTTTCTTGGGTGGTATAAATGAAATAGCTTTCCAGGTAATTTTTCTACCTTACCGCCTAATTTTACGACTCTATCTATGCGCTCTAAATCTTCTTCTCCCCACTGTACCATATTTTCATTTTCACCGCCCATACTAAGATATTGTTTTCTATTAACAAAAACGCACCCTCCAACAGAATCATTGTGCAATGATAAACTTTCTAGTTTTAACTTATCCAGTGATGATAGCGGTTCTCTTTTCTTATCCCTCGGCACATCTAAAAATTCTCCGCCGTACGGAACCACAATAGTTGTGCCCTTTAAACACATATCAATTGCCTCGCGCATACTTTCTAACGCAATAAGCGCGTCAGTATCCATTAGGCATGCCACTGGAGTGGTGGCTTTGTTAAGCATACTGTTTAAATATCTCGTTCGGTGAAACGGGCGTTCTGTAACCTCATGTACCATAACCTCTTCGTGTAGTTTAGCCAGGTGAGCCTTAACTATTTCTAAATTTTCTTTTCTGTCCTCGCTATCTTGTTTGTATGGTATACAAAACGTACACGTTTTACTCACCTTACACTCCCAAGTACCAATCTTTGTGCTTATCTTTTATATAAGACTTTATGGCATCTAAGTTTTTGTCGGCAACCGTTGTCCTGCTTGAACCCTTAACTCTCCAAAACAAGGAGGATTCTAAACACTTACCAATTCTCTTAGTTCGCTTAGCTATCCTTAACCAAAACTCGTAGTCTTCCCAGCCTAATGACATACCTTCATCAAAGCCTCCAACCTTTTCCCACAGTGATTTCCTAAACATAGCCGAACAGTTAATAAACGGCCCTTTCCGTATCTTCTCCTCTGAGTATTCTGGCCAATCATAAATCTTATCCGACGAATCAAAACATGTGGAGCTAGTATAAGATACGTCCAGGTTATTGCTTGTAATGTTGTTATAGTTAGCTTTTAGATAGTTAGTCGGCAATATGTCATCCCCATCCACGCACACTATAAACTTATATTTAGCCTCACTAATACCTCGGTTTCTTGCAGCAGATACTCCCATATTCTTATCTTGTTTTAACAGTCTTATATCCATATCTTTTTCTTTGTCTATGTAGTTTTGTATAACCTCCACAGACTTATCGGTAGACGCGTCGTCAACCACTATAACTTCGAACTCCATTGTTTTAGAGTTAGCTTTTATAGACTGCAAAGTTTCCTCTATGTATTTCTCCTGATTAAAACACGGAACAACAACGGATATTTTATCAACTTGGGGCTTGGATATTACCATAGAAGATATACCTTTCTTTAGCTTTTCATCTACTATCTTCTTATACCAATTAGCTGTTTGCTTGGCCATTATCCTTTGATCAAACTTTCTCTTTACCAACTCTTTCCCAGCCATACCTATGCGTTTTCGAAGGGCTTTATCCTGTATAAGTTTTTCCAAAGCCTTAACCCATCTCAGATGGCACTTTCCTTTTGGAGAAACTAACAGTCCATCCTGGCCATCTGTTATTGTCCTATTATACGCAGGAACGTCTGACGCGATAACTGGTATACCTAATCCAGCCATCTCTATATATTTAAGATTGGATTTGTTAGAGTTAAACTCGGAATCCTTTAACGGACACAGCCCTATGTCTATGTTATATAACCTACTGTAGTGTTCGTATAAGTTCTTCGTCCAGTCAAATCTTTGAAACCTGTCTGGCGGTAAGTCGTTAAACCCTTCAAAGGTTCCAAACCCACCAAATAGAAACTTAACTTTTGGGTACTTATTAAGTATCTCCTTTATTGCAGATATTATTTGTTGTAGGTCCTCGCCGTGGCTATGCCCTCCAGTCCATCCTATAACTACATCATCTGTCTCGTAGTTTCTTGGTAGATCATTAAGGTTTCCATATATGCTAAGGTCTATTCCATTTGGAATAACTCTAACATTTTTATTCTTGTTTTGTAAAGTTGTCTTAAGTACATCCGTACTTACTGTGACATAGTCTGCGGCCTTAGTCATATTATTAAGAACACGTTGAGCATCTGCATTCATAAAAGCATCATAAGCGGGGTTGTCTGGAGCCAGATTCGACAAGTCATCGTCCAGTTCAAACGTATATACGATATTAGGATTCTGTTCTTGCATCACCTGGTAAATGTGAGGCTCATAAACTCTCTGAGTACCTATTATTTTAAAGTGGGGATTTTGGTATAGCTGTGCTGAACACCAGTTAGTTATGGTTATGTTAATATCATCGTAGTGTTCGGTATTTATTGCCCAGGCTAACTGAAGTAATCTATACCATCCGCACGCATTTATACTACTTAGTATATATAAAACCTGCATAGCTTTTGGATTACTCTTTAGTATTCCTGGTGCTATGGTTGCTGTTCTACTCTTATCAAACAACACTGTCCAATCTCTTAAGAATTGAAAGTCCATCATTTTTTATTCTTAGCCCCTTTTGACTCATAAAACGTGAGTATCCTATACACCGAGTTCATAGTCTTTGTGAGCATATCTGGAGATACTTCAAAGTTTCTGGCCCAAACTGGCTTTAATGCCTTCGGGTGTACCCCAGCAAAACTTACGTCATACTTAGTTGTTTCTGGTGAGTATGTTATGTAGTGCTGTACCTGTAATCCATTATCTACCGAAAATGCTAATAGGCACTTCATAGCATACATATTATAAAACAACGTTTGAGGTTCAGATTTTTCTTCTACCGCCTCTTCTTTGCCTATTTTTTCTTTTTCCACAACACCCTCCTTTTAAGGCTGAAACTAATTTATTAACTTCTTTTTCATCTAAGCAAACCGCATCTGTATACGGATGCCCAGTTGTGATTGTGTTCCATATACACCTAAGAACAAACTTAATATCATAACCTCTACTACGCTTATGTCCGTAACCATAAAAACTCATATAAGCTTCTTTAGTTTCTGGATCCTTTTCAATCGCTATAATGTGACACCCACAAGAGCACCTTATAAATTTTGACTGTAGTTGTTTTACGGAATACATATTGTTTTTACTCACTTTTCTCTCCCATGATCTTAATATTTTCTATCCCGTACTCCTTCATAACTCGTTTGCAGTCATCACAACAATACCAATGACCAAATAAATACAAAGTACCTCCTCTTGCCCCATCTCCAGCAGCCTTACAAGCCATTACCTCGGCGTGCCCTTCTTGCTCACATACCGTTTTACATAACTCGTATCCCTCACCAGTTTTGCATCCTTGAATATCCCTAGGACAGACCGCAACGTAGTTCTTACAATTATTTCTGCCTACCCAAAACTTACCGTCGTTCTCTATTATGGCTAGGGTTTGCTGCTTTTTACAGGTATAGCTCATTTCTTTTTACCTTTTAGTTCGAACCATAGTAGAAATAATATGCAACATCCACAGTGGGCTAAGTGACTAATGGATGTCTCAGGATCCGTTTTTTCTCCCATCTTCCATGCAGTCAGGTGTCTAAAGAGGGCATTAAAGTACCTCTCTTTTGCGTCAGGTACATATTGCCAATTATCTTTACTATATTTTTTTGCCCCAAAAGTAAGCACTTTTACTATTTCCTGTAAAGGCTCAAACGGTAGTAAGCCCCACATCGGCTTACTCTTATCAAGCTTCCTTCCCCGCGATTTTTTCTTTTTCATAACGTTAGCCCTCCTTCACTTTTATTAAGCCAGCCTGGTCAAACTCATATATTACATTTCTTGGTGCGGGCGGATCTTTTCGCATCACAAGTCCCATGTAAGTAATCCCAGGATTCTCGTCAATAAACTTCTTTATTTTTGGATACCACTCCATAAAACATTCTTTGCATATTCTCTTCTCTTTAGTTACTTTACCACAAATGGTACAGTTTCTCATATCAATTTGTAAGTCTTTTGAATCTATCTTACTATCGTCCACGTTTCTTACCCCACAATATAAAAGCGGTAACTAATAGCATACACGCAAATATGTTAACTATAAGATTAAAAATTATAGGTTTCTTGGGAGCTGCTGTAGCCACGTATACTAGCATAAGAAACTCCCCTAACCACCACCATAATACAAACACCAGAGATAACCCGTCAACATTCTTAACTTTATATGTATGAATAACTTGTGGGAGGCCACACGTAGCCAACAAAACTCCCCCAATCCATCCTATAAGTTCAACGAGATCCATTAGTTCCACCAGGAATCCATATATTTAGCTATGATATTGAATGCTTTTTTGTAATACTTTTGTCTGTTATACCAATATCTTCGACTTATCCTAATGGCAACTTTAGCGGCGTGACGTTCTTCTTCCTCCGTTTTACACTTACTTCTGGTAAACTTACAAGTAACTTCTTTTCCATCTTCAGACGGTATAGTTTTCATATCCAATTCACCGTACTTTTCTTGGTGTAGTTTATAAAGTGGGGTATCCAGTTCGTCTTCTTCGTGAACCTTTTTGAGGTATGTGGCAGCTAAACGCATAAGTCTTGCGTAAGACTTATTATGAATATGATAACCGTACTTCGCGTGATGCTTGGCTAACTCTTCCAGACGTTTTTGTATCATTGGAATAAAATATACTGAGGTATCCCAGTCCTCGTTGTTATACATAAAACGAAACCACCGAAATGCTCTGGAAAACTTTTCTGGAAATCTGGTAATCTCACACCAAACATCTTTAAAAAATCTTACGACGGCCCACCAACCTCCACCAAAACACCTTTCTACGCTTTTGGCGAACGTATCTGTTAGAACGACTTTGTATTGCTTATCTTTCTCTTTATGCAATTTACTCCTCCATCAATACATCACAATTAGATTTGGGTATAGGACAAAACTTAAGTGCCTCTTTACCGTATAAAGTTACTAGATGTTCAAAATACTCCCACTTCGTCAGGTCTTCGTACATCGCACAAATATCGAAGTTTAAACTTCCTCCATATACCATGTCATCTATTATCCATCTACTACCATCTACCATATTGACCACCTCCAGTTTATTAAGTATACACTAAAACTCCTCTGATTTCAAGTTATTTTTTAACATTTTTCGTACGCGTTTTCGGCCCTTTTTCTTAAAATATCGCTTTGACTTTGTGTGCGCTTCCTCTGGGTGGGACGGTCGTTTAGCTGTATATAATTTATTTATGCTTTTTGCCACCAGTTTTTCTCCTTTTAGTATACCTATCACACGAACTTCTAAAATAGCAGGTTGCACAAGACGCCTCTTTTTTGTGGTAAACCTTTGTTGTTTCAATGGCGTGTATAACATCAATAAGCTTGTTAAACTTATCTACCCTACTTTCCTTTGCTGAAGCTAACTCTTTCTTATTTATTTTCTTATTTAAAAACATATACATAAAACTCATGTCTCGGTCAAAGATTAAAGTATACAACATTACCTGAAAATTGTTTGTCCAACTCTTTTTGAACGACGTAATATTTTGAGTTTTAAAATCTATTACCAATCCTGGAGCTATGTATAGGTCTATCTTTCCGTTTACCAATATATGACTATATCTCTCCCACTCTTTGTGTAGTCTATTTTTTGGGAGGGTTGTGGCCAAGTCTCCTATACTAATAGAAAATTGTTTCTCTGGCTCTATCTTTGCGGAGTATAGTTTGTTATCTACTACCCAAGATACATACGGTCTAACGTAGTTGTTCACTATCATATAGTATGGCATAAGTCCTTTTGTATTTTTAGAGTACTGACCGTGTCTTTGTATGGCAATACTCTGTCCCTTAGTTAATATTTTCTTAAATAGGTCATCCGTATTATCTGCGAAGTTTTGGGTTAACAACCACCTATTAAGATCCTCTAAGACCTTATGTACTAATCCGCCAAATACCATACCCTTACTCGGAGCACTTTGCTGACGCTTTAAGTACTTTAAACTGTATCCGTATGGGCAGTTTAACCATTGCTCTATCTTAGTTGCAGATATCTTAGTTATAGCCATATAGTCTCCTATAAGTTATTCGCGGCGGCCTGGAGGCACCGTATTTGGGTGAAAATACGAGTGGGTAGTAGGAGGGGAGACCTAATACTGGTGGCCGCCGCGTTATTTATTAAGTACTTTTGATATTCCATCTCTCTTCTCCACAATAATTAAATTTTCAAACATATCTTCAAGATCGGGAAAGTGCGTAACAACAAAAATCTGAAATTTGTTTGCCAATAATTTTATCATATCTCCTATAATCTCCCTAGCTTTATCATCGAGGTCAGTGAACCCTTCATCTATAATCATAAATCTAAACCCGTATTTTGTAGCCATAATAGTTGAGAATGCCAACCTAATAGCAAAGTTAACTGTTGACCTTTCTCCACCAGACAAAAGTTCCAACCCGTATATTCTATCCTCGGAAATCTTTTTTACCATAATATCAAACGTGGGCTTGAACCCTTCCCCAGATTTCTTCTGCCGCTCCATTTGAAATATAACAGAGTAGTTCATAACCCGTAATAGAGAATTAGCTAACGTAGCTATCTCTCCTAACGCAGTAGTAAAAAGCCACCGCTGTATACCATTAGGAGACAGTATCTCTCCCACACTTCTAAGTATCTTTTCAGCTCTTGCGTGACCTTGTATATCGTTTTCTAATACACCGATTTCACTGGCGTATGAATCTACGCGCCGTGTATCGTTTAGGTGGTCAGACAGCCTACCAGTAAGCCTGGTTAACTTTGACTTAAACTCATCTAACTCGCCACGTATATCATTTATTTTTCTTTCCGCAGCTACATTCTCTGCACTTTCTACGGCCTTCCATTGCTCCTTTAAGCTTGCTAAAGACTTCTCAAACGCCTGTACCTGTGTCTCTAATGTACGTACCTGCCCAGATAGCATGGCTATCTTACTCTCAACATCTTCTTTACTTCTGATATGTTCTGCGTATACCACAGCTTGTTGTGTTATAGTTGCTAACTCCTCACTATCTTTTACCCTCTTAGCTTTAGCAGCGTCGGTTTTTTTAGTCAGCTCGGTTAGTTCGTTTGATTGTTTTTGTATTTCTATGTTTACGTGGTCCGCTATAGCTGTTTGTTCCTCACCTGTTAAAGCTCTATCACACATCGGACACCTATTAGCGCTTAGCATATCCTGCATGGAGGCCCTATATTTCTGCAGTACATCAGTCTTTATTTTTACCTCATGCTCAAGAGACGCTATATACTTCTCCATATTTAAAGAGCTGGCTACAAGCGCCTGCCTGTAGTTGTCGTCTATGGCAGTTATCTTTTTAGACTTTAGGTTATCTAATATAGTCTTCTGCTGCGTTAAGGCTGTAGTCGATTGATCTAGGGAATTCTTAGCTAACTTATAGTTTCCCTCCGCAGTATCAAGTTGAGATTTTAGCTCAACCTTTCTATTCATATTGTTTATAGTTGCTGCGTGCGCCGTAAGGACTTCTTCTTTTTGTTTTATCGCATCATTAGTACTTGCTATGTCGCTCTTTAGTTTCTCCGTATCAACTCCAGCAACAATTTCCTTTAGCTCGTCCATACTCTTAGTAAGCATCTCCATCTTTACTTTAAACTTACTTGTCGACTTAGATAGTTGAGTACTTAAACTTTTTGCGACGTCGTAATACTTTCTCCACCTATCTATGTCAAGAAGCTCCATTATGAATTCTGACTTCATTTTAGGAGATAGCAACCCAAAGAACTGGTTAAACCCCTGGGCCTGGAATATCGTTTGGTCGAATAGCCTTTTACTTATCTTAAGAGTTTGGCGTATAAACTTTTCTACCTCGACCTTAGATTGCGACGTTTTCACTCCATCCTTATATAAATCTATGGAGTAACTATCCGTAGTCATTATCTTTTGTATTTTAAACGTTGTGGAGTCGACTATAAACTCTAGCTCTACCGAACCAGTGGACTTACCGTGCTGTAAATATTGTGAGGTTTTACCATATAGGGCGTATTCGATACCATCAAATATAGATGATTTACCCGCACCATTCGACCCGCTCCTATCAATGTTTATACCTTTTATTAGCACTGGCGAAGCCATAGTTGAAAAGTTTATATACGTATCTCTGTGTGATTTAAAGTTTTTAAGTCTTAGGCTTTTCAGTATCATCTATTCCTAATTCCTCCAAGTCAAACGGTGAATCATTTTTTGTCAGAGTCTCGTTTTGGATTTTATCACATATACCTAATATGATATCCTTCTCTGCAACTAAATCATTTTTCTTTATCCAGTCATCCATAAACGCCCGCGAGTTTGTTAAGGTTGTGTCTGTTGCCGTTTCAAATGTAACATCCTGTAGATTTAAGTCTATGTACGCAAAGTTATTTGTTTTACTTAATTGAGAATATAGTTTATCAACCTTAGGTAACGCTTCCACAGTTACCCCCTTGGCTACTATTTTTACTATAGCTGAGTCCAATGCGTAAACCTCCTGCGGAACGTTTCGTATATCTACCTCATAGATGGGCATAGCTGGGGTAACTATTGTTTCCACGTTACCTTCATCCCACATATATATGGATTTATTAGGTTCTTTCTCCCCTAAATTCCACCTAAATGGAGAACCACCGTAAGCCCAATTACCGTATACAAACCCCGCTTTGTGTATATGTCCTAAAGCGCCGTACTTAACCTTTGTCATATCCTGTAATAACTCAACAGGAACTACATATTCGTTAGATGGCGGGGTAATACCAGGAACACTTCCAGTAACCCAAAAATGTCCTATAGCAAATAGGTTATCCCCAGTATACTCATCATGCAATTCTTGTATCTTAGCTAGCTCATCCTCCTGATTTAAGTATACGTATGGCATCGCCAAAACATCTATGTCTCCAACCGTATATATACCAGTTTCGGATAATACGTGTAAGTTTGGTAGAGCTAGTGATTCTATTGGACTTAAAGTATGGTGCGATCCTTCCTTAGCTGGGATGTCGTGATTACCAGGAACGATAACTAAATGAGTATTTAAATCTAATATTCTACGTATAAAAGCGTTGGCTAGAGAACGCTCACCAGATGTTGGAAGTTTTGTATTAAATAAATCTCCAGCTATGAATACATAGTTGGGTTTTCTTTCTTCTATAGTATCCAAAATAAACCGTATAGAAGTAATTAAATCTTTTCTATACCGCTTATCCCGTTTTAGTTCTATGTGAATATCTGATAAATGTAGTATTTCCATACTCGATCACCCTAAAAAGCCTATCGTTAAGTCTTCTACTATTACTGTACCACCTACGCATACGCCTAATTCTAGTAACTATAGAGTTAATTCTTTTAGTTACCGAGCGCTCCGCCTTAGCCGTAAGCATTGTAGAAGTCGAAGGCTTATCAATATTTTCCTTCGGTATGGGATCTCCTAACAGTTTCATTAACCTATTCAGGTCTCCCCCAGTTTTACAGCCGAAACAATAAAAACTGTTTGTTGCTGGGTAAATTGTAAAGGACGCTACTTTCTCGTTGTGCCACGGAAATGGACAAGGTATTCGTAGTGTGTCACCCACACCCTTAGGGACGTATCCTTTTGATCTTAAGTAATCCTCAATCTCCACGCTTTTTACGTCCTTTCTTTTTTGGGACTTTCTTAGCTATTCTTTTTCTTATATCTTCCCTAGACGTTTTAACTCGATTAACTGTGTAAAGTTTCTTTAGTGCCTTATCCAGCTTACATGACGGAATAACCATACGTTTTAGCGCGGACATCGATATATCCAATAGCTGCTCGTGTACTTCTACTACTCCATCAATAGATTGAAGATACACTAAATGGTCTGACTCGTCAACCTTAAATGCTACCATATCTAAGTCGTAATAATCGCAAACGTCTCGTAACCACGACATAATATGCGTACACTTAAATGTGCCTAAAAATGTTATCCACAATACTTTTGTGCCATTCTTGGTAAAAATCTTATAGTCATCGCACCGTACGTTAGGATTGTGTTCCTCTATGTTGGCTCTAATGTTATAGTATAGTAGGTCTTCATCTTTTGGCATTCGCTTTCTTCTTCGGCGGAGGCTCTATCGCGACGTTTCGGACGCAGTCTTTTTCACGAATAGATAGTAATTTACCGCCCGTATAGATGTTTGTATACAGCGTAACCCTACCGCCGTCAAAGAATTTTATACTCATATCATCTTTCATTATTTACACCTTTTTTAAGAAATCTATAACGTCTACCTCGTTGTCGCTCTTGTAGGAATATCCCTTACCGTTAATTCCGTAGTTATACCCTTCCTGCAAAAGTTTTGTCTTTGTAAAGTCTAAAGCGTCGCAAGGTCTATCTTTAGGATAAAGAGCAAGTACATCCCATCCCGCAGTCTTAACCTTATCCTTTATTATCTCTTCAGCAACCTGCTCCTGCGCGTTCATAGATGCTGGAACGGTCTGAAGTATGGCATCTCTGTATGCTTCATAACTCTTAGTATTGTCTGGAGCCACAATTCCCGTACCTATATCAACATACTCATCTGGATAACAGAAAACAACTATTACCTTCTTAACCTGTTTGTTAGGAAAGGCTGTGTTGTATTTGTTAAGAGCTATAAATGGATTATTCGCCCCAGCTCCTCCATCTACATGCCAATGAGTATGCTTCTTACCGTCTTTGTCTATATCGACACCCTTTACTGACGGAAAGATAGCGGGTATAGCAGATGTTCTTTTAAGCGCATCAGCTACCTTCATGCCTTTGTTCGGACCAAAGCTACAATAGAATTCTTCCCTTTGCGCATTTAAATCCAGCGAAGAAACTATCATGTGTATTCCAATGAGGCTGTGTAAATCCTCAAGCGTTGAATCCTTAAACAACTTATCCAACTTAGCGTACAAAGGTTTTGGATCCAGTATAGACCGCTTACCAAATATAAACCCAAAACCAGCCGCGACCTTATCAAACAAGCTATTTATGGCTCCGTTATACACATCCTTGTTGTCCTTAATACTTTCCCACACCGCCGTAGCGTTCATAAATGTTGGTGGTGGTTCCTCAGAAGGAATGTCATCCTCGTTAATATCTGGCTCACTACCTGGAGGTGGAGGAGGCATCTCCTCTATTGGAGAAGAAGGTACTTCTCCTTCAGGAAAATCAACAGCACCATAAGCCGTGAATAGCCCAGTATTTAATCCACCAACCGACGTACCAGCCATAACGCTAGTTTGTTCCAGCACGCCTTTCTGTGCAAGAGCCGCAAGTACTCCTGCCTGCCACCTACCAGCGGCTCCTCCACCACACAAAACTACAGCAAAATCGTCAAGTTCTGGTAAAATCTTTGGAGGTTCTATCTTTAATTCTAATCCCATACTACACCTCAATTACATCATAGGACCCATTGGAGGCATTCCTCCCATCGGGGACTGTGATGATTCATCTTTTATTTCCGTTACTACGGATTCTGTGGTAAGCAATAACGAAGCTATGCTGGATGCGTTCTGTAACGCTGTTCTAGCAACCTTAGTTGGGTCAACAATACCCGCTTTAACTAAGTCTTCGTACTTATCCTTTGCGGCGTTGTAGCCAAAAGCTACGTCTTTACCTTCCTTAACCTTATTACATACTACATCTGGAGATCCTCCAGCGTTCAGAACTATCTGCTCAATAGGCGCGGTAAGAGAGTCGACTACAATTCTAGCTCCTATGTTCTCAGACTCGTCTTCAACGTCTGGTAAATCTTCAATCCCCTTTTGTGCCCTAAGAAGAGCCACACCACCACCAGGAACTATTCCTTCTTCAACTGCTGCCCTGGTTGCATGAAGAGCGTCATCAACTCGCATCTTCTTTTCCTTTAACGCGGTCTCAGTAGGAGCACCAACTTTAATAACAGCAATACCTCCAGACAGTTTAGCTATTCTCTGTCTGACGGTATCCTTATCATAGTCGGACTCTATGTCGTCAATCATGCCTCGGATCTGCTCAATTCTGTTTTTAATCTCTTTCGTATCTCCAGCCCCGTCAACTATAGTACAACTTTCTTTCGTAACAATGACCTTACCAGCCTGCCCTAAGTCATCTAACTTAGTATTCTCAAGCTTAATCCCAGTCTCGTTACTTATTACCGTTGTACCAGTAAGTATAGCTAGGTCTTCTAAATGAGATTTCTTAATGTTACCGTATCCTGGAGCTTTAACAGCTACAGCTTTAAGAACTCCCTTAAGCTTGTTGATTACAAGAGTTGCTAAAGCTTCCCCTTGTACATCTTCCGCTATAATAAGAAGTGACCTACTGTTTTCAGACAACCCCTGGAGAAGGTGCATTATATCCTTAACAGACGCAACAGGATTATCTGTAATTAGGATTAAAGGTTTCTCTAACTCAACCTGGCCCTTATCCTCATTCTTTACAAAGTAAGGAGATATGTAGCCCTGGTCAAACTCCATACCAGCAACCACATTAAGCGTGGTGTCCATACCCTTCGCTTCCTCAACGGTTATTACACCGTCGTTTCCTACCTCTTTCATAGCGTCAGATATTATTTTTCCTATCTCCTTGTCTCCGTTAGCGGATATTGTAGCTACCTGTTCTGTTTCTTCTTTTGATTTAACATCAATAGATATCTTCTTAAGGTACTCAACTACTGACTCCGTGGCGCGTTCCATGCCACGTTTAATACCCATTGGGTCATTTCCAGCTACAACATTCTTAAGCCCGTCAGTATACATCCTCTGCGTTAGGAGTGTTGCTGTAGTTGTTCCGTCACCAGCAACATCGTTGGTTTTAGATGCAACCTCTTTTACTAGTGAGGACCCAAGGTTTTCTTCCGAGTCATCTAAGTCTATGTTTCTTGCTATTGTAACCCCGTCATTCGTAATCACTGGAGACCTTCCAGGTTTCTCTAGAATAACGTTTCGTCCTTTCGGTCCTAATGTAACCTTAACCGTATTAGCTAACTTATCCACTCCAGCCTTTAGTGCCTTTCTTGCATCTTCGTTAAATGAAATATCATTGGCCATCGTAAATCCTCCCTTCTTATTCCTCTACTGTTCCGAAGATATCATCTTCGGTCATCATAAGTAATTCTTCGTCATCAACTTTAATAGCTGCTCCGTACTTGTATATAACCTTGTCTCCTGCCTTAACGGTCATTTTGCGAGTGCTTCCATCTTCTAACCGCTTGCCCGCTCCAACGGCAACTACTTCTCCCATAAGGGTTTGCTCCTGTGCCGTATCAGGAACATACACTTCCCCAACTTTTCTTTCTTTTTTTGCTTCAGCCCGTACTAAAATGTTGTGTCCTAGTGGTGTAACCTTCATGACGCCTCCTTATTTCTTAATAAAGTTTTGTACCCAATCTATCCAAGATAAGTTACTTTCTATCCTTTTTCCGCGTAATGCATATGTACTATCTTTCTTTTCCATAGAATTATGTAACTGTGAAGCTTTGACCATATTTTTTGCTGCTAAAGAAATTTCCTTTTCATACTTTCTAAGTTCGTTTTTAGTTTCCTCTATCAGATCTTTCTTTTCTTTGTACTTTTTTTCTTTGTTCAAATCAGCTATAGCATCCATTCTTTCCTGGTAGTTCGTTAAAGTCTTTATCTCCTTAATATATACATATCCTAAATTCTGAAACTGCCACGCAAGAATTCCTTCTACCTCCGTTTTCTTTGCTGACTCACCAAATGCAACCAACTTCTTAGCCGCATCAATTTTCTTTATTTGAGCCTTAACTCTTTTCTTAAGGTTTGACCCTGCTTTGTCTGCAAGTTTATCTACCAGGGCATCAGCACTTTCGTAGCCATTCCAAACATCAGTTTTTGCGCTAAGCCACTCTTTAGACCCCTCTACCAAATCCTTGTAAGGCTTTGCTAGTTCTTTTACCTCTGAATCAAATGCGCTGAGTTCTTCCTCTACGGCTTCCTTAGCTCCCTCAACGGCCGCATCTTTCACTTTATTTGCTACATCTTCAGACTTCTTAAAAAAACTACCCGCAAATGCGGTAGACGCCAAAAATATAAGCGCCAATACTGCAACTAAAAATTTTCTCATTTCTTTCCTCCTTTACGTTTTTCTTTAATTTTTTCTATAGCCTTCGCCACAAACAAATCCATAGCCTCAATAGCTCGCGTATCTGACGTAAGCACGTCTATGTTTATGTTAGCATTATTAACCGTTTTAAAGTAGTACTTTTTCCAATTAACCCCCTCTCTGCGAATTTCTTCCTTAATTAAAAGTTCTACCTGAACAACGCTTATTTCGTTTATACTTATAGGAACAAGTGATTCTTCGTCCATGACTCCTCCTTTTATAAGACAGGAATAAAAGATTCATAAGCTCGTTGACAAATAACAACAAAATAGGTAGTTCACTTCCAGTTGCGCCTACCTCACTTACAAGTAACATTTAACCACCTACGACAACCTCTACCGCTCGAGAACAACAAACAAGGGTGCGGTACCATTAGTTGATAGTGGATTCTGTATTTACAGTATATGTAATGTTGTGTTCAGCACTTACCCCAATCCAAGGGTAAACACCTAGCCTATCCTTCTCTTCTATTCCTGTCAAAGAACTGTGGGTGCAAGTCCCGTCTGCCACAGTGTTATTTCTTTTCTATGTCAAAATCTTCCAGTTCTCCAAGATCAAAGTCTTCCTGACTTTTGCTCTCGTATCCAGAAACCACTGCCGTAGCATTGGTCTTTTTGATAGCAGAGCTAAGAATTCTAAGGTCCTTCGATAACCTCTGTATAAGTTTGTCAACCTTCTTTACGTCATACATAGGTTCTTTAACTTCTACTACGTCTTTACCGCTTTTCCACGACTCACGTACAGTATTCTCCTTTCGTAGTTCGTTCAAATCAGAAATCCTTTCCTTGAGTAGTGCTACCATTTCCAAACCTTCGTTCAGTGTTAGTCCTTCCATCTTACGTCTCCTTTCTACGCCGAAGCAACTTCGTCTAAGGCGTACTCAGTTTTTATTTTATGGTCCCATATATCCATTAGTTGTTTTTCAAAATTCAACGATACCAACCAATCGTTAGACGCTGGTCCACCCTCAAAATCTTCGGCGGACATGTCCAATTTAAATAATAGGTTACCCAATACTAACGTTTCGCCACCGACATACTGTATATAATCCTTATGAACCTCAACAGTATAACGCCCAGCCAACCCTATATAAAACGACCCCGCTAACGGAACTCTCATCAATCCTAGTATGGGCTTAACCTCTTTACCAGTATACTCTTTTAGTGTTTCTTCTTTTAAGACCGAAAGTATCTTATGTCTCTTTACCTTGAATATTACATCAAAAGTCTTATTACTGTCAACCACTTTCAGATGTGTCTTTTTCACCTTACACCTCTCTTTACCACCTTTCCGCCACTCTTGGGCTGTTGTTTAGGTAATCCTATTCTATCGATTACTCCCCAGCACAAAGCTTTGGAGCTATCAAAGTAAAAATCCTTGGTTTCGCGCTTATCGGCTTGCTCTGCCCACCACTTAGCTGACTTATTAGTTTTCTTAGCAAAACTTTTTAAAAATTTCTTCGCAGATTTCTCGGTAAGTTCGAGTTCTTCCTTCATCTGCTTTGTCTTTCCAGTAACCTCGCTGCTTATATCGTGAAACATATATTCAGCCCTAGTTGTTCCGTACCTAGTATGGCCTATTACGAGTAAGTCTAAGCCACAGCTCATAGCGTCCCCAATAGCGCAGGTATGAAATTTAATTTTACTATTCTCAATCAAGGACGCAATACTATTAAATGTATGCACTTCTCCGCCAGTACTATCTATATATATTATTACCTCTTTGTCACAAGAATCGTTTAGGGAGTTATAAAACTTCATAAAACTCTTTAGCATCCTGTCATCAAATTCTCCTATACACAACCACTGCTTCATGTATAACCTCCTACTAATATTATACCGAAAAACATGTATAATTATACATTTTTTATTACTACATTGTCAACATATTCTTCCGCAACACCCCTAAACTCTTGTAGTTTGTGTTCATCATATGGCTGTATATCTAAAAATGCTTCCGATAATGTGCTAACGTTCCTATATTGTTGCAATATCCAGGCCTTTGCACCTTTTAAGTACCGCCCCATCTTCCGTATATCTTCTTTGTTTTGTATGCACGTCGGTACTATAGTAGTTACAAACTCGTAGTCTATACCCGAGGTCATTATAAGGTCTATAGACTTTTCAATATTTTGCTTCTTAACATTGGTACTCGTAGCAACCTTATACCTATCTAACGGAGCTTTAACGTCCATACTAATATAGTCAACCAACTTTTTATCTATTATGTTACTTAATGAATCATATATGTATCCGTTAGTATTCAGCTTAATAGGTAGTCCTATATCCTTAAGCTTCACCAAAAACTCCTCTAAGTCTGGGTGTATTGTGGGCTCTCCACCAGTTACTACGATACCGTCTATAAAAGATTTTCTATAATCCAAATCCTTAAGTGTGTCTTCTACAGAAACCAAACTTTCATTTGACTTAACTATATCTGAGTTATGACAATAACCACATCTGAAGTTGCACCCACTCAAAAATAGTACAGTGCATATCTTATCATTAAAGTCTATTATGGATGTTGGTGAAACTCCAAATATCTTCATCCTATCTCCTCAGTTAGTTTCTTAACTTTCTTTTCCAACCGTTCCTTATCCTTCAAGCACTTAGGGCAAACCTTGTGTTCACCAGAAATATACCCGTGCTCTGGACAAATACTAAATGTCGGAGTTAAACTTACATATGGTATCTTATAGTTGTGCATAACTTTTTTAACCAGGGCCTTTGCCTGATCGCCCGAAAGCTGTTGACCAGTGTACACGTGTAAGACCGTACCCCCTGTGTATAACGCTTGGATTTCATTCTGATGTTCCAAAACCTTAAACACATCGTCACTATAGGTTACTGGCAACATGGTGGAGTTAGTAAAGTATGGCTCCTCCGTTCCAGACGTCAATATCTTATTGTGCATATCCTTAGCCTTTCTTGCTAGTTTGTACGACGCACCCTCAGCTGGTGTAGCTTCTAGGTTATAGAAGTTACCCGTATCTTTTTGGAACTTAAGAAGCATCTCATTAAGATACTTAAGGGTCCTCTCTGCCAACTCTTTTCCCTCATCCGAGTCGTAGGGTATACCTAACATTTCTGAGGCTTCACTCATACCTATAACTCCTATCGTTGAAAAGTGATTGGCCCAGTAAGATCCATCTCTCTTTTTTATGTTAGCTAAGTAATGTTTTGAGTAGGGGTACAGTCCTTTCTCGGTTAGATTTTCTAATAGTTTACGTTTAGCTTCTAGAGTAACCTTACCCAACTCGGCATACTTTTTTATTAAAGTAAAGAATTGGTCTACTGTTCCGCTAGCCTCGTAAGCCATCATAGGTAAATTTAATGTGACTACACCAACACTGCCCGTAAGAGAACTGGAACCAAACAATCCCCCACCTCTCTTATGAAGCTCCTTAAGGTCTAATCTAAGCCTACAACACATGCTTCTAGAATCTTCTGGACTCATATCTCCTGTACAGTAGTTGGCAAAATAACATAAACCATATTTAGCTGTACCTTCCCACAAAATCTCAAGGTTTTTGTTATCCCAATCAAAATCACTCGTGATGTTTACTGTAGGTATTGGAAAAGTAAATATTCTGTTTTGCGCGTCTCCTTCTATCATAACCTCAAACAACGCCTTATTAAACAGATTTACTTCCTTTTGGAACTCACCATACGTTTCTTTCTGATACTCACCACCTATTATAACTGGCTGACCCTTTAGGTGATTAGGTATAGTTAAATCTAAAGTTATATTTGAAAAAGGTGTTTGGAAGCCGACGCGTGTTGGTACATTCATATTAAACACAAAAGTCTGTAACGCCTGCTTTAGTTGTTTGTAAGTCAAGCCATCATAAAATATAAATGGGGCTAGGTAGGTATCAAAATTACTAAATGCTACTGCACCACTTGATTCGCCTTGTAAGCTGTATAAAAAGTTTACTGCCTGTCCTAACGCCACATCAAAATGTTTTGCGGGAGAGGAGTGGAGCTTTCCTTCCACCCCTCCAAATCCTCGTAACAGTAAGTCTTGTATGTCCCACCCGTTACAATAAACTCCCAGTAATCCTAAATCGTGAATGTGTATATACCCAGAACTATAAGCATCCGCGGCCTCTTTAGGGACTACCGCGTCAAGCCAAAACTGCTGTGTGAGTTCATTGACTATCGCATTATTCATACCCTGTAGAGAGTATCCCATGTTAGCATTTTCGTTAATCTTCCAATCCAGTTGATCGATGTATTTATTAAATAAGTTGTTTCGTTTCTTCTTAGATAGTGATAGATCTTTTTGTAGGATATGCTGGTACCTGTAGCGCATAAAAGCCCTGGCGACCTTGTAATACCTCTTTGCCATAAGCGCATCTTCTATACAATCCAACGCGTCTACTTTTTCCACAACACCATTTAGGTCGGCGTGAACAATCAAATCCATCTTAACTTTCTCTATTAAGTCATTAAGTATCGCATCGTTAACTTCCATATCAGACGCACTAAATGCTCTCTTTATATCTGTTTTCATCTTATCGTCATTAAACTCCGAAATTCCAGAATTAGTTTTTATCTTCATCAGCGTCTCCTCTCGGCGAATTTGGGTTCCAGAATGATGTTACGCCATTCTTAAACTTATTGTCGTCTAGTGAATATATGGATGTTATAGAAAAATCTTTTATCAACTCAACTGTTGCGGACATAGCGTGACGGTTGATAACCCTAAATTTTATTGTTGACAAATCGGATACGCCATCATCTTCTTCGTCCTTTATAATCGATAATAGAATATCTAACGTTTGAAACCAGGTATCGGACCTAGCAAGGTCATCACCAGGGTTCATATCGTTTTTCTTCTTAGCCTTGTTACTGTGTATTCCACTACGCTTTAACTGGACCGCAGTTAACATAACCTTACCCATTTCTCTACCTATTCCTCGTAGGTCTTCGGCTATACTTCCTTGGTCTATCCAATCGGAACCAGCAAATTGATTTGGTCGCATCATAGTAGCGTGGTCTATAGCTATAACATCGTATGTTATTCCAGTCTGTGCCTCTATCTCCTGTATCTTATGTTTTATATAGTCTGGATTAACGCTGCTTAATGTGTCCACTATAGTTAGCTTACCCATATCTTCTTTTAAGCGCTTTTGAAACTTATTTACTGCTAGCATCTCTATATCATTTAGCGTTCTGTCCTCAAACTTATAGTATTGGATACCAGTCATACAGCTAAAAAATAAATTTACGTACTGATCCTTCGGCATTTCCAACGTAAAGGCAAGCACGTTAACCTTATCCTTAACCATATTTGAGACTAAGTTAACCATAGAACGAGTATTGTGCACTACTGTAAAGTCTGCAAGTAGGAACAAGCTATTTTTATCTACAGCAAACCCATAATATTCTCCAGTTCCTACCTCCTCAATTTTAAATCCAGTCTTTAGTGCGTCACGACAACGTACAGATTTGGCCTCCGCCTTTTTTCGGGATATTATAGTAGGTATCCTACTGACTTCCCCACCTATACGTATTCTCCAATACTTGCCACTAAACCCGATAGATTTTATAGTTTTAGTTACTTTTTTAGCAGTAACACCAAATCCCAAAGACCTTCCAAGAAATACTATATCATCCTTTAACGCGCGATACTTTGTAACAATCTCGTAAGTTTTACTGTCATAGTATCCGTCAGAGTCGAGTAACCCAGCCAAAACTTCAAGCCTAACTTTTTCGTCATTAATTTTGTACGTATGCGGTATATGTTTATTATGTAATAAGTTAAATTTTCTTAACTCATCTAGTATATAGTTGTTCCCCCTGGAATATGTATCATGAAAAGCTAAGTAATAGCACGGACATTTTCCACTCTTCGACTTTTGCTCGGTAAGTTTTCCATTAAATTTACTCATTAGTTTCGTTAAGTACGTGACTATCTCAGAATCCTTAGTAGTTATTTCCGCAGCCTTACTAGACCCATCTCCCAACCATAACCCCAGTAAATACGGAGGTAAGTACTTAGGCACCCTAGAAGATTTAAACTGCACACCAGATCTATATAGTTTGTACTTACGTAAATTTTCCTTTTTGGCGCGGTGTAGATACTCCCTTACAGATATGTTTAGAATTTTAGGAAGACCCCTATCTAACCTTTGACCGCTTTTCTTAAGAGACAATATGTGAGATTCATTCACAACAAACGGTTCTCCTTTATTCGGTATTATCTTGTACATTTTCTCCTTACCACTTGTTGTTCCTTCCACACGTCTTGGAGTACTGTCGTCTCCCATAACTAGTTCCCCGTTTTTTATATCTTCAACTTTCTTTACTAAACCATCATACATCAAAACCTCAGTTCCTTTCGCAAAGCATTTTCCTGTTTTGGGCCTAGCAGCTACCACAACCAAATATCCTGGTTTGAACCCGTGAATAACAGTGTCAAACTCTTTATACCCAGTACGTATCTTCCTCTCGTTTTTAGGTTGATTTAATGTAGATGTTATGTCCGATGCGTCGTCATTAAGATTAACTACCAATCCTCTGTTATCCCCAAGTTGCGATACCTGCTTGTTAACTTTATTTAACTCTTTCTCCGCTGCAGCTATGTTTCCATCGTTTAAGGTCATCACTATATTCTGAACCGACTTGCTCATAACAAATTTCTTTTTATGACTAGTTAATGTACTTATTACCCATTCACAGGAAATGTCAACTATCTCATCTGATGTCATACTGATATAGTCTTCATATATATCCTTATTAAGTCCAATATCCTCTAAAGACTTTCTCAATTCTATAGGACTTATTGCCTGTCTATAGCTCTTATAGTGATTAAGTATTTCTCTGACTATACTTTTACTAATTGAATTATTAAAATACGAACTATCAATACCTTCGGTTATAAACTCCAGCGTAGCCTCAGGATTGAGTAGTAGGTAATTTATTGCTAGTTTTTCTATGTCTACCATTTGCGTCACCTTAACCTATAGTTTAAACCTCTTACTTCCGTAATTGAATCTGTTCCAAATAAATCCCTACAAACTGGTAGCCTATTAGCTACCACGTCATACTCATCTGAAAATATTAAGATACTAGGTTTTTGATTGCTATACCTGTTTTTTATTATTCGTTCCAGCGTTTCGTTAGGATACTTTGAATCCGTTCTCATCGAGTCCTTCCCGATATCATCGATAACTAGTAAATCTACCTTACGTAGTGCGTCAATGATATTTGGCTCTTCTGGTGATGGATTTAGCCGCTTATCTAAAAGTGTTGTCCACATAATGTATTTGCACGATTTACCTTTTCGTAGCATTTCTTTTAATATTAGTATTGCGCCCAATGACTTTCCTGTCCCGCTATCTCCATAAATGGCCCATAATGAACTGGAGTTAATAACTAAGTCGATATTTTCTACGGCTCGACTAACGCGCTCAACAAACTGTTTATGTTTAACAGATACTTGGGGATATAAATGTTCTAACTCTTTTTCGAAGTATTCTTTTGGAACTCCTACGGAGGCTAGGGTCTTTTCCCACATAGACTTTTTTAGGTTAACGCCTTTATCGCAGTCACAGAACCCAGCCCACTCTCGTCCATCTGTTAATATATATCCTCGGTCAGAGCATTTATCACACGACATTATTCTCTCCTATAAGTTTTGCTTGTTTACGCTTAAGCGGTATTATACGTAACAGGGCATCCTTAATAGATATATCAGTCTTAATTTTTCTTGCCTTATTAAATAATACCGAAAGGTCTGAAGGGTTAAACTTTGATGCGCATGCTATAATTAATGCCTTACCGTCTGCTTTTAGATTCGCATACGGCCTAGCCTTTATATCTAAAGGACTTTTCCATAATAAATATCTTTGTATGAGCGATAATTGTGGGTAAGATAACCCGTTTGAGTATACTCCATTACCAGGATGTAACGACACTATTATTACAATATGCCCAGAATGCTCCAACAATTTGAATTCATAAGTTCTGGTAGGAAGTATAACAATACTAACATCGTTTTCTAGCGGTTTAATATCTTCTATGGATAGGTATCTAAAATTTTTACATGTAAGTGTGTACCGTTTACTATCCTCGCTAAGGTCACTAAGAAAGGTAGCAAGCATTTTCTTTACCCAGTACCGAGTATAAACCCTGTCATCTTGGTTAACAATATATACTCCTATGGATGGGTTTATTGAATGCATATCTTCACCTTATTATCCTCCACCTCTATCGTCTTAAAATACTCTCGAAGGAGATCTTTTAGTGCTTCTGCGTACGCCGTAATAATAGTAATTTCTATTCTCCCAAGGTTTATTAAGTCGCACTTTTCTGTAAAAAACGATGAATGCTTATCGTATATTATTCCGAAAAGTTCCCACATAGTTGAGTAGTTCTTATTAAGGTCTAGTACGTTTCTGTTTCCCTTACGAGTTGTTTGAATATAAAACCCATCATAAAACTTATATGTATAGTTAAACTTCTCAAACGCTTTAAGGAACCCATTTGGGTAATACTCCTTCTCTACTCCTTTTTGTATTGTGGCTCGACGATAAAGAAGTTTGTTCTCCTTACACCCAATATTTATGTTACCAGTATAGGCAAGCTTCTTTGCAATGTCAAGTTTTAATTTCCTACTTTTTTCGTATCCTATAATGTGGTTATATATGCGTAAGTCTAGAAAGAAGGCGGACCTATCAAACTCAGACAGTTTAGGTACAAACTGCTCCACAATACCTTTTATTAGTAAGGGCTTTTTACTGCCCACAAATGCCGCTAAAATCTCTGAGTAATTCACTATACCACCTTAATTGTTTTTCCTAACTTAGCAAGGCTGACGTTATACTTTGGTAAGACCTTACCCTGCTCCTTTTCTTTTCTTTCAATCTTCTTAATAATCTTTTCCTCGATAGTTCCTAGTGTCACAATATTATATACAAAGTATTCTGAAGCTGGGTTCTTTTTACCTCTATCAATCCTACCTATGCGCTGCTTCATATCGGAGGCGTTCCACGGAAGATCAAAGTTGATTACGGTGTCAGAACTCCACAAATCGTGAGCTCTAGATAAACTGTCGGTACCTAATAGAATCTCTACGTCTCCTTCAGTAAACTCAAACACATGCTTCTTAACACTACCACACCGCTTATAATCTTTACAGGTATAACAATCCTGTATATCGGCGTACTTACATGTCTTTTTAGTTTCTCCAGTAACCACCTTAACATTATACTCTTTTCCAAGCTCAGCTTCAAGTAATTTGACCACCTGCTTAAAATAACTAAAGACCACTACTTTCTTTCCGCCCTCCTTTACAAACTTATGTAGTAGTTCTTTTAATTTACCTACCTTAAATGTTGTTTGTGCCAGTTCGTAATCATCGTATTCTTCTAACACTTTAACGGTGTTACATATCTGCCGCAGTATTGTTTGGCACTCGAACGGACTTTTATCGCCGTTCTTTATTGCCAACATAATCTCGTCCAGCTTTTCTTTTTGTGCCGCAGTTAATGGTACGGGATACGTAGAGATGTGTATAGGCTTAGCCATATCGTATTCTTCTTTAATTAACTGCACCATCCACGGGTACACTTTCTTATTCATAGTTTCTTCCATACCCTTCTTTAATCCTTTAGGCTTATCAAAGAAATCTAACTCAAGAAAGTGTTCAGTAAAGTTTTTCTTAGTACTAAACACGTGCGGATTTATTATTTTAAATACCCCATACAAGTCGTAGTAAGTATTTGTTATCGGGGTGGCGCTTAAACCTATAGTATAATCCGATGATAGTTGTTGTATTGCATCTGACGCCTTAGATGAAACGTTCTTTATCTTTGTTATCTCATCCATAATAATAACGTCCCATGTTTTTGGTAGGTTTTCTATTTCTATCCTAACAGTATCGTACGACATTATCCACAACCAAT